ATTATTTAAACATTTAAAAACCATAATATCTAAATCAAATAATCCTTACCATTACGATAAGAAATATTTACAAAAACAACTAAAAAGTCGGCAAATCACTAAAGACTGTTTAATGATACTATTAATTTTATTTTTTCTTTAACAAAATCATTATATTTATTTAAAAAAATATTTTTTTTCATTTATAATTTAAAACTATAAAAACCAAATTATTTAAATCGCTGGTTATAAATATAAACCAAATTTTTATAAAAAAATATTTTTTTATTTTTTTCTTATTTTCTTGCTCACTCGTGAGTTTTTATGAGTTTTTTATGATAAGAAAACTCATTTAAGAAATAAATATATATACCATTTATAGAATGGAAGATAATTATTTTTGTTGCTCTTTATGTGATTATAAAACAACAAGAAATTATAATTTAAAACGACACCATAATGCTCTACATCTTAAAAATGAGTTAAAAGAAAATGATAATAATAATGTCCATCAAAATGAAAATAATGTCTATAAAAATGAAAAGAATGTCTATCAAAATGAAAAGAATGTCTATCAAAATGAAAAGAATGTCTATCAAAATGAAAAGAATGTCTATCAAAATGAAAATAATGTCTTTAATTGTAAAAAATGTAATAAAGAATATAAAACAAAAAAAAGTTATATTAAACATGAAGAAAAATGTATAGGAATAAATATTTTAACATGTCCTAAATGCATGAAAATGTTTTCATCAAGAAAATCAAAATCAGCACATATAAAAAGAAATAATTGTAAAGCTAAAAGTATTATTCATGCTGTTAAACCTGATATTATTAACGGTAATAATAATACAATTAATAATAATACAATTAATAATAATACTATAAATAATAATATAACTAATAACACTATTATTAATAATTATGGTTCTGAAAGAACTGATTATATTACTTTTGATGATATGATTAAAATTATAAGATTAGGATTTAATACTACTATTCCTAAATATATTGAATTGAAACATTTTAATAAAGATTTTCCAGAAAACCATAATATTAAATATGAAAAAAACAATGATTGTTATGTAAAAAAAAATGGTGAATGGAAAATTACTAATATAGATTATTTATCAAAAAAATTATTAAATACAAATTATAATGAAATAAATAAATTTTATTATGATAAAAAAGAAAAAATTGAAGAAAATATACAAAATATAGAAATTATAGATATAATATACAAAAGACTTAATTATTTAGATTTACAAGTAAATAAAAAAATGTATAAAGATATAAGATATGAAATAAAAGATATAATAAAAACAACAAAAATAATTAATTAAAAACTATACATTTCTAAAATTTTTCTATATGTCTCATAACTTTTTTATTTTTTTCTTAATTAATTAATTCTTTTCTATTTTAAACATTTAAAAACCATAATATCTATAAATCAAATAATCCTTACCATTACGATAAGAAATATTTACAAAAACAACTAAAAAGTCGGTAAATCACTAAAATGTTATTAGTATTACAATAAAAATTATAAATAAATTTGTATAAAAAAATTAAAAAATAATAAAAAAATGATTAATATATTTTATAAAATTATCACTAATTAGTATCAATTGATACTACCTCGGTTATGAAAAAGATTTAGTTATGTTTAACTCCTACTTCGCTTTGTAATATAAAGCGTTGGTTTCTATAACGGCTAATTGTGTAATAACAATGACCTGTTCCTAACAAAAAAGAATTGAGATTACTCTTCTTTCCAAATATATTTTGGTTTTTTGTTAATTTATATTTATAATGATAATAATAAATCGTAAATACTATCTAAATCTGTTAAAAAATTATTATATTTTTTATTAAATTCTGTTAATTTTAAATTATATACATTATAATTATTAATTAATAATTCTTTTGTTATGTCTTCCCATTTATCAACTAATATACATGGAAATATATTATATAATTTATCAAAATTTGTATTTGTTTTAACTACAATTGGTATTGAATTTAAATATATTGCTTCAAAAAATCTATGTGTATCTATTCCATTACCTATAGGACATAAAGTATAACATGATTCGTGTGTAATTTGATAATTAATATCAATAGGAACATAACCACATAAATTATTTAATGGTATTCTAAAATTTAATTTATTTAAATTTATAACATAATCTTTATCTTTTAAATAATTATAACAATTATTTCTATATGGATGATTTGTAAAACATAATAAACATAAATGTTTCTTCTCTCTTTCTTCTTTTTTCTCATTATATAAATAAATTTGATTAAATCCTTTATGACTTGGAAATATATTTTCACAATCTCTTATACCTATAGGTAATATATGTACATTTGGTATATCATATATATTATTTTGTAAAAAAATATGATATGAATATTTTAATAATAATAATAATTTATCTTTATCTATTAATGGTTCTATACATATAAAAAAATTAAATTTTTTATTTGTATTTTCTAATTTATGTAAAAAAATATCATAATCAAATTTTGTATAAAAATCAATAAAAATTTTATCACCATCTTTTAAATTATCTATTAAAGAAAAATCTTGATTTATTTGTGGTAATCTTTCTGTTATACAATAATCACTATATAATGCTAATCCACAAAATGATAATTTATATAAAATTTTATTATTTAAAATTGTTTTATCCATTTTATATAATAAAAAATTTTATTCTTAAATATAATCACATTTATAAATTTCTTTATTTATTATTTTGAATGGTTTACAACATCCATAAACATTATTATTTTTTACTAATAAATCACATTCTTCTTTTGTAGAATGTGGATTTATTTGTTTATATGTTATTTTATCAACACCATGTCTAAAAATACAACAATTCAATTCATTATCATATATGATAATATTATCATTACAATATGGACATAAATATATATTATATTTATTCATAATCTTTTTATATTTTATAATAAAATAAAAATTGTATAAATATTATTATATTATTATAAAAAATGATTTATATTTGTAATGTAAAAAATACTATCTATATGACGGAAACAAAAACATTAGATTTTTGTTTTTCAAATAATAAAATTGTTTAAATTATACCTATATTATTATAAAAAATGATTTATTTATTTTTAATAAATTTTATCATTTAAATATGGCATATTATTATAATATAATGAGAGAATGCGATGAAGGTATTTGGTTTGAAGAAGAAGATCCTGATAGTGAATTTTATAATCCTAAATGTTGCAGAAACGTATATATTGATTTAATATTAGGTAATTTTGATTATTTAGATAATCAAAATCATGAAGAAGAATATTATATAGACGAAGAAGAATATTATGCAGATAATGAATTTGATTATATAGATGAAGAAGAATATTATACATATAATGAATTTGATATAAATATTTTTTAGATAAAAATTAAAGAACAAAATATTGATATTTTGTTCTTTTTGTATTTATTTTAAATACAAATTAAATATTTATAATTTCTTACCATATTTTATATTGTTGATTTTTATATATTTATACGAAATCTTCTTATTTTTAAAGATATACTCTATATTATATTTATATATATTTATTTATAAACACTTATATTTTTTTTTAAATTAAAATGTTATATATAAATAGAAAGAATAAAGAATATGGAATTAGTAAATAATAATAATTATCCAGTATATCAAGCCGTAAATAAAATGGATCAAGATTTAATAAATAGTCAAGATAGACAAAATCAATCTATGGAATATCGTGATCGTCATCTTAATCAAAATATACAACAAGCAACAAATAAAATAGACCAAGATTTAATAAATAGTCAAGATAGACAAAATCAATCTATGGAATATCGTGATCGTCATCTTAATCAAAATATACAACAAGCAACAAATAAAATAGACCAAGATTTAATAAATACCCAAGATAGACAAAATCAATCTATGGAATATCGTGATCGTCATCTTAATGGGAATATACATCAAGTAGAAAGAGAAATAATAGCAGCACAAGATCGTCAAGCACACGCAGTTGAAGGAAGAGAAAATCGTATAGCTGATTCATTATTTAATACAATAAATGCTGGTAATACAAATATAGGTAATTCAGTTGAACGAAATGCTAATTTATTAGGTGTTGCTGTTGAAAGAACTGGAACAGCAGCAGTATTATCAACTGAAAAAAATGGTGCATATTTATCAACAGCAGTAGAACGAAATGGTAATCAACTTGGTGTTGCTGTTGAACGAAATGGAGTAAATAATGCTTTAACAACAGAAAAAACTGGAGCTTATTTATCTACTGCTATAGAACGAAATGGTAATCAAATTGGTGTTGCTGTTGAACGAAATGGAGCAAATAATTCTTTAGCGACAGAAAAAACTGGAGCTTATTTATCTACTGCTATAGATCGTAATGGAACAGCGGCAGTATTATCAAATGAAAAAAATACTGCTGCTTTAACAACTGCTGTAGAACGAAATGGTATAATGGGTGCTACAACAACAGAAAAAACAGGAGCTTATTTATCTACTGCTATAGATCGTAATGGTTTATCTGCTATAAATGAAATTCAACGATCAGCAGCAGCATTAGGTGTTCAAAATGAAAGAATTTCAAATGATACACAAGGATTTTTACATAATAATTTTTATAATACACAAAATAAATTAGCTGATTTAAAAGATGCTGGACATAATCAATATGCTTCTTTACAACACGGAATAAATAATACCGAAAATGTATTAGGTCGTCAAGCAGGTGATTATTTTGCCAGAGCACAATCTGATATATTAAAAGTAGAAAATTCATTAGGAAGACAAGCTGGTGAATATTTTGCTAAATCTCAATTAGAATTATCAAAAACTGAAAATTTATTAGGAAGACAAATAGCAGATAATTTTGGAAAAGCACAAGCTGATTTAATACGTGTAGAAAATTCATTAGGACGACAAGCTGGAGATTATTATGCTAAATCTCAATCAGATTTAGTACGTGTAGAAACTTCTATAGGTCGTCAAGCTGATACAAATGCCCGATTATTAGAACGTCAATCATCTGACAATTTTGCTAAAACACAATTAGATTTATCTAAACTCGAAGGATTATTAGCAAGACAAGCAGACCAAAATACTGCTTCAATACAAATTGAAGGATTAAAAAATAAAGAAGATATTTATAGACATATTACACATAATACAGATTCTATTAAAGATAAATTAATGTGTCATGATAAAGATATGAAAGAATTAATAAATACAATAGATAAAAATAGATATAGAGATAGTAATCTTAATTTACATAATGTTAATACTCATTTAAAATATGATCATCATGATCATCATGGTCATTATGAAAATAATTATTTTCATGGACATCATGGACATCACGGACATAATGGACATCATGGACATCACGGAGGATATGGTGGTTATGGCGGATATGATGGTTCAGATCATAATGGTAATACTCAATTAGTTCATATATATCGCAATGACCGTAATGACCGTAATGACCGTAATGATAATGGACGAAATGGAAGAGAATGACTAATGTGTAATAATTCAAATATAATAATAGATAATAATATTATATTTAATAATTCAAATATAATATATAATAATTCAAATATAATAATAGATAATAATATTATATTTAATAATTCAAATTTTTCAAATATAACTTATATTACAACAAATATTTATAATAATTCAAACATTTCAGATATAATTTATATTTATAATATATCAAATATTTCAGATATAACTTATAATATATCAAATATATTAGATAATTCAAATATTTATAATATATCAAATATTGATAATAATTCAAACATTTATAATATATCAAATATTGATAATAATTCAAACATTTATATTACATTAAATATATTAGATAATTCAAATATTTATAATATATCAAACATATCAGATATAACTTATAATATATCAAACATTTCAGACATAACTTATAATATATCAAATATATTAGATAATTCAAATATATTTAATATATCAAACATTTCATATATAACTTATATTACATCAAATATATTAGATAATTCAAATATATTTAATATATCAAATATTTATAATAATTCAAACATTTCAGATATAACTTATATTACATCAAATATATTAGATAATTCAAATATTTATAATATATCAAATATATTAGATAATTCAAATATATTTAATATATCAAATATTTATAATAATTCAAACATTTCAGATATAACTTATAATATATCAAATATATTAGATAATTCAAATATATTTAATATATCAAATATTTATAATATATCAAATAATTCAAATATATCAAACATATTTAATAATTCAAACATTTCAGATATAACTTATAATATATCAAATATATTAGATAATTCAAATATATTTAATATATCAAATATTTATAATATATCAAATAATTCAAATATATCAAACATATTTAATAATTCAAATATTTATAATATATCAAATATAAAATATATTACATATAGTAATGTATATGTAATAGTAAATAAAAAAGAAGAATCAATATTATTATTAAATGAAAATCCAATAAATAATGAAAATTTTGATAATAATGAAAATCCTATAAATATTGATAATATAATAGAAAATCCAGTATTACATTAAATATTATAATTTCTTTCTTTTTGTTTGATCACAAGTATATATGTGGATAATTGATAATAAGTCTTCTACAAGTTCTTGTTCTGAACTTTTATTTTGTTCATCATTAATAATTGTAATTTTTCCTCCTGCTTTTTTAATAAAAAGTTTTATAATATCAAATCCAAATCGTGATAATATGTCTTTATGTGTTATAAAAACTTCTCCTATATTGTTTTGTATACAAGACTCTATAATTATATTAAGTCCTTTTCTTTTAAAATTAACACCTGAACTAATATCTGATACAATTTTATATGAATTTGAAGTATAATCTGGTATTTTAGATTTTATAAATTCAATTTGTTTTTCAATTTCTTCAGATTGTTTTTTTGAAGAAATACGAGCGTATATATAATTTATTTTTGTATTGTCTTTTTTATTATAAATAGAAGATACATTAGAACACATTTTTATAATATCATTTTTATCAAATTTTCTTTGTCCTGATAAAGTTCTATAAGAACCAATTTTATTTTGATCTGCAAGTTTACGAAGTGTTTGAGCGCATAATCCTGATAAAATAGTAGCTTCTCTAATTGCTATATAATTAGTTTTTAAACATTCTTCTTCACCCATTATTCATATAATGAAATATGAAATAATTCTTAAATAAATACAAAAAAATATTATTTTTTTGTATTTATAAATTTTTTTCTAATCTACACTAATAATATAAGCAGCATAATGTGTTGGTTTATCTGAATTATTTGAAGTATAATATAACCATTTATTATCAACATGAGACCATCCATATGGTGTTCCAATTGGAACACCTGGTAAATTAACTGTTGTATTACTTAAACCATTGATAAATTTCAGTAATGAATATTTTTTTGTATTATCACATTCAGTAATTTCACCAATATCATTTAGATTAATTGATTTACTAATAAATTCACTATTATCACTTGATTTTTGATATTCAAATCCTCCATAATTACCAATTGATGAATTCCATCTATATAAATTATAATCATATAGATTTTCATAAGTTACAGGAAGCCATTGTGTAGTCATTTTTATAATTATAATTTTAATTTAAAATAATCATTTTTTTATTTTAAATACATAATTTTTTAAAAATTATTTTTTTAATGACAGAAATTTATTAAGATATAATATACCATCACATAGTTCTTCTTTAAGATGTTGTAAATAATCTATATCTATTAAATCTATTCTATCTAAATCAGTTCCATATTTAATTTTACCTTTTTCTGCTCTATCTAAAAATTCTGTTATTGTTGTTTTTACTATACTATCACTATTATTTATTCTTGTATTATAATCCATTATATAAATAATTTATTTTATTTTTTTGTTTTTTAACTTACTTTTAATGTTAAAAAAAATAAAAAATAAGGTCTTTTTCTTTTTTATCATCTTTAAAAAATTTAGTTTTATCTTCATTTTTTAAATATAGTTCAAATTCAATCGTTTTATTATATATTTTTGTAGGAAAAATATAAGTACCAAAAATTGTATTTAATAAAATTATACATGATTTTTCACTATTTAACATTTGTGTAATATTTTCAGTATCTCTTTTAACTTTTACATCTCTTAATTCAAAAAATTTCATCATTCCGCATATAACTGATGAACTAATTATATAACTATTTATAAATTTATACATAATAATATAAAAATGAATAATGTTTATATATATATTTAATACTAATAATATTATAATATTATTATTAAATAGATAAATAATATGCCAGGAATTAAACGTAAAACTAAATCTCTTACACCTATTTCAAATTCAGCATCACCGATAAGAAGTTCGTCAAAATCACCACTACATGATCCAACACCTTCTCCGCCAAGAAAAAAAAAAAATTTATTTAAACTATTAAAACAAAGAGAAACACGAACTAAAATAAATATTCAAAAAATATTAGATACAATATCATTTCCTTTTTCTAAAAATAAAATGACATTTTATAGAATACGTAATAAAAAATATATAGATGAAAATAAAAAAGAACAAATTATACAAAATGAATATAATATAGAAGCATTGTTAAAATTAAATAATATAGATCATATATATAAATTAGATATAGAAAAAGGCAATGTAGTATTTGAAACAATACATAAAATAGAACATAATAGTGATAATTATCACGGACAACATTATGAACATAATCCAATTACAGATGAATATGAAATGTTAAGTTTTGATATTACAGGTGTTGTTGGATTATTAAATTATTTAAAAGATAAAAGTCCATCAACAATTGGAAATAGTATGGATATATTTAATCATCTATATTGTAATAAAGAAATAACAGATCTATATTATATAGATGATGAAGCTGATGTATTAACTAAATTAAATATAATGTATGCATCCAGATCTATATCATTTGAAATAAAAGAAGAAAGACCTCCTATTAGTAGTACTTCTTCAGGTGGAGGAAAATCTAAAAAATCTAAAATATTATATAAAAAAAAAATAAGAACAGTTTATAAAAATATAAATAATTTAAAATATGTTAAATTTAATAATAAAAATATATTATTAAAAGATATTAAAGGTAAATATAAATGTATTTAATTTATAGAAAAATATCTTTCTTAAATTCTTAATAATAAAAAATCTAAATATTGATATTATTCATTTTTAACATCATTATTAAATAATCAATTTCTTGTTGTTTTTCTTGTAATAATTTTTGATATTCTAATATTTCATAATTTTTTTCTATTAAAATATGATTTAATGCTTCAATTTCCATTTCTTGTTCATTGTCTTCAAAAATAGTATTCATTTTTATAATTTATAAAAATAATGTAAAATCATTTTTTTATATTATCAGTATAAAAACAAAAATATTATTTTATTTTTTTGAATTTCTTCCATTTATAATGTATTTAGAGATTCTGAACTTTTATATCTTTTATGAATAATATTTTTTCTTGTCATATTTTCAATAATTAATTTATATTTTTGAATTTCATATGATTGATTACAAATTATAGTAATATATTTATCAAATTCATCTTTTTCATTATTTTCTATTTTTTTAAATAATTTTATATTATCTATTTGTAAAAGTAATAAATAGACTATGGATACATTATGGATATAATAATTAGTTATTAATAAACTAATTAAATAATTATATATTGATGATATAATTAGTAATAATATTATATAAATAATAAATTCACTTGTCATATTATTATTTATATTTTTAAAAATAATCATTTTTTTTAATTTTTATTAATATATATTAGAAATGAATAAAACAGAGGAATATATTAAATATATGAATGAAAACAAAGAACATAAACAAAAATATATAAAATGTGTTACAACTAAATGTAATGATTATATAAAGGAATATTTTTCAAATTATGTAATAATTTTAAATAAACTACAAGTTAAAATCAAAAAATATAAAAACAACAAAATAGAAATAGAACAGGTAATAGAAGAGTTATATAATATTATAATTAAAATAATATTGTCAATAAATAACAAAAAATATTTAAAATGTATAGTTGATAATTGTAATGAATTATATAATAATTATTTAAAATCATTGAAACAAGACCCATTTTTAAAAATGATGTTACAATATAAAGTATCTAAACCAGATGTTGAAATGATATTTAAACAAGATGTAATATCTGATATAGAAAGACTAAAAAAAAATTTAGAAAAATTTTTAATTAGTAATAGCAAAATAGATATTGAAACATTAACTAAAAATATTAATGAAAATATAACAATAATAAGAAAATTATTGAAAATAGCATATACAAATAATATAAATTTCATAATTATGAAATTAAAAAATAAATTTAATCAAATACATAATAAAGATCTAATGATAGATAAAGCTATAAAATTTATAGATTTACTTAAAAATTTATTCAAAGATACAGATAGGTTAAAGAAAATGATACAAGACCCTGAATATATGAAAAAAATATTAGAAAAAAAATTTGCTAATATAAAATAAAAAAAATGATTATTTATATCTTTATTTATATAATTAAAAAATGACGAAAACATGCGAATATAATAATTGTAATAATCAAGCAACATATTGTTATAATGATAATAATTGGATTGTTAAATATTGTAAAGAACATAAAAATATTGAAGAAAATTTAATATATTATAGAAATAAATATAATTTATGTGTATCTTGTTGTAGTATATTAGGTTCATTTGTATATGAAAATAATAAAAAAAATAAATTTTGTGCAAATTGTAAAACGGATGATATGATTTCATTAAATAAAAAAAAATGTCCACATGATAAACAAAAATCAAAATGTAAAGAATGTGGTGGTGGTTCTATATGTAAACATAATAAACAAAAATCACAATGTAAAGAATGCGGTGGTAGTTCTATATGCAAACATAATATACAAAAATCACATTGTAAAAAATGTGGTGGTTCTGCTTTTTGCGAACATAATATACAAAAACGATATTGTAAAGAATGTGACGGTTCTGCTTTATGTATTCACGATATACAAAAATCAACTTGTAAAAAATGTGGTGGTTCTTCTATTTGCATTCATAATAATTTTAAATCACAATGTAAAGAGTGTGGTGGAAGTTCTATATGTATTCATAATAAACAAAAATCATATTGTATAGATTGTGGTGGTTCTGTTTTATGTAAAGCAAATAAACAAGGTATATTATGTTTACAAATTGCTAATAAAAAATATAAAAAATATTGTGCTAAATGTTTTTCAAATTTATATCCCGATGATCCATTATCATTAAATATAAGAACTAAATCTTTTGAAAATAAAGTTAGAGATTTTATCAATATAAATTATCAAGATTTTCAGCATAACAAATTATTAAATATTGGTGGTTGTGATTGTTCTCATAGAAGATTTATAGACAATCATATAATTATTAATGGTTGTTTATTAGCAATTGAAACAGATGAAAATCAACATAAAGGATATGATATTGATAATGAAAATAATCGTTCAAATGATATTATGATGGCATATACAAGTCCGCATTATTTTATAAGGTTTAGTCCTAATGGAAATTATATAAAAGATGGAAAAAAATCTAATCCACAATTTGCAACAAGATTAAAAGTATTAAAAAATGAGATAGATAAGGCAATAAAATTTATTGAATCAGAAAAGATATATGAGAGAGATAATTTAATAACAAATAAATATTTATTTTATAATAAATAAACTTTTTATATTATTATAATATAAATAATTAGTTTAGAATTATAATGATTTTTTCTAAAACATTAGTATATAATGATTTAAAATCATTATTAAATTCATTAAATAATAATGAATTAGAATCAAAATCAAATTTTCTTATATATAATAAATATGTTGTAGGTATCAAAAACGACACAAATAATTACCTTAGAATTTGGAAATCAAAAGCAATTAAAAACTATTATTTTAATGATATGAAGGCATTTCATAATTTAATATGCTGTTTAGATTATAAGATAAATAACGACCATATTAAAATAGAATATCTATCAATAAATAATTTAATTTATAATAAAGACTTAATATTAAATGATGACGATGCTACTAAATTAAAAATAGCACTAATAAAATATATAGAAAAAATTGCAAAAAAAAATAATTTAGATAAGATAATTATAAATAAGGATACTTCTAAAAAATTTTATGATAATAATGGTGAAGATATATTATTACATATATATGAAGATTATTTATATACAACAAATAGAGAAAAAATAATAGATATAAAAGATAATATATTTAAAAAAATAATCTTTTTCTAATAATTTATAAAAAAATGATTATATATATTTATAAATAATATTAAAATGATTATTATTAATACATTTGCTTCATTATTATATTCTTTAAATAATTGCGATTCTATAAGGTTATTTAAATCAGAATACAATTTAAATTGTAAAAATAAAATTATTATAGATGAATGTTATAAAAATGATGGATTTGATAATTATAAAATACTTAGAATATGGAAATCAAAAGCGATTTTAAATTATTATTTTAGTGATGTTGAAAATAATATAATATCTTATTTATTTTATAAAATATATAAAAACTATATTAAAATTACTCATATTTATATTAAAAATATATTAGAAGAAAAAGATTATGACGATTTATTTAATAGTTTAATCAAATATATTAAAAATAAAACAAAATCAATTGGATTATCTAAAATTGTTGTAGAGACTGAATGTGATTTAATATATTATGAAAAATATTATAAACCATTAGGTTATGAATTAACAAATAGAATATGTGCAACTAATATTTATAAAATAGAGATAGAAAAATATATTTAATAAATTCCAAAAATATTTTTGGCATTTATATTTTTTTTAATATTATACCATATGATTGCTTATAGAAGTATTCAATTCATTCATTCTTTCCATTGTTACAATAAGTTTTTGAAAACATTCTAATAATTTATCATTAGATGTATCATTATTTATATTAGACATAATATCTTCTTTATTATTTCTAACATAAACAATAATAGGATTATAATTATTATCCATTTGAGTTTTGAATATTATAATAAAATTATTAATCATTTTTTTAAATAAAATAAAAATATTTTATCAAATTTATTTATTTTTTTAGTAATTTTCTTTACTAAAATTGTGTTTTTATATTTATAAATATAATAAAAATAGAAAATGGATTATGAAAAAATAATTGAAATTAAAGATAAAATTGACGATTTAAGTAAATTTTATCTTATAAATGACATTACACATAATAAAATGGTGCTTGAATGTATGATTGAATTAAAAAGATTATCATTTGTATATATAAAAAAAAAGGATATAAATGAATATTTTTTGAAAAATAAACAAAGAACTTATAATTTTTTTAAGTTAATAAATTCTATTATTGATGATATTAAAATTATTATAAATAATAACAAAAAAATTAATAATTATGATAATTTTTTAAATATTATTACAGATATTACTAATATATGTGAATATTTTACATCTTAATTTATAACCATAATGTTTTACCATTTTTTCTTACCATTATAGTTTCGTTAGGAACTATAATAGAATATATCAATCCATCATAATCATATATAGAACCATAATTATTATTAACAATAGGTTCATGATAATTAAAATAAATTGTTAATTTATTTGTGTTATAATTAAATGTAGATGATAATCCAGCATTTATGCATAATCTCATCATATCATCCATTATATCAATATTTTCACATTTATAATTTATTTTTTTATTGTTATTATATTTTTTTAATAATATCATATCTAAAAATAATCTTGATTGTTTTTGGTCTAACTCCCAAATCCATTTTGGAAATATTTTATAATGTCTTACTAAATAACAATAATAATTATTTTCTATTAGAATATTATCAATATATATATTATATTTATAATTTAATCTATTTAATATATTACATAATACGTGACTTGTTTTTTCATTTACAGATATATAATAATGTAAATCTTTATTATTATACCAAGCATTTGCAAACCAAATACCTTGTAATTGTATTAATAAATTTACCTTATTATCATCAAATAAACTAAATTTTTTTTTATTTATTATAACATTTCTTTTATATTTAAAATTATTTACTATAAAATCTTTACATTCAGTTAATTTAAATTCTTTATCATTTTTTGTTTTTGTTAATAATCTATGAATAATAGGAATATCAATATCTACATCTTTATTTTGTATTTTACACATAATAATAGGTAAATTTTCTAAAAAATCTATTTTAATAGGATTATTATATTCTAAATTATTATTATTTAATGTTGCAATTTTATCGTTAATGGTAATATTTTCTATTTTTTTCCAACCGTCGTCTAATGTCAATAATTCATAATTAGGTATCAATAATTTAGTCATTTGTAATATAATAATATAATACTTATATAATCATTTTTTTCTTAAAAAAAAATGATATAATACATACTTATATTTATAAATATAAATATGAGTTTAAAATATATTGTACATGTCTCTGATTTACATATCAGAAACGGAGACGAAAATCATTGTAGATATGCAGAATACAAAAATGTTTTTAATAATTTGATTATATCTATAAAAGAAAAAAATTTAAATAAAGACGAATTTGTTATAATTATATCAGGGGACGTGTTCCATAATAAAAATAATATTGGAAATTATGGTCTTCTCTTATACAAGGATTTAATAGAAAATTTAACAAAATTAGGAAAAGTAATAATTTTCCACGGGAATCATGATAAAAACCAAAATGAATTACACCAACCTTCATTGGTTGAATCTTCATCTTTTGATATTAAAAATTTAATTTTGTTAAATGAAACAACAACATTCAATATAGGAAATGTTGGATTTTCTTATTTATCAATAGACGATACATTAGATAATTATAAAACAACTGGTATTAGCAATAGATTACATTCTTTCCCTATAATTGAAAATAATGATATTAAATATAAAATTGGATTGTTCCATGGAACATTCAATAATATAAGATTATATAATGGCACTAATATTGATGATGAACAAAAAACATATTCATTTGAAATGATAAAAGAATTCGATTTCATGATATTAGGAGATATTCATTTGAGACAACAAGGAATTTATAAAAATAAAACATTATGGGCTTATTCTGGATCACTTATACAACAAAATTTTGGAGAAGATATAATAGACCACGGTTATTTAATATGGAATTTAGAAAATAAAACAATAGAAGAAGTTAATGTATATAATGATATAGGGTATGTTAATCTAAAGGAAGATGAAGAAAATAATATTTTAATAAAATATAATAATAAAAATGTTTATCTAAAAGAATTAATAAAACATCCTTACTTTCCTAAAAATTTAGAAATTAGAACGCATAGTGAAATTAATTATGAAAATTTAATTAATTTATTAAAAGAAAATAATATAAATAATAATTTAATAACAAATAAATTAAAAACATTTAATAATTATAATTATTGTTATAATGAAGAAATTTTAGATATAACAAATAAAGAATATTTATTAGAATATTTTAAAGCTTATTTAAATGAAAAACAATTTATAAAATTCAATAGTATTATTTTAAATAAAGAAAATTTACTTTTAAATATTAATAAAATACCAGAAGAATTAAAAGAAGAATGTTGTAAAAGAAATAAGGAAATTTCAACATCAATAAACAATGTAACTGAAAATATAGAAACAACTAAAAAATCGCATATATTTTCTATATTTTTTTTAGAATGGAATAATATATATTGTTATGAGGATACTAATTGGATTAATTTTAGTAATTTAACATCAAAAACTTTTTTAATCTATGGACAAAATGGGACAGGTAAATCTGCTATATATGATATTATAACTTTATCATTATGGGGTTGTATAACAACATCTAAACAAAATGATTTAACAAATGGTATTATTAATGTTAATAAAAATTCTGGTAATACAATAGTTGATATAGTAGTTAATAATACAAAATATAGAATAGAAAGAAGTTTTTTTAAAAAGTCAGATTCAAATGCTTTAAATAAGAATAGTATTTCTTTATATAAATATATAGATAATGAAAATATTAAATTAATAGCAAAAGATAATGCTTGTAAGAACGAAATTTTAAAATTAATAGGAACTATGGATAATTTCTTATTATCATCTATGATTACCCAAAATATAGATTTTAATATTCTTAAATTAGATTATAAAGAATGTACGTCATTTATTGATAAAATTATGAATATAGATTATATTTATAACTTATATAATTTATTTAAATTAACATTAAACAAATATAAAGATTTTAAAAGAATAATAGAAAGTAAAAAACAAGTATATCAAAAAATAGTAAATAAATATGATGATATAATAGAAGATAATGAATTTATAAAAATTAAAAATAATTTAGAAGAATTATATAAAAATAAAAAAAAATTAACAGAAATATTTAATTCAATACTCTTTAATCATAATGAAGAAATTGATGATAATAATGTTGAAAATATAATAACAGATGAAGAATATTATATAATAAAAAATAAATATAATGAACTTAAAACATTATTAAAAGATGTTGATATAGAAAAATATTATTTACAATATGATAAAAATAAAGAACAAGAAATACAAAAACCGTGTGAAAATTATATGATAGAAAATGAAAAAGAAGAATTAGAAAAAATTCATTTTGATAATAATAATTTAGAAGAATTAAAGATATTATCAAATAAATATAAAGAAGAAATAGATAAATTAATAGAAAATAAACCATTAAAAAATAAAGAGATAATAGAAAATAATATATATGAAAATATAGAAGATTTATTTATTTATTGTAAAAATAATACGAGAGTTAATAAAAATTTAACAAATAATAATATATCTTATGACTATTATAAAACAATAGCAAAAGATAAGGAAAATGTAATAAATAAACTTAATTTAGATAAAAAAAATCATGAAAAAATAAATGAAAATTTTAAAATATTATTTGAAAATCATAATAATTTAATAAAAGTAAATAAACCAGAACAATTACCATCACAAGAAATAAAAAAAATAAATATTAAAAAAATAGAAAAAGAAAATATAAAATTATCTATAATTCTTAATAAATTATATGATGATATTGATAGTATATTTAAATTAAACAATAATTTAAATATATTTAAAAATGAATATAATATATTAACAACAAAAGAAGAGTATGAATTTAATTCATTATGTTATGTTTGTTGTAAAAAATCGTGGGTATTAAGAATTAATGAACTAAATAAAATAATATTAGACTTAGAAAAAGAAATAACAAAAAAAGAAAATACAGTATATAATACAAATAATGATTATATATCAATATATAACAAATATGAATCTAATACAACTTTAATAAAAGATTATTATCTTAAATTAGAATGGGATAATTATAATTTATATAATAATTCTTTAACAAATATAAACAATATTATAAAAGAAATAGAAATAATTAAAAAAAATATTATAGAAAATGAAAATATTTTATTAAGTTGTAATGAAATTATTTATAATTTTAATATAATAAGTTTTAATTTATATGACTCTTATAATTATAAAGAATGGTTATCAAAATATGAATATTATAATAATGAACTTTTAAATATTAATAAAAATATAGATTATATAATAAGAAAAAATAAATTAAATGACACGATAGAAAAAATGGAAATATTTAATACAGTAAATTCTTATAAATATATAACTTATAAGAATCAATTAGAAGCATATAAAACAAATAAAAAAATTTATAAAAAAGATTTAAATAATAGAATTTTAGATATTGAATTAGAAATAAAAGAAAAGGAAAATATTATATCAAAACATTTATTATCTGTAAAAAATAGTAATTGTAATAATTTATCATTAGAAGAATTTAATAATACAATTAATGATATTAATATTATTATTGAAATATTAGAAATTATAATAGAAAAATTTCAAGAATTTCGTATAAATTTATATAAAAATTATATTTTAAAAGATTTAATAGAAAAATCAAACACCATTTTAAGTAATTTATGTCATAAAAATACTAAACCATTTAAATTAGACTTTTTAATAACAACTTTTAAAGATAATATACATATAAATTGGTTAATTCATAATATATATGATGATAATGACAAAAAACAAGTAATATCTATAAATCAAGCATCAGGATTTCAACAATTTGCAATTTCATTAGCATTAAGAATATCATTATATTTAAATAAAAAAGATATTAAATCATCGCATCTATTTATAGATGAAGGATTTACAGGATTTGATAAAAATAATTTAAGTATAGTTCCATTTTTCATAAAAAAATTATTACAATATTTCAATAATATAATGATTGTTTCACATATTGAATTAATTCAAGATTCAGTAGATGAAACAGTTTCTATATCATATAATAAAAATAATAAAAAATCATCAATACTATATGATAATTATATAAAAGTAAAGAAAATAAAATAATTTTAAATTTGAATTATTATAAATATATATAAAATAATAAATAATAATGTTGTTATTTTTGGACTATGACTAAAATAATTAATATTATCTATAATTTTATCTGAAAATTCATCTATAAAAGAATCTTTAATTAATTCTTTATTTTTTTTATAAAATCTATTAAGATATAATGTAGTAGTATTATATGGTTTTTTTATTATTATTTTTCTTTTTTTAAATATTTTTTCACATAAATAAATACTTATAGAAATAGAAATAGGTTCAAATGCATAACATTTTGCATACATTTTATAATTTATTATAATAAATTAAATCCATAAACCTATATCATTTTTTTTTATATCATACTTTAAAAATGTTTTTTTTCTAACTTTATCTTTATAATTTTCCATCATATTTAATCTATTTATAATTACTTTTCTTTTATTAGTTTCATAATGATTTTTTTTATATAATTTATTTTTATCAATATTTTTATTTTTATTATTAATAGCATTAATAATATCTTGTATTATTTTATGTTCTTCTTTTTCTGGTATTATTTTTATATAATTTGCATCTATTTTATCTGGTCTTGTTCTTAATAATTTTGCATATTTTTTTTTATCATATAAAGTAAAAGTTCCTGTTTTATTTAAATAAGTTAAAAAAGAACTTCTTATACTATTAACACCTATTTTTTTACCAGTAAAACTAAACATATTTGTTAATCTTCTTGATAAACCTTGTATTGACATTTTTTTATTTATATTATTATAGTCGGTAAATAGATATTTTCTTGGATATAAATTATAAGAATTTATTATTATATCATTAAGTTCTTTTAAATCTTCTTCAATTAAATCTATTTCTATTTCATTATGTTTTTTTTTAACTAAATTTAACATTATTTTAACACTATCATTTTCAATTATAACATAATCTTCTTCTTTTATAAAATTTAACAATTTTAATTCATTTCTTTCAGGTAAATACCTATATAAGGAAATTAATAATAAATCTTGATTTTCATTATATGAGGTAGAACTATTTTTTAATAAATATTTTTGAAATTCTATAATAATTTCAAAAGGAATATATGCATTTTTTTCTCTTTTATTTAATTGTTGTTTATCTTCATCTACTGTAAATATATTATTTAATTCTTTAACAATATATGTATATTTTTTATATAATTCATATTGTTTATCATTATATGCTATAAAAAATACTCTTAATAAAGCAACAAATCTATTTTCTATAGTTCTTAAAGATATATCTTTTTTTGAATAAAATTCTAATAATTCGTATGTAAATAATCTATGATTATCAATTAAATAAGATAAATCATTATCATCTTTATATTTTTTAAAAGATGGTAAATTATTAACAAAAAAAGATATATCTTTAACTATTTTATGATCTGAACTTGATTTAGAAGTTTCATATGAACCTTCTTTAAATTTTGATAATAATGGTATATTTATTATTTCTTTTTTATATTCATCTTTTATTTCTAAAATAGGAATATCGTTATAAAAAATATCAGGAAGTTTTTTTTTATAATTTTTAATTATATTTTTATAATTTGTTGTTATTATATCATTAATATAATAAAAAAAATCAATATTCATATATAATATTAAAAATATTATATTTTAATAGTATTATATGTCAGACATAAAAAGTAAATATATTAATAACAATAAAGATAAAATTAAAAATTTTTTAGAAAATTATACAACAGAATATGATATACAACAAATATCAAATAATAGAGCATTATTATTAGAAAATAATATGAGATTTAATGGTAGAGTTTCTAATTTTATAATTGATAAAAATGATATTAAATATTTTACAAATATATTAAATAAAATATTAAATGCTAATAAAATATCAGATAGTTATGTTCCTAACACATATGAAGAATTAAATAATGATATTATATTATTAATAATTGATTGGATACAATTACGATTAAATACAAGAAAATTATTTAAATATACATATTGGGATTATTTAAATAAATTATATATTTCTGAATGTTTTGAAGTTGATAATTTTATAGATTTAGTTAAAAATGGAAATACTAATACAAATATGAGAAATATATTTTTTGGTGATTGTAGAGAACATGAATTATTTTTACATGTAATATTAAAGATTTTTTTAGATAAACAAGGTATATCTGATAAATTTAAATTATATAAATATTATGGTTATGGAACTACTATAACTAATAAAACAAAAAATAAAGAATATTGGGAAAAACAAGACACTCCAATTTTTAAAAGTGAATTAGTTAAAAAATTTATAGATAGTAATCCTATTAAAGGCGGAAGTATTTTTACAGATAAAGATCAAATTACATTAGATACATGGGAACATACTCATCCTTTAATATATATAAATAATCCTGGCGATAAAGATGATGGGAAAATAATAGCAATTGATGCTTTAGGACATAAAACTGAAATTAATAATAATATGATAGAAAGACATAATGTTATATTAAATATTGAAGAAATAGAAAACCCTGATAATAATAAATATAGTATATGGTATGATAATATGATAGATAATGAGACACGTATATATATAGAATATCCTACATCATTTAGTAAAAATATACCATCATATATAAAAAATACAAAAAGTTTATTATATTCATTTGATTTTAATGAAAATAAATTAAAAAGTAATATACACTATAATGATGAATTAAAAATTCTTAATTTCCATATTATACCAGATGATAATATATTAACAGAAATTAATAAATTATGTTTAAATGTAGATAAAATACCTTTTATGGATAAAAGAAAACAAAAAAATTCAAGATTAAGCACTATAAGAAGTTCAGCAAGAAGTTCAACAAGAAGTTCAAGATTATCTTCAAGAAGTTTAAGATAAAATTATAGAATCGCGATTAATTCATCCCAATTCTTAAAAACTGGTGTAATTATATTGTTATATTTAAATTTAAATATAATTTTTCCATTTTCTTCTTTTTTGTATAAAAAATATTCACAATCATTAAAATGATTTTCTAAAACCATATCTACATTATCACTATTAAACTCTAAATGAGTATAATTTTTGAATGAAAAATCATTATAATTTCGTTTCATTTTCATAATATTATTTATAAATAATAAAATCATTTTTTATAAAAAAATAAATTAATTTTAACAAATATATATAAGAATATATTTATTCTTTATAAATAGTAAATGGAAAAATATTTTAATATTAAAAAAACAACTGAAATAATTCATATGAATTTATTTAAAGATTTTGCTGATTGTTTAAAAGAAATTCAAGAACAAAAAGTATATAATGATTATACTAATGAAGTAATAAAAGATATAGAAAATATTATAACAGAATTTTTAACATTAGATTTAACACCAAAAATGGACAGATATATAACTTTAAAAGATGAAATAACTTCAAAAGTTTCAATTTTATATTCAGATCCTAAATATGATACTAAATTTTGCTCAGACTTAATATCTCTAAATGTTTATAGATAAAATGGAACAGAATTTATAATTTCATTTTTATGAGGAATATATTTATCAGTAAATAAATATTTTTCTAATTGTATCCATAATTCATTTTCATTTTTTGCAGAAATATATAAATTATCTAATGTCTGTTTTAATTTTAAAATACTATTATTTATTTTATACTTATTATCAACCCAACCTCTATTATTTTCATTACAAATAGAAGGGTTAATACGGTAATAATCAACTAATACTGATTTTTCTTTATTTGGTTCTATCTTTTTTGCAAAACCATAATCCCAAATAATCCATAAATATCCTTTATTCTCTATATAAAAATTTTTATTTAAATCTTTAATATAATAATGAAAATATCCTCCTGGTTTAATTTTATGATATAAAAAATTACCCCAATGAGCATCAAAATGAATAAATCCTGTTTTTTTATGAAATGATAATATTGATATATAAATTTGTTGTATTGTATTTATAAGTAAATCATTATTTAAATAATTTAATGGTATAAAAGTTTTTAAATCACCATTAGCAAGTTCATTTAACAATATTAGATATTTTTTTTTTTTAATTAAATTTGGATAATCGTTATTATCAATTGGGTTTAAACAAGTAAAATAATTATACATAATTGGAAAATGTGGATTTTCACCATTTAATACAAAATTTGATAAATCATTTGTTATTTTTATTTCTTTTTTATTATCTTCTGTAAGAGACATAATTTTTGCAGCAAATTTATATAGTTTTAATTTAGAAAAATAAATTATTCCATATGCACTTTCAGTACCTATTTTTTTATCTAAAATAATATTATCTCCTATTTTATATCTACCATTATTTATATGTTCTATACATTTATCATTAGAAATCCCTTTTATTTCATCTTTTAATCTATTTGCATATTCAATTCTTGAATTTATATTTGATGATACTCTATTTGTAAATGGTAATATAAATTTTCTTATTATTTTTCTTGCCATAATTTTTTTTTTAATAATATCTAATTTTCTTTTTCTTGAACTTGATAATGACTTTTCTTTCTTTTTTTCAGGACTTGGTAGTTTTATTTTTGTTGAACTTGATAATGACTTTTCTTTCTTTTTTTCAGGACTTGATAGTTTTATTTTTTTACCAATTCTTTCATAATAATAATTACAACTTTTTGATGTTGCTTTTGTTTTATCATAAATACAATCTTTTCTTTTTATTTTATTTCTTCCACATTTTGCAATTGTTTCAATATATGGATTTGGTTTTATACATTTTTCAAATCTTTTTGAAAAATTACATTTTGGTTCTTTGCAACTTTCCATTGATAATCTAAAATATATATATAAAAATAAAAAATTTTTTATTTTATAAAGAAATAATAATATAGTCTTAATTGCATACAAATCTCAATAATACTTGCATTGTATATAATTCCTGACTTAATAATTTAAACGCATACGGAATTCTAATTTGAACTATATCAGATGCTGATTTACAATAATTACATTTATATATATTTTTTTCTGGATTACAATTACATATTAATCCACAACTTTTACATATGAATACTCTATAATTATCTGCACTATCAAGCATTTTTTCTTTTAATGATAATGATGTTCCGTGTCCTATGAAACAATCTCTTTCCATTTCACCCAATCTTAAACCACCATTTTTACTTCTTCCTTCGCTTGCTTGATGTGTCATCATTACAATAGGACCACTGGATCCTCTTGAATTTCCAGTCCATATTGGTTTTCCATTTTTTCTAATCATAAATACTTCTGATGGAACAGATATACAATATACTGCGCCTTCATAATCATATACTTCTTCTTCTTGAATATTTTGTTCTTTATGATGTCCATGATTTACTGATGGTTCATTTTTATATTTAATAACTGAAATTTTCCATATATCATTATTATTACATACATCTTTACCTCTAATTTGAACTTTTCCTTCACCTGATTTAATATGAATTGTTTTCATACCACTCCATCCTGCATGTAGTAATAATCTCATAAAATCATCAGATAATTTTACAGACGATGTATAATATCTACTTGCATTTGTATTTTTACTAAAAGAACCATCTCCTAATTGCATGGAATGAACTAATAATTGTGCTTGTTCTTTACTTAAACTCCATACCCATTCAGGAAGATATTTATTAGGAGCTCCAACACTTAATGGTGCTAAATATGTATGCAATTGTTTATCACTAATAGTTAATTTTTCATTATTAACTTTATAATTATATCCAAGTTTTAATATAGAATTATATAAAACATCTTTTACTCTTTGTTTATTTACAGCAAATTCAATTCTATATCTAATGTCTTTACCATTATGTGCCCATCCTTCTGCGATCCATATTCCAAAGAATGTAATCCATGAATTCATATCTAATAATTTTTCTTTATATGTATCAAATGCTGGTAGAATAAATTGATAATCAGTTGCATCCCATTCAGCATTTCTTTTATATTTTACCATTTTACCTACAATATTTTCAGCAGTTTCTAAATAATAATCACTCCATACTCTTTTTCTTGTATGACAAGTGCTAATATACATTCTATGATTGATTGTAACATTTAATTCAATTGCTTGGTTTTTAATTCTATACATTTTTCCTTTATAATTTGGATAATGAAAGACTTCTAATGGTTTTTCATATACTAATTTTCCATCTTTTAATGTTGCTACTTCATCTTCAACTGTAATTTCTGAAATATCTTTCCAGCATTTTGATGTGAGAACTTCGTGTCCTTTATCGAGACAGTGTGATTTATCCGAAACCATATGTTTTAATCGTTGATAATAAGTTGGTCCTATAAATATTTCTGTTTTTATTTGTTCTCCGGTTCTACCATTATACATAATTTCATTTCCATATCTTTCAATACCATAAGTTTCTAATATTTTTGCAATACTTTCTACTGAACAATCTGTAAATGGTGTTGAATCTCCGTGTGTTCCTAAATAACAACAAGTTTTTCCCATAATACATTCCATTAATTGTCCTATTGTCATTCTGGAAGGAATAGCGTGTGGATTCATAATAAGATCAGGAACTATTCCACTTTTTGTAAATGGCATATCTTGATGTTTATAAATCATACCTAAACTTCCTTTTTGTGCGGAACAACTTGCAAGTTTATCACCAATTTCTGGTTTTCTATTTTTTCTCATTCTAATTTTACAAATTTTGTATCCTTCACTATTAATTCCTGTATAATTTAAATCAATATATCCTTCATCATTTGCTTTCATATAACTACTATTATCTTGATAAGTAATTTTACCATTAATTTTTTTAGGCATAACTTTACCAATTAAAATATCATTTCCATCAATAAATGTATTTTTTGGAACAAATCCATTTTCATCTATTTTATCATATGAAAATGATTTATTTTTTGATGTTTTATTAATAGGATTTGTAAATATTTCTTCTTCTCCTGTGCTATGATTTTTAGAACAATGTTCTCTAAATGCTTTATAATAAGTGCTTGTAAATAGTCCTCTATCTAATGCGTCTTGATTTATCATAATACTATCTTCTTGATTAAATCCTGTATATGTCATAATTGCAACTATTGTATTAACACCTGCTGGTAAATCATTACTATGAGTGTATTTTGATAATCTTGTAGAAACTAATGATTTTTGTGGATAATTTAGAATATTTCCCATTGTATCAATTCTTTTATTAAAATTGCTCATATAAATACCTAATGCTTGTTTTCCCATAGCACAATTACTTACTGCAAAACAGTGTTTACCTGCAATAAAACTATGATTATTACTCTCTACGGTTAAATCTGAAATTCTTCTATTATTATTTCTAAATTTATCATAAAATGGTACAAACATTAAATCACCATTAAAAGATAATAAACTAATAAAATCATCATAACTATAATCAGTTTCTATTGATAAATCATATTTATTTTCTTGATACATTAAATATTCATTTATACCTGCTAATTCTACTAACAAATTAGAATTATATCTAACACCAAACTTATTATAAAATTTAGACATAATATTAAAATCACCTAAATACCAATTTTCATTTAACTCATTTTCGTATAATATTTTATTAATTACATCAATATAATTGATATGTAAAGTGCTACAATAAGCAGCTAAATATTCTTGTTGAACTAATTTAGAACATTTTAATAACCAATCATTAACATTATTATTTAATAATGTAATAAATTTAATAAATGTTGTATCAAAACAACCATTTTTAAAACCTATATATAAAACATCTTTATTATAACTTTCTTTATCATAAACATTATTAAATTTATTTTTAGCATTATAATAATAACCTGCTAATCTTGCAATAATCGGTAATAATACATTATCGCTATTTAACGGGGATAATCCTAAATATGTAAAATCATTATTATTTAATATATTAAATGAATTGATATTTGTAATATCATTTAAAATATATTCTGGTTTCATATAAATACCAATTTTTGTATCTTTATCTAATTCAGAACATTGTTTCCAAGAACCATTTGAAGTAATAAATTTATGATCAAATGTTGCTATAATTTTTCTACCACTAATAGTATTAATATTATATACTTGTTTATTTGTAATTCTATTATAATGATAAATAACTTTTGTATATTCAATCTCATTTGAAATAGGATTAAAACATATAATTCTATCACCAATAATAATATCTTTTATTTTTTTATATGAATAATTATCCATTAAAACTAATTCATTTTCATTTAAACATTGATAACAATTTCTTGGCGATTGATTATGATCACTGAATGGAATATTAACGCCTAATACACCATTCATAAGACTTGGATGAATTTCTACATGTGTATATCTTGGAGGCATTGCATTACCTTTCATACCTTTTTCTAAATCACTTGGAAACATTGCAATCATTGAATTATTAATTTCATTACAATCTAAATATTCAATAAATCCTTCTTCTTCGTGATTACCATCTGTTCCTGCAATAGGACTTATAAAACTATCAAATGATTTATTTCTAATAAAATCTTTCCATTTCATATTTTTTTCTTTAAGAATTTTATTAATTCTTAAGATAGATTTACCTTTTTCATCATCATAATCAGCAATTAATAATGGTCTATACATTCTTCCTGCTTCTGTGCTAATAGTAATATATCTTTGTGATATGTTCCATATAATAGATGTCATTGGATAAATAATACCACATCTTTTGTAATGTTTTAATTTTTTATATAATTCAATAGGATTATCGTGATAACCTATAATATCTCCATTTATTTGAACATAAACATTATCTTGATTACCAAGAGATTTTAAATAATTAGTAATTTTATTTCTTGAATCTTTAATATTATCTGTTTCTAAATTCCAATTTTCATCACCATCTATTATATAACTATAACTATCATCATATATTAATGTTCCTAATTCTACTAATAAATTTCTAATATGAGTGCTATTCATTAAAATTGATATATTAGTGCTTAATGCCATATTTTTTACTAATCCAACTGAGGCCCCCTCCGGGGTATTGTGATAGACACACATATCACCTGAAAGAAATCTCCCATCATTTTCAAGTTGCCAACCTACAAATGGTTGAACATCTTTTTGAACTAATTCAAAAGAACTTTGTAAAGAACTATCGCATCTTTTGACATGTCCTTGATTATTACATTTATTTAATTTTTTACGAGGAAGAACAGTTGGAATCTCATATAAATATTTTCCCGTAATAGTTAATTCTTTATAGGGTTTTTGTCGTTTCTCTCCTTTAACTGTATAAGAAGACATACCATCATTTAAATGACATGAAAATCCTAAACTTCTCGCTAAAAATTCAGCATCATATATAATTTTATAATTTGGTTCTCCTTGACATATTCTAATTTCATGTCCATTAAATCTTACACTACCATCTGTATCTATTAATCCAGCTAATAGTGATAATCTTGTTTTACGATCATTTGTTAAATAATCCAATGGAATATGTTTATTATTAATTAAACCATATTTATCTAATAATTTTTTAAGTGGTCCTTTCTCTGTTTTATTACAACTAATTCCAGATTGTGTATTATTAATTGTAGAACTAATACCATATTTATATTTATAACCTTTTTTAATCGTAGCATCATTATTTACACCCCATTTAATCCATTCATCAAGTAATTCTTTATCAGCAGTAGCAAATCCATAACCAGTTGATAATCCATCACCTAACCACATACCTAATATGTAAGGATCTAATCCAACTTCTTTCGTTTCCCAATTAATTCCGTCTGATTTAAATGTATATAATTGCTTTTGAACATTTTTAGGTAAGGATAAATATTTTTCAATTGTAATATCAATAACATTATCATCGTCTATTGTTGATTTAAATTCATCTAATTCTTCAATTTTGTTAAAAATTTTAGACTTATATTTTAATTCTTTTTTATCAAACCATTCAAATCGTAATTTATTTTTATAATTTCTAATATATTTATTATATTTTACTTTTAAAGTTAGAATATGATTATCTGTAACAGTATAATTCATAAAATTATTTTTATGTTGTATTACTTCATACATCATTTTCTCACCAGAACATGTGCTTTTAACTCTAACAGCATTTCCTTTATCATCAATTAGATAATCACCAACAATAATATCAGCAGCTTTTTTAATAGTTCCATTCCATAATAATATAGGAGTATTTGGGTCAAAACATTCTGCAGGGCATATCATACCAATTTGTGAATTATCTAATTTACGAGGTTGAACTAATTTACCATTTTTTTCCATTGCTGTATTAATTCTTCGTAAATGTGATAAAGTGCTAATATAAGACATTCTATTTAAAACTTGAGATACACCTTGTCTAATATTTTGAAAACTACCAATACTTTTAATTCCCCAATTTCCTGTTGATAATGAATATTTTAACCAAGAATCTAATAATGATTGTTTAAAATATCTATGAATATTACTATCTGAAATAATATCAATATTATTAATGGATTGATTTGCTCTCCATAAATTTAATTCTTTTTCAATTAAATTTTTAATTTCTTTAGTCATTTTTCCATAACATTGTCTAAATAAATTACTCATTAGAATACCTGGAGTATCAATTCTTTTATTACAATAACTATCTCTATTATCATATCCATCATATCCAAGATAAATTCTAATCATTTTTCGTATCATATAACCTAAATATAATGCTTTTCTTCTATAACATTTACCAACGTGTGGTAAAAAGTCATTAATAATATTATTTTGTAATAATTCTTTAACTTTTAAAATTTTATTAGCACCAGACATATTTCTTATCAATAATTGTTCTGCTTGATCTTGTGTATTAACATCACTTGAATCTTCGCAACATGCCATAAGTTCAGTAATAATTTTAATATTATCTTTATTATCTAAATCATAAACAATATGTTGTATAATTTCTTTATCATTAATAATACCTAATGCTTTAAACATTGTAAATACAGGTATTTCGCTTTTTAAAAAAGATGTATTAATTCTAATAATTCTTCCCATATGATTTAATTTACCACTCATATTTAAACTTGTAGTTTTGGGTGGTAAATAAATATTATCACTCATTGATCTAATTTCGGCATATAGACCATCACTATTATTATTAGGTTGAAAAACTAATGTTGTATTTTCATTAATTCTATCTTGACATATTAAAACTTTTTCATTTCCATTAATTATAAAATAACCACCATTATCATATCTACATTCGCTATTATCTTCTATATCATTAATACCAGGAACTTCATATAAGATACAACCTTTTGATTTTACCATAATAGGTATTTTTCCGATATAAACATTATTTACATATTTATCAATTTTTTCTACAATATTATCACTATTAATATGTTCAATAACTATATGAATATTAACATAAAGACTACTTGAATAAGTTAAATTATTCATACGAGCAATATGAGGTGTCATTGTTGAAACTGTTCCATCATTTTGTTGAAAATTAGGTTTTAATAATGATGGTTGTAATACATTAATATATATTTTTTGAATATTATTATTACTTTCATTTTTATTAAGAATATTTATTTTAATAGGATTAAAACCAGTAATAATTTGTGATAAGGTTCCATCTAAAAATTTATTATAACTATCAATTTGGTGTTTAATAAGAGGATTTACTGAATTTTGACTACCTCCTTTATTATAATAAACATCTAATATGTCCCAATGAAAAGTATCCATTAAATTATATATATTAATAAATATAATGATTATATCATTTTTTTTATAAATAGTATAAAAAAATATAACTATGGTTATATATATTTTTTATTTTTTTATAATAAAATTATCTTTTAAACTTTTTTTATAATCATACCAAATATGAAAATCGTTTATAGATTTTATGGTTGCTAAATAAGTTATAGTTATAAACCATACATTTATTTTTTTCATAATTATAATATTAAATTATTAATTGTTTTTATTTCATTTTTTTTATTTTGTAAAATTTCTTTATATTTATTTTTATTATTAAAAATTTTTAAAAATAAATTTAATGTTTTTTCAATATCAAAAGAAATAGGAACATAATCAAAACATTCTATTTCACTATATAAATCTAAAAAATCTAATTCTTTTAATAATTCATATACTTTACGAGTGCAAGATAAAGATATAAAAGGAATGTTATTATTAAAACAAAATATATGTGAATGAAATCTACTACAAATACCAAAATCTAAATTAGAAATTAAATTATTTATTTGATTTACATAAAAATCTTTATCAAAAAATTTATATTCAATATTTATAACTCTATCATTACAAATTAATGATTTTAATTGATTATTTAATATACAATCATTTTCTTTATTATTGTTATTATTTATATTAAAAGGAATTAAATATATTATAATATCTTTATTTATATTTAATAAATTATTAATTAATATTACAATATTATTAACGATATTACAATATTCTTTTTCATAATCTTTTTTATAAAACGGGCGACATAAAAACATACCAACATTTATTTTATTTTTGTTAAAACTAATATCAATATCTTTTTTAACAATATCTAAACAAAAACATATATCAGGTATATAATAGAAATTTATATTTTTATCAATTTCATATTTATTATTAATAATATCATTATAATCTCTACGATTTCTTAAATATACTTCTTTAAATAGATTTAAATAGTGTATATTTTCTAAAAATGGTATTCCTATTGATATAGCAGTTAAATCTAAATTATTTTTATTAAAATTTATTAATGGATCAATAAAATAAGAATTTACAACATCACCACCTCCTACTATTATTTTATCAAATATTATATCAAAATAATTTTTTAAAGTAGAAGGATTAGCATAATATATTTCTTTATCATCACCTTTTATTAAATTATTAAAAGCAATTTTAAAAGCATCATCACCAGCATTAAACATAGAATAATAACCATAAATTAAATAATTTTTAATATTTTTATTTTCAATATATTTTTTTTTATTAACATTATAAAATAAAAATTTATAATTATCATTTATATTTTCTATTGGTATTAATAAATTCAAAATATCTTGTTGTTTTAATGTAAAAAGTTTTGAAAATTCATCACCTTCTCCATAAGATATTAAATAATAATTATCAGTTTTATAAAATCCAGTTGGGAATACTAATAAATAAGGAAAATGACTATTATTATCATCAGTTGGTATAAAAGAATATGATAAATGTGTTATATTATAATTATCATCAAAAACATAAAAAAACATAAAATATATATATTTTCCATGCAATTTTATGTTTTTATAATTTACTGATTTAAGGAAATTATAAAATTCTGTATTTTTTTTAATATTTTTAAAATTTACCTTAACATGACCTAATGATATATTATATTTTTTAGAATTTATATAAATATATGAAATTGGAGTTCCAAGTGAAAAAAATATATTATCTTTACCATAAAAATCTATAATATTTTTAAGTTGTATTACTACTTTACTAATAAAACCTTTTTTATTATCAATATATTTAAAAATACCATTTATATCATAAATTACATTTTTATTATTATCAAAAACACAATTTTTTTCAACTTTTCTTTCTATATATAAATCTTTGTTTATTAATGGATATTCATCACCCATATAAATATTATTATATTTAAAATTAAAAATAATTTTTCTATATAATAATTTTACTTGTAAATCATCATCTTTTTTAAAGAAACCATTATATGTTATATATATTTCATTATTTATATTATATATTCTTGAATCTTGATTATATTTTTTAAATATAAAAGGGTTATTATATACCATTACCATTTTATCAATATCATCATTTTTAGTAAAAATACATAATCCTGTTGTATCTATTTCATCTTTATTATCTTCATAAATATTATTAGAAATATTTATAAAAAAATCATTATCATAATCATTTCTATATTTATTTATATTAAATAATTTAATATTTACTAATAATTCTTTATTATTATTAATAATCTCTTTATTAGTTTGTTCATATGATCTACACCAAGCACTCCAAGGATGTAATTTATTTTTATTTTTATATATAATATGTCTATAAACCATTATATAATGATTATCATATTCAATAATAGAATTATTAAATATATATTCATTTAATTTAATATCAAAATATTTATTTAAATTATAAATCATTCTTTATTGTTGTTAATAATATTTAATATTTTTTATATATAAAATATTATTTTTATTTAAATTTTCAGTTATACACTTTTACATTTTAAATGCCGATTTTTATAAAAAAAATATATTGTATATCTTTTATAATAAAATATATAAATTATTATATTTACAACTAATCATACATATCATCTAAATCATAATTATATAATTCTAAATTTCTCATTACTCTTTTAGGATGTAATACATTTTTTAATATTTCTTCTTCCATGTCTTCATTTTTTTTTCTCATCTTTTCATAATCTAATGTAAAAATTCTTTTATTTTCTGATAAAATATTCCAATTAATTTTATCTTGATTTTCTTTTAATATATCTAAAGCATTTTCATTTTTTGATAATAAGACCCAATTAATTTTATCTTTATTTTCTCTTAATAAATCTATAGCATTTTTATTAAATGATAACATTGTCCAATCAATTTTATCAGGATTTTCTCTTAATAAATCTATAGCATTCTCATTTGCTGATAAAATATCCCAATTAATTTTATCTTTATTTTCTTTTAATAAATCTATAGCATTTTTATTAAGAGATAAATTAGACCAATTAATTTTATCTGGATTTTCTCTTAATAATTCTATGGCATTTTTATTAGATGATAATATTATCCAATTAATTTTATCAGGATTTTCTCTTAATAATTTTATGGCATTTTTATTTTCTGATAATAAAATCCAATATATTTTATCTTGATTTTCTTTTAATAATTCTATTGCATTTTTATTTTTTGATAATAAGTTCCAGTTAATTTTATCTTGATTTTTTTTTAATAATTCTATTGCATTTTTATTTTCTGATAAATTAAACCAATTAATTTTATCTTGATTATCACTTAATAATTCTATAGCATTTTCATTAAATGATAAACTATACCAATCTAATTTATTAATATCGATCCAGTCTAATAATTTATAAATAGGTTTATTCATAATAATAATATATTTAATATTTTTTATATATAAAATAAATAAATCGCTGGTTATAAATATAAACCAAATTTTTATAAAAAAAATATTTTTTTTATTTTTTTATTTTTTTTACGCAAAATGCGTAAAAAATGCGTTTTTTATGATAAGAAAACGCATATAAGAAATTAAATATATATACCATTTATAGAATGGAAGATAATTATTTTTGCTGTGCGTTATGTAATTATAAAACAAAAAGAAAATTTGATTTAAAACGACACCATAATGCTCTACATCTTAAAAATGAGTTAAAAGAAAATGATAAAATTAATGTAATACAAAAAAATGATAATGTTAATCAAAAAAACGATAATGTTAATCAAAAAAACGATAATGTTAATCAAAAAAACGATAATGTTAATCAAAATGAGGATAATGTATTTTATTGTAAAAAATGCAATAAAAAATATAAACAAAAAAAATATTTATTAAATCATGAAGAAAAATGTATAGGAATAAATATTTTAACATGTCCAAAATGTATGTTTACATTTTCATCAAGAATTTCAAAATCAGCACACATAAAAAGAAATAATTGTAAAGCTAAAAGTATTATTCATGCTACTAAACCTGATATTATGATTAATTGTAATAATACAACTAATAATACTATAAATAATATTAATAATACTATTAATAATAATACTATTATTAATAATTATGGTTCTGAAAGAACTGATTATATTACTTTTGATGATATGATTAAAATTATAAGATTAGGATTTAATACTACTATTCCTAAATATATTGAATTGAAACATTTTAATAAAGATTTTCCAGAAAACCATAATATTAAATATGAAAAAAACAATGATTGTTATGTAAAAAAAAATGGTGAATGGAAAATTACTAATATAGATTATTTATCAAAAAAATTATTAAATACAAATTATAATGAAATAAATAAATTTTATTATGATAAAAAAGAAAAAATTGAAGAAAATATACAAAATATAGAAATTATAGATATAATATACAAAAGACTTAATTATTTAGATTTACAAGTAAATAAAAAAATGTATAAAGATATAAGATATGAAATAAAAGACATGATAAGAACAACAAAAATAAATAATTAATATTATTTATAATAATAAAATAAGATTTACAAATAAATAATTTATGAATATATCTTATCAAATAGTAAGAAAATATAATAATAGTTATTTTAAATATAAAATTTATTTATAAAATTTAGTTGAATATCTAATAATCTTTTATTTACTTTTACAAGATTAATATATTTATCTTCTATGCCTGATAAAATAATAAAATTATTATTTAATTTATTATATATAAATCCTGTTGAAAATATAATATTATATTTATTGTTGTTATATAATGGATATAATGTATAACCTAAAATATCAAAATTTTCATTAAAAGTAATAAAATAAGTATTATATAGTTTTTTTACATCAAAACTATGAACAATACAATAAAAAACACCATTAATAAAAATAGGAGGGGCACTACATCTTAAATTTTCAACATATTTATGTTTCCAAATAGTTTCTTTTATTTTTTTAATGATATTAAAATTTTTATCAATTTCATAAATTATAAGAGGGAATATAGAATATAATAAATAATATTTATTTAAATATTGGAAAAATTGCCAGTTTTTTTCAGGATGATTAATACCTTTTATATTATTTAAATAAGGGAAATTATATTCTATATTATTATCATAATCTACAACAACAACTTTTGGTATAAAAACATTTTTATTTATTTTAGTCATTGATATATATAATTTATTATTAAAAGCAAACAATCTTGGGTCTTCATAACCATTATTAATATCATATTTTAATTTAATATCATATAAATTATATTTATTAATATCAAAATTACATTCATAAATTTTACTATTATAAGATAATTTATATTCTTCATTTCTAAAAACAACTTTACAATTATAATTATTAGTGGTAATAATATTTGTATATTTATTATTTTCATAAATAATAATTCCTGGATTAAAATTATTATCAGGTGGTGAATTTTTATTTGTTAAATTATAACAATAAGGGAAACCTAATATATTTTTTTTATAAATAATATAAATACTTATAAAAATTATTAATAATATTAATATAACTATTAAAGATAATATATGAACTATCATTATTATAATATAATTACAAAAATAATAATAATTTTTTTAAATAATAATATTATAGATTGGTAATAATGAGTGATTCAACTTTTACTTATGATGATGAAATATTGCCAGAAATAGAATATTTTGAGATAGTTTCAATGGAGGAGATTATTAAAAATAATCCAACATTTATAGCATTTTCAAAGGAAGATATTTATAATGAAATGTATAATTTTTTTAAAGATAAAAATAAGGTAAGTAATTTTGTAGAATTGTTTTATAAAATTATAGATTATAAAAAAAAGGAAATAGATATAACTAATTATGTTATAGTAACAAATAGTCATAAAAAAGATTTAACTGATGAAAATATAGAAAAATTTATAAATTCGGTAAAAAAATTAAAAAAAATACAATATAAATTAAGTCAGGATGGTATAAATAAATTATGGTATAATTTAGAAAATAACGAAGACGAGGAACTTATAAGATATAAGGCATTAAAAAAAACTGTTATTGATTTGAATGATAATGTTAAATATTATGTATTTAAGGATGATGATACAAATATACCTGTTCTTTCATTATATTATTTAATACCGACATCAACAAAAGAAGATTATTTAAATACAAAAATAATATCACATTTAGACAATAGAAAGATAATAAATAATAAAATAATAGAAGATACAACTAAAAGTATTGAATATTTTTTAAAAGAAATAAAACCAAAAATACCATTAGAAGTAGTTAAATTAGAAGAAGAGTTAGATTATTCAAATTTAAAAGCAATATTTAGTAGATATGATTATGATTTAGATTTTATAAATTTAAAAGATTTAGATGAATTAAATATTGTTTTAGAAAAGATAGTAAGTAATGAAAAACAAAAGAAGAGTATTCATAATAATGTTAAAATAAAAGCATTAAATATAGAATATAATAAATTTACATTTTTTGATAATTTAAAAAATATTAAAGAATTAATAGAAATAACTAATATATCATATGAAAAATATAAAGATTTAATAATAAAACTTAATGACGAAAAACAAGCTACATCTAAATTTTTATATGATAATATAAGCGATATTGTTTTATCTATATCAAAAGATAAAGATGCATTAGATACAATAGCAGAAAATATAAAAATAATAAAACAAAATGTTTTAATAGATTATATTATTAAAACAATAAATGAATATAAAGATTTATCATTAGATAAAACAATAATATTATTAGATGAATTAGAAAAAAATTTTAATAGAACAAAACAGAAATATAGAGATATATTTGAATATAGTTTTGATATTAAAAACGAGGAACATTTAATAGAAATAGGGAATAATATAAAAAATTATCAAGGTAAAAATAAAAATGTTTTTGAATTATTTGAAGATATTGATAATAATACAGAAGATATAGATTTTAATATAACAAAAATATCACAAAATGATTTCAATATTTTTTATAATACTTATAAAAATGAAGAAGGATTTGTTGAAATTTTAAAAATAATATTACCATTTATAAATACTATATATGAAATATCTAATTTACCATTAAATTTTGATTTATTATGTAATAAATTATATAATAAATTTAGAGGAACACCTACAAAAAATAATATATTAAGTAAATTATTACACGAAAATTCAATAGAAATTAATAAAGAGGAATTAAATAAAATTTGTATTATTTTACCTAAAAATATATTAAATAGTATAGAAAGTGATAATTTTGTTCATAATTATTTAATAAAAGCAAATGAGGAATATGTTGAAATACTTAAAGATTTTTTATTTACATCTATAATATGGTGGTCTATACAAATACAAACAGAATTATGTAATGATACTTTATTATTTGAAGAACAAAAATTATATCCACCAGCAATTCCTAATTGGAATACACAAGGGTTTCCTTATAGTTCAACCGCTAATGATGGAACTTTATCATATTTAGTTGTAATATTAGAACATATACATAAATTAAAAGAACAAGACGAAGAAACAAATAAAAGATATTTAGATGATTATATACCAAAAATAGCAGATAATTTTTATAAATTTATTAAAAAATATACAGAAGAAAATTATGAGGAAGAATTAAAAATATTAAGAAGTTTAGAAGTTGGTGATAATTTAAAAAAAAGAAATAGAAAAGAAATAGGAAAAGAATATCAAAAAATTTTGGTAGAAAATTTAAGAGCACGAAATTTTAAAAATTTATTAGAAGAATATGTTAATGCTCTTTTATATATGCCATCAGTAAAATATGAAAAAATACATAAATATTTATTAGGATGTTGTTTACAAAAAATAGATAAAAATTTTACAGCGGATACAGATTTAATAAATACAAGAAAGGATTTAATGAAAGTTAAAACATCATTTGCTAAAACAAGAGAAATTAATAAACCAAGATATTTAAAATTTCATCCTACAAAAATGAATGAAAAATTTAAAAAAAATAAAGAAATTAAAAAAATAGAATATGATTTAAAAGAAGATTTAAAAAATGACATAGATGTTGATGAATGGTTATTAAATATTAAAACAAAAAACAATATTATAATGCCTGTTATTATTGTAGAAGATATTCAATTAACACCAAAAAATATAACAAAATATATTGATTCTTATTTAAAAATATTTGCAGATACAAATTTAATTAAAAAAGAATTTATAGAAATATTTAAATCAAAAACATTTTTCAATTATAAACAAATAATATTTTCTATAAATAAAATTTTTTATGTAAATTTAAAAGAATATCCAGATATTCAAAATTTTTGTATTAAATCAACAACAGATATTATAAAAGAAATAGATATTTTATATTCAATAATAAATGATGATAATAAAAATGAAATAAATAAAATAATATCATTTATAATATCAAGAATAATATGTTTACCTTCTGATCCTAATCAAATAAAAGGTAATGTATTAAAACCATTTTTTGATATAGATCAAAAAATAATTATAAATATGGCAAAAGAAATATATACAAAATTAACAAAAATATTCAAATCATCAAGTATTTTAACATTAGAAGAACAAATAGATTTTGTTAATAAAATACGAGAAGAAAATAAAAATAAAACATTAGATATAATGAATAAAAAAACAGAAGAAGAAAGAAATATTTTTAAAGAACTAAAAAAAATAGGAATTAAAACAGATGAAAATGACGATGGTAATGATGATGATATTAAATTAAATACAATAAATGAAGATAATGACGAAGATTATGAAGATGAAGAAAATGATTATAATATAGGAGAAGAAGATGGTATAGAATGTGATGAATGTTTAGAAAACCATAATTATGGTTTTATATATGCTGATTAAGAAAAAAATTTAATTTTTCTTCTAATTTATTTGTTAATATGTTAGTTAATATATTTTCTATATAATTTTTAATAAGACCAATAATAATATCATTATTTTCTAAATTAGAAAATTTATGATTTATAGTTAAAATAGATTTATTTTTATTATTAGGATTTTCGTTTATAAAAATAATAAATTTATAATTAAAATTTTTAAATATATTAGTTATAATATCATTATTTATATTAAAATTTTTTAAAGAAAAAGATATTCTATTATCTGTTTTTTTTTGTATTATTTCTAATTTAAAATTAGAAATATTAAATAACGATGTTATTTCGTGAGGAAAATGTTTTATATTTTTTATTAACATATTTAAATTTATTATTTTAATGTCATTATTATATGTGATGACAGGATTATGTTTTTTACAAGTATGATTTATAAAATTATCAGAATTTATAATATTTTTTATATTATTTATATTATTATTTATATAAATATAATTATTTATCATTTGTAATATATATTACAAAACTTTTATATACTAATTTTTTTTTCTATATTATCTATTTTTTTAGATAATTCATTAATACAATTAACTAACAATGCAGTCATATTTCCATAATTTATATGTAATAAATCTATTTCTTCATTATTTTTGACTAATTCTGGAAAATATTTTTGAACTTCTTGAGCAATTAAACCAATTTCATTATCACCAGTATCTTTTCTTTTATAAGAATAACAAGTAATTTTGTTTATTTTAGATAAAGTATCTTTAATTTCTTTTAAATCAGTTTTTATTCTAATATCTGATAAATTACCAATAGAACCTGCATATAAACTATTTGTTATATAACAATTATTATTTACATATATATTATTTGAAGTTATTATATTATCAGTTGCTAATAAACTTCCAGTTATTGCTACATTATTAATATTATTAGGTTCTCCGCATAAACCTATATATACTTTTTCAAATAAAGGATTTATATCATTTACAAATCCTTTAATTATTGGTAAATTATTAATAGTTGAAAAATTAACACTACCATAAGAATTTAACATATATGGTGTATTGATTATATTATTATAAAAATAATAAGACCAATTTGTTGTTAAATAATTATTTTGAATTAAATATCTAAATGGATAATTTATAGATATTTTATTTGTTGAATTAGTAATTATTTGTGGTTTTGTTAAATCTAATGTTATATTATTAGTTCCTATATTTAATATATTATAATCACTTATATTTTCAATTATATTATTATTATTTGTATTATTATAAATTTGAAAACTTTCAACATAATTAATATTATTATAAACATTACTATTTATTTTTATACTAAAATTAGTTTTTGTATTATATAAATTTAAACTTGGATACGAATAAATACTTGTTGAACTTATATTAATTGTAGGATTAACACCATAATAATTATTTAAAATAGTTATACCATTTTTATAATTATTATCTACATTTATTTGTAAATAACTATTATTATTAGATACTGAATTTTTATTACCTATATAAACAGGAACATTAAAATTTATATTATTATTATTAATATTTGTGCTTGTTGAATATAATGTAATAAAACTAATATTTGATGATGTTATATTATTTGTATTTTGTGTATTTATACTTATATTATTTGTTAATAAATTATCAATATAACAATTATTAGCATATATATTACTACAAATATTAGAAGAAGATACAATTATATTAACATTTGATATATTACAATCACTAAAATTAATATTATTTTTACCACTTATACTTTTAAATTTATAACATTCTATATTATCTATTCTTGCATTTCCATTTGTATATAAATAATAATTATCATTAGGACTTGGATTACCTAACGATAAACAACCTTTAGATGATATAGAATATGCAAAACTATCATTTGATGTTGCATACATCATATAAGGTGGTGGTTGTAAAACGGCATTAGAATTTAAAAAATTATAATTATAAGTTGATTTTTCTATATATAAATTAACAATTAATGTTATAGAAACTAAATAAGAATTTAATACATTATTACTTGAACTAATTATATAAAAATTATTAATATTTTGAAAATAACCACCATCTTCATAAGTTGTTTTTGTCATTAAATTAAAATTATAATAATAATTATAATATAATTTATTATTTAAAAAATTATTAGTATTATAATTATCATTTCTAATTCCAAATGAAAATATATTAGGAAAATATAATGATGTATAAATATAAAAATTATAATTATTTTGTATTAATAATGGTGTTTCCGCTGGATATGTATGAATTATATTTTCATAATTTAAATTTTCAAAATTAGAAACATATATTGTATTTTGAATATTTGATGTATATTCTTGAAAAACTGAAACATTTGTTTTATATAAAATATTAAAATTATTTATTGTTTGTATTGAACTATTTATAAGATTATCTAAAATATCATATCTATTTGTAACAATGTCTTTAACATAAAATGAAGATATTATAAAATTAGATGTAGTATAATTTGATGTAGGATTATAATTTAAATTTAATCCTATAATTGGTGTTTTTCTTGTATTATTTTCTTGTAAATCATCATCTCTATTTATTTGTAATAAATTTTTAGGATTTGTTGTCCCTATTCCTACATTTCCTATATTATTTACTATAAATTTATCTCCAGTATGAAAACCATCATAAAATATTACATTTGATGTTATATTTTTAGGCGGGTCCTGAATATAAATAGATGCTAATGGTAAATTACTACCTATACTAATAAATCCATTTTCATTTATACAAAATTGTCTTGTTATATTACTAACATTACAAGTATATAAATCTATTATATTACTATAATTATTATATTTTTGAACTAATATAGGAACTTCATCGTATTTTTTATCATTAATAATAGAAATAGAACTATTAAAAACACTTGATACTACTCTTAAACCATATAAAATTGGGTTATATATTGATATATTACAACTTAAAGATGTGCTTCTTAATGTATTTATATATAATGTATTTTTATCTTGAAATTTTAAATCTTTAAATAAATTTATATTTGAACTTATATTTGCAACCTTTATTCCATTTAAATTAACTACTATATTAGAATTTATAATTCCTACTATAATATTACAATTATTATCATATATACTTATAAAATTACTTGTATTTTTTAAATTAATATTTAAATTATTGTTTAATGTTGTTGTATTATTACTTGTTAAAATAATATTATTAATATTTATATCATTATTTATATTTGTATAATTATTAACATTAAAATCTTTATATGATAATGAAAATAAATTATTTTTTTCATTATCATTAATTACATAATCCCCCTTTTCATATCCTGTATAATAACTATTTTTATAATTTATAAATGTATCCTCGTAAGATTCGTTATTAGTATTTAAAAATATAACATTAGAATTTGTATATGTATTTAAAGTTAGATTATTATCTACAATATCATATCTATTTATGTTGTTAAAATTTCCAATATTTATAGACATTTTTACTTTATTTTATATAATAATAAAAAATTATCTTTATTTACAAATAAAATAAATTATCTAAAGATGTAATAGTATTATATGGATCAATTAGGTGTAGATATTAAAGATATAGATATTACAAAAACAAATATTATTATTACTTATCAAAACGATCATATTGAAATGATAAGTAAATGTTGTGATGGTTATAAAAATATGTATAATGAATGGTTATTAAATGATCCACCTTTCATTTCAGATATTTTCAAAAAACAAATGAGAGATTTAACTTTATATAGTATAAATCAAAATGCTGAATGTTTTAATTATTTAAATAATTTTTTTACTTATGATAATAAGGATAATGTTTTAAGATTTCTTGTTTATATGCGTAATAGAGATGTTGAAAATGATAGAAGAAAATGGAATAAATTATAAAAAATCCAAAAATTCTAAAATTTTATTTGCTTTATTTTTACCAATTCCATTTATTTTAGTAAGTAATAATGTTTTATTATCACTCTCTTCTAATGTTTTTATTAATATTCTTATTGTTGCATATTGTTCTTTTATTTTTTTTGCTATTTCTTTTGAAATAGTTGGTATTTGTGATAATTGTAATAAATAACAATTATCCTTATCTATATTTTCTATTTTTTTGCTTTTTATTTTATAATTATCTATATATGATGATTTTGTATTTTCTATATTATTAATAAATTTTTCTGGATTTGCTAAAATTTTATTATATAATAAATATAAAAATTCTGCCGTTTCTTCTACATTTTTTGTAAAAAAAACATTAAAATTATCCCGATAAATAGAATGTAGATAAGAACTTAACAAAATACTATTTGATGATACTATTGTATCTTCTTCAATTATATAATTACAATTTTTATAAGTAGATGTCATTCTTATTTTTTGTTCTTTATATCTTCCGTCTTTTATAGATGCTAATAAATCTGATGCTGTTTTTCTTTCATATACAAATATATTATCATTAAAAGTTATATGAATATCTCCTATTTCTAATTGTTGTTTAACAACTTCTATATTTTTTTTTATTAATTTTTCATATAATGTTGTTTCTCTTGAATCAATTATTATCATTCTTATTTTTAATATAAATTAATCTTATATAATAATAAAAAAATGATTATTTATATAAAAAGAATTAGATATAATTATATTAAATGACTACCAATAATAAAAATGAAATAAGAAATAAAATTAAAGACTTATTCGTTAATAATATTGGATTAACAGATATTGAAGCAAGAGATTTAGAAATAGGTATTTTTAATTCAAGTATTGACTATTCAAATTCTTTAAAAATACCATTGACATGGTCTTCTCAACTTTTTATTAATACTTATATAAATATTGCAAGAAGTATATATACAAATTTAGATAAAGATAGTTATGTAAATAATGAAAAATTAATTGAAAGATTACAAAATAAAGAATTTGCGCCTCATAAATTAGCATATATGAGTTGTGAAGAAATTTTTCCAGAAAAATGGGAAAATATTATAGAAAATCAGAAATTAAAATTTAAAGCAGCATATGAAATCAAGCAAATTTCGATGACAGACAGTGTGAAGTGTTCTCGTTGTAAGAATAATAAAATTTCTTATTATGAATTTCAAACCCGTAGCGCCGATGAACCTATGACGTGCTTTTTCAGTTGCCTTGTCTGTGGAAACAAATGGAAAAATTAAATCAAATATAATTAATTTTTAAAAAATTTTGAATATTTTTCAGATGTTATAAATTCTTTCCATAAATTATATATTTCTTCATTTTTCATTATACTATTTTTATAATTTTCTTTTTGATGATATAACCAAACATTAATATATTTATTTTCTTTATTATTATCATTTGATAATGGTAATTTCTTATTTTCTTCTATATATTTTTTAACTTTTTCTAAATTTTCTTTCCATTTTTCTTCATTTGTTATAAAATATTTTGAATATTTTTTAGATGTTATAAATTCTTTCCATAAATTATATATTTCTTCATTTTTCATTAGGCAATCTTTATTTTTATAATTTATTTGTTGATGACCTATCCATTCGTTAATATATTTATTTTCTTTTCCTAATGGTTTTTTGTTATTATTATTTATATATATTTTAACTTTTTCTAAATTTTCTTTCCATTTTTCTTCATTTGTTAAAAAATATTCAAAATATTTTTCTGATGTTATAAAAATAGACCATAAATTTAGTATATCATCATTTTTCATTAAATTATTTTTATTTTTATAATTTTGGTTTTGTGAACTAATCCATATTCCTAAATTTTTTATTATTTTATTATTATCTTTTTGACACGGTATTTTGTTATTTTTTTCTATATATATTTTAACTTTTTCTAATTTTTCTTTCCATTCTTCTTCATATGTTAAAAAATATTTTGAGAATTTATCATCTGTTATAAATTCTTTCCATAAATTATATATTTCTTCATTTTTCATTATATGATTTTTATTTTTATAATTATATTGTTGAGTGCTAATCCATTTTCCTAAAAATTTAATTTCTTCATTATTATTATCACGAGAAGGTCTTTTATTATTTTTTTCTATATATATTTTAACTTTTTCTAAATTTTGTTTCCATTCATCATCATTTGATATAAAATATTTTGAATATTTATCATCTGATATAAAATTAGTCCATAAATTATATATTTTATCATTTTTCATTATTTGTTCTTTATTTTTATAGTTTGTTATTTGATTACTAATCCATCGTCCTAATAATTTATATTCTCTATTATTATCATTTATTGATGGTCTTATATTATTTTCTGATATATATAATTTAACTTCTTCTAATCTATCTTTCCATATCTTATCACCATTTATAAATTCCCCTAAATTATTAAATATCATTTCATATTTATAATTCATTTCATTTTCTTCTTCTTTATTTTCTTGAATTTCTTCTTTTCTTTCAATTGATATATATCCATTTGTTCTTTTATTTTCATATGATTTTCTTATTCTTTCATCATTTTTTGCTATTATTTTTAAAAATTTATTTATACTATTTTCTTCTTCTTTTATTGAATATGGTAATATTACATTTGCTATTTTCTTTCCATTATATTTTCGTAATGCTCTTCCAATTATTTGTATAGTTTTATTTTTTGATGATGGTAAATGTAAGAAACAAACACCATTTGTTATAGGAGCATCAAATCCTTCTACTAATATATCAACATTTACTATAAATGCAATTTTTCCATTTTTATATTTATCAATTATATTTTTTCTTTTTATTTTACTTGTATTACAATCAACATATTCAGATATATTATTATGCAATTTATTAAATAAATTATTAATTTTTTTACCTTCAATTTGTGTATTACAATAAATAATAATACTTCTATAATTTTCAATTAAATATTTGCATATATTTGTATTAGAAGGATCATTTTTAAAAATTGGTATTTTAATAACATAATCAGTTAAATAATTATTATCTATCATTTCTCGTAAAGATTTATGATAATATATGAAATTATCATCATAAAAATTATCAATAGTAGCAGATAAATAAATATTATTATTGTAAATTTTCAAACTTTTAATAATATCAATATAAGTTTCTTCATTTTCATTATCATCATTATCAGTAAATTCTTCTTCATCATCATTATATATTTCAGGTTTATATATATGATGCGCTTCATCTATATAAATTTTTTTAAATATATGCAAATGTTCTTTAATATGTATAATACTATTATAAATACATATAGTTATATTTTTATTAATATTAAATTTATTATTAGTATCACCAATTAATTGTATAGTATTTTTCATTTTAGGAAAATATTTAATTATTTCATCATATAATTGATACATTAAAATACATCTATTTACTAATATTAAATACTTATCAGTATTATTTAAAGAATTAATAATAATAATATTTTTACCTGTTCCAGTTGGTAAAGAAATAATAATGTTTTTTTCATTATTTTTAATTAAATCAATACATTCAATTTGATAATCTCTTAATTGAATATTTTTATCATTATTATTAACAATAATTGGTTCTTTAATATTAGAAATATAATCAGTTAATTCTTTAATATTATATTTTTTATCAATAAATCTATTTTTTTGATAAAGTAAATTTGTTGATAATAAACAATCATCATTACGAGTAATAATTAAATTATTCCATTTAATGATAGTTTTATTTAATAAATTACAATAAATATTTTGACTTGCAAAGAATGTAGAACAGTCATTCCAATTAAGATATTTTTTTCTTAATTTACATTGAACTATTGTATCATTAAGATTACAAATATCAATTCCTGTATCAGTAATAGACATAAAATTATTTTCTTTATAGTCAGGATTAATATCATCATAATGAAAGAATAATTCATTAAATTCTTTTGTAAGAAGAATACAAGAATAATATTCAAAAATTTTAGATAAATCATAAAAATTCAATTCATTTATGTTTTTACCAGAATTAATAAGATCATAAAAGCGATAATATAACAAATTATTATAATAATCAATATGATAATCCATAAGGAATAAAATAAAAAAATAAATCACTTTTTTATTAAATAAATATATTTTCTTTTTATAAAATGTCTTTTAGAGAACTTTCTAAATGTGATCGTGAAGATATATCAGGCAGTCTTCCTAAATTTGTTATTGATTATCAAACTAATAATATTATAGAAGAAATTTCTTATAGTAATAAGAAATTTGTTGCTAAAATTTCAAAATTATCTGAAAATATTGATAAAGAATTTTCAATTTATAATATATTAATTGATAATAATGTTTATGGATTTTTAAATTATAATTCTTTTTTTATATGTAATGATTTTTTTACAAAAATTATAAAAGAAAATACTATTAATATTTATAAAAAAAATAAAAAAGATATGAGTAAAATTTTAGTTATGGAATATATTGAAGATGGTAGTTTTGGTTTATATAATTGGTCTTCTGATGATATAGAAATAATTAAATCGTGTGTTAAACAATTAATATGTTCATTAGTAGATGCTTATATAAAAACAGGATTTGTGCATTATGGTTTATATAATAATAATTATCTTCTAAAAAGAACAAGAAAAACAGAATTAAAATATAATATAAATGGTAAGGAAATAATTATACCATTATATGGATTAGAAACAGCAATAATGGATTTAGAAAATTGTAAAATAAATCAAAATATATATGAATTTATATATAGTTTAAACAAATTAATTTATAGTATAGATGATATAAGTATTAAAAATGATATTTTGGGTAAATATAGTATTAAAATAACTATTAAAATTAATGAATTATATATTTTATCTATTGATGATAAAACAAGAAATATAGAATTAGCAATGAGAGTATTAGAAATTTTAGATATATAATAATTAAAAAAATGATTATTATATAAATATTATTTATTATAATGAATATAATTAGAAAAATGTTAGCTAATGTATCTGATAGAGGAATTGAACGTATTGAAAATAGAATTGATGGTATAAAAACAGGTATTATTTCAGCTTTTACAACAGGATGTTTATTATTATGGAATACTGATAAATATGTTGAAATGAAAACTGATAAATTTAATAGAGAAATGAAAGAATTAAAAGAACAAAATGAATTTCTTAAAATTGAAATAAATAATATTAAAAATAAAAGATGGTTATGGTAATATTAAGTATAATATAAATTTTTTCATTTTTATATTTAAAGAATTTTAAATATACATATATTAGAATTTTATGTTAGAAAAACTTAATAATTTTATATATAATTTAATAGCTCCGTATGATTTATATGTTCAACATAATGAATTTATGAAGAAAGTTTATGATGATAAAATAAAGAATGATATTTATTATGGAATATCATAAATATAATGTTATATTAAAATTAATTTTTTATTTATAGATTTCCAACACCAACTTCAACACCCATAACTGCTTTAACTAAATTTTTATAAAAAACATCTCTTGTAGGTGGTAAATTATTAACAATATAAAAATCAATTGTTGCAAAACACATATGAGATTGAGGTAATTTATTAATAGAACTATCTTTTAATTCAAATTGATAATTTAATGATTCGTCTATATAACCAAAACCAGTCCAAAAACGAATTAATTTTTCAATAAATTGTAAAAAATAAACATTATAATCATCTGGTTTATTATCAATACCAATTTCAGAAAAAGGGAAAGTATCACCATCATCATTTAATATAGATATAAACATCTCCAATATTGTATTATATAATACAGTTTTATTAGGAAATCTACTAATAATTCTTGGCATAACTTCATTTAATTTACTAATTATCATATTTATATCGGATAATGATATATTTTTATATAATAATTGATCTAAAATGTAAATAGTAGGTTTTGCCTTATTAAAAACATGATGTTTCATATATTTGAAACCTAATATAAAACCTTGTAGATAATAAATATTTTTTATTAATTTTGTTTTACCAACTCTTTCTATATTTTTATAAGGGTTATTTAATATTTCATTACTATATAATTCTAAATAATTAATAAAATTATAATCATTAATTTCATGATCTAATATATGTTGATGATTTTTAGGATCTTCAATATCAATTTCATCATTGAAATTTAAACCAATAGAACCTATATAATCAGTTTGAGAATTAGATCCTCTCATTAAATTAGCAAATGTAGTATTAAATTCATTAGAAAAATCAAATGCTGCATATGAAATTAAATCTTCACTTGTAATATCATCAGTTTTATATAATAATTTACCTAAAAGTCCATTAGATAATCTAAAATTAAATCCAAAATCATTAAATATAAAAAATGATAATAATTTACCTAAAAATTCATAAAAATCACGATAATGTATTGTATTATTGTGAATTATGTGATTAACAAATAAAGGATTTATTTCTGCTGTTGGATTTGGATTTGATGTTATTACATTCTTAAAAATTTTATTAACATCCATATAAGGATTTAAGAAATATCTATCAGAACCACTTGGTTTAATGAAAATTTTTAATGTTTTTAATTCATCAATAACACCTTGATAAAAATCTCTTGCAACACCAATTCCAATACCTTGAAGAAAATTCATATTACCATTTTTAATTTCAAAATATTTAACACTATGCATAAATAATTTTACACGAAACATTAAATTAAATTTTTCACGATTTTCACTTTTAAATTTATAATAATTATAAAATAATTCTGCAATTTTACTATTATTGACATTTATAAATATACCTATCATATTAGTTGAAATAGATACTTTTTTAGATATTTCTTCTTTAACTTTTGCCATATCAGATATTGCACATTCTTTTGAATACATATTACACATTCTAATTAATTTATTTGATAATCTTTTATATTTATCTCTAAAATTACTATATTTATCTTTACATGAAATTTTTATATCTTCTTCTTCTTTTATACTTGATGAGAGTTGTGGAGATAAAGACATAGATTTAGATGATGAAGTTACAGGTTGAGGTGGACGATACATAGAAGCCATTTCTCTAATTCTTTGTGCCTCATTAATTTGTTCTTGTGTCATACCTGTATTTGGTGGATGACATACACCTGAATCATGTCGATATCTAATATGGTCTGGTAATACCTCAGGATTTCCACATCTTGTTTTAAAATCTCTAAATGTAGGACCTCTTGTATATATATATGTATTTGATATAGGATTACAATTTGGATTTTCCCGCCATCTAATACAACTTGGATGATTTCTTCTTTGTTCTGCTGTTTCTCGTTGGGGTACAGAAGGAACAGGTGCTATAGGAACACGAGGAGCAGAAGGCACTGAAACTGGTGAAATAGGAGCACGAGGAGCAGAAGGAGCAGTTACAGGAACATTAGAAACACGAGAAGAAGAAGTACAAGAACCATTTCTCCATGCACTTGGTGGATCAGGAGTTACATTAGGATTTCCACATATACTAACTATAGAATTATAAACACGTCCATTAGTTTGAATAATACGATTTGTTCTTGGATTGCAATTTGGTCTATTTTTCCATGTTTCACATTCAGTTGCTGTAAAATTAATAGTAGTTGAAGACGATGATGAAGACATTATTCTATATATTTTATATATTAAAAAAAATATATAATAATAAAATATAATGGTTATAATATGATATTAAATTTTTCAGAAAAAATATTTATGGATTTTCATGATTTTTTTTGGTATGATGCATATATAAAAAACAAATGTTTATATAGTAATAAAATAAAAGAAATAGATATAAATAATTTAAATAATTCCGATAATATTTATATAAATCTAAATGAAACATATTATTTATTTAAATTTTATGATAATAAATTTATGAAATATTATATTATATAATAATATGATGTATGAAATTATTCCAAATTTATATTTAGCATCATATCATTCTATTGAATTATTACCTAATACTTTTATTGTAAATTGTACTAAAAATTTAGATATGTTAAATGATGATAATATTAGAATAGATGTAGATGATGATATGAATGATGATTCAATAAATAAAATGTATAATACATTAAATAATATAGTTGATATTATTGATGAACAAATAATAAATAATAAAAATGTTATAGTGCATTGTCTTGCAGGACAACAACGATCACCAACTGTTATTGCAGCATATTTGATATCAAAAAAAGAATATAAATTAAATGATGCTATTGAATATATTCGTGAAAAAAAGAAAGATGCTTTTTTTTGGCAAATAAATTTTATAAAATCATTAGAAATGTTTAATAATGATTTTTTAACTAAAATTAAATAATTTATCCAATTTCTCTTTTTTTTATAAATTTTTTCTCTAATAATTTATTAATTATTTTATTAATTTTTTTATTAATATCAGATAAATTACTTTTAATATCAGATAAATCATTTTTAATATCAGATAAATCACTTTCAATTGTTTCTAATACTTCATTATTCATATAATTTTCTTTATATTGATAAGAAAATAAATGTTTATATCATGCTAATAAGATTATCTATACAATTAACAGTTCCGACATATAATCCATTTTTTGTTTTTAGATGATATAAAGAAATATTATGATGATATATAAATGAATTATAAACAACTTTTTACTAAATTTTATATACCACATAATGTAAGAAATATTATAAATCCTTGTTATAATTTATATGATAAAAATATATTTGATTTTATAGAAAATCAAAAAATATATAATATAGAACTTTATTCATCAGAAAATTATTATTATAAAAAATATGAATTAAATAATAAATATGTAATTACATTTCCGTGTAATAATAATTATAAGAGTTTAGTTGATGATATTAGCAATTCAAATAAATGTATAGGTGGAATTATTGTATTACCATTAATGTCATTTATGATGTCTTATGATAAACCTAATGAAAAATTACGAAATAATTTTTTTTATAGATATATTATTCAAAATATGAATATTCAAAAAGATATAATTATAAATAATAATAAAACATATATATCTATGCAATTTATCAATAAAAATATATAAAATGCCGATTTTCATAGTAAAAAAAAATAATATTATTATTTAAAAAATGAATTATATATATGATTATGAAATAGATAATTATATAAAAAAAGCTGCAATAAATAGACTACATGCATATATAACAACTAATATTAAAAAAAATTTATATATAAAAGAAAAAAAAATAGATAATGAAATAAATAATTATATAAAAAAAATAGGAATAAATAGAATAAAGGCGCATATAAAAAGATTTTTTTTACATAATAATATTTTTATGTAATATAAAAATATTTTTTATAAAAGTAAATAAAAAAAAAATGATTAATTTTTATTTAAGAATTATATATAATAAAGTAATTAATAATGAGTGTTGTAATTTTACCAAAAAGTGTTGATGTATCAAAAATTAGATATACTGAAGTTAGAACTCTACCATCAGGTGCAAAGTCAATGTATATTAATTATGGAACTGGAAAATTAAGAATTCAAACTCCAATTATGTCATTACCATATGGATTAGGTGAGGGATATGATGAAAAACAAGCAGCAAAAGCAGGAAAAGAAATTGTAAAACCTCTTTCTGAAAGAAAATATGATCTAACTTTATCATTTAGAGGAATGGATGAAAATCCTAAAATTGAAATTTTTCTAAATAAACTAAAAGAAATTGAACAAAAGATTATTGATGATGCTTTTGATAATCGTCTTGAATGGTTTAAAGATGATTATGATGGCAATAAAAACTTTGTTGCTAAACTATTCAATCCTATTATTAAAATTGATAAAGATTCAAAAACTGGAAAAATTGTAGGAAAATATCCGCCTACATTAAAAGTAAAAATTCCATTTGATGGAAAAAATGGAAGATTTACCTTTGATAGTTATGATTTAGAAAATAATGAAATTCAATTTGAAGATATTATGTATAAATTAAAATCTGGAAAATCTCAATTGATTATTGAATTATCAGGAATGTGGTTTGCTGGTGGAAAATATGGATGTACATGGAAGGTTATTTCAGGTAAATTTCAAATTTATCAAAATCATAAAGTAACCTTTTTAGAAGATAGTGATACTGAAAAAGCAATTGCTGAAGTTGATGAAGAAGAAGATGACGATGATGATATTCATACACCACTTCAAAGAACTGAAAGTGCTCGTGTTGTTAAAAACAGTGATGATGAAGAAGAAGAAGATGGTGATGGAGAAGAAAGTTCTACACCACCAGTTGTAGAAAAAGTAGAAAAGAAAAGAGGTGGTGGTAGAACTAAAAAATAAAAAAAAATAATTATTATAAAATAACAAAAAATAATTTTTTGTTATTTCTTTTTTATTTTATATCTAAAATAACAATAGATATAACAAAAATTATTATTGAATTATATAAAAAAGATTTAATTTTTTTATAATATAAAGATAATAATAGAAAAAATTAATCCCATAATTAAAGTAGCGATAATAGTAGGTTCATTTTGTTCATTAATAATTTCTAATCTAAAAACATTTGAAAAAATTATATCTAATATTTGATATGTTTTTTTATTTGATAATAGAAAAAATAAAATAAAACAATAAACTGCTGTTTTAAATTTTAGTACATATAAAAATTTTGTTTTTTCTTCATTTTTATTATTATCTTTCATAATGTGTTAATTTAGAATTCTATATTTGTTAATATAAAAAAATTATGCACTTGATATAATCTATATGAAACTGTTATATCTGATAACCATGATGGCATATTATCATAAAAATCATTTGAATATAGTGCTAAAGTTTTTATAAAAATACAACATAATAAAAAATGTTTATCTCCTTCTTTAAATAATTTAATAATTTCATTACAAAAATCAAAATCAAAATTTTCTTCTATTATATTAATAAAATATTTTTTACTTTCTGGAATATCATTAGAAATAATATGAAAACTTTTTATAATTTTTTTAATTTTAGTATAATTATTAATTTTTAAAAACCATTGAACATTATTATAAAATCCTATTTTTTCTATTAACTGTGAAACTTCTGTATATAATTGTATTATACTTGTTGCTTTATATTTTTCTTTTATAGAATTTAAATCTAAACCATTATAATAAATAAACTTATCTAATTTATTTATAATATTATCTTCTATAATTTCTTTTGTATATGGATTTGTATTTCCATAATTTAATAAATAATGTTTTAATTCTAAAGCATTGAAAGCGTATATATGATTATTTTTATCTTTATATTTAAAAGATAAAGAATTTATAGGTTCATATGTAAAGGGGTCTTCTAAATTTTGAGAATCTTGTTTAATTATTAATTTTTTTAGAAAATATGATAATATATATTTTTTTTTATTAAAATTTTTTAAAATATAAAAAGTTTTTTTATTAAGTTCAAAAATAAAATCAATAATATTTTGTTTTTTTCCAATATTATATTTTTCATATATTTTTGATAATTTTTTTTTTGAAAATAAAATAGTTAATGCTGATTTAAATATTAAATCTTTAGTATATATATTATTATTTTGTATATATTCATATAAAGAATAAATACTTTTAACATCAACATCAATATTATATTCAAATAATTCATCAACTAAATCATAAATACAATTTTCAAAATTCATATGAGTTTTACAATATTTATCAAAATTTAAAGAATTTTTATTACATTTTGCACAAGTATCAAAATATCTATATATACATTTACCACCCATATTATAATCTATTTATTATAGATAAATGTTATATAGTTGTTGGCAATAAAATACCTGAATGTATATAAGTAAAATAGTCATAAATTTTCTTATTTAATAAAACATATTTTTTACCATTATTTATAACAACTTGTCCTCTATCTATTTTTTTAATTTGATATTTTTTATGTTTCATAATTTTATAATCATCTTTATAATCTAATGTATAAGATAAATCATTATTATTAACACCTACTGCCCAACTATAACATTTAAATCCATTTTCTAAAGGTTTATTATGAGATGAATTAATAATACAATCAACTGAACTTGCTTTTAACATATTTAAAAACTGATTTATAATATTTTCTTTATTTGTTGCTGTTTCTAATATATGTTGATCTGTTGTTTTACTTTTATCTAATGTTTTTAGAGTAAAGTCTAAGTCCATTTGTTCTTTTGTAAATTTCATAATATATTTAAAAACTTGAACATTTTGGTCTTCTTTAGGTAAAGAAGTATGTGATCTTGTTCTTATAGCTCTGCCTATAACTTGACTAATTCTAACATTATTCCAATAAGGTTCTGTTATTAAAACTCTTCTAACATTTTTTAAAGAAATACCTTCTGCACCACTTGCAGTAATACAAAAAACTTTAACTAATTTTCCATATAATTGGTCTTTATCTACAATAGAATCGCTTAAATTTTCTGGTAATAAATCATAAGCACCATTAAATAAATTCATTAAAATATTTGTTTTTTCTTTATCTTGATTAAAAATAACATATCTTTTATTATCATATTTTTTATCAAAAACCGACATATCAGCAAAAACATAATTTTTATCTTGTTTTTTTAATTCTATTTCTTTAAATTCATATCTATTTAAAATTTCAGTAAAAATTCCTAATCCTTCAACAGATCTAAATTGAGAATATATTAAAACAGAACCAGGAGATGTTTCAATATGTTCTAACATTTTAGCAAATTTAGGACTATATAATTTTTTTAAATTATCTAATTCAAATGCATCAGATTTTAATAATTTTGTCATAGCATCATTTAATTCTTTTTCATACATATTATCTTCTTTTTTATCTTTTTTATCCTTTTCTTCTTTATCATCATCTTCTTCTTTATCATTTTCATCAATATCAATTTCTTTTTTTAACATTTTTCTAACATCGTGAGGATATAAACGTTTAATATTTTCAGGAAATGCAAAATTACAAACCATTCTACTAAAAGCTCTATATACAGATGTTTTGTCATCAAAAACACCTTTTTGTTTTTTTGCATTATCCATACCTCTTTCTATTGCTCTCACGCCACTATATATATTTAATTGATGATTTGACATATTCAAATATTCAATAACTTCGGGTAATACAGTTGGAAATAAATTAGTATCCATAGGATTATAATAACTTACAGTTCCTAAAATTCTTCTCATAAATAAATCAGTATTTGTAATTTTAGGATTATCTTCATCAGAATTATCAATAAAAACATTATTAAAATCATCTTTTTGATTTGGTAATGCATAAAAATTTTGTGATGTAAATTTAATACTCATTTTAACATTTTTAATATCATTTATTTTATTTATAATATTTTCTAATAATTTTGGTGTTGTAAAACCCCAGTTATGTTTAATTATATTTAAATATCCTTCTCCATTTTTTTTATATCCTTTTGGTATTAATGATAAATTTATAACTCTTTTTTCTTCATCTACATTAATTTCATCTATAAAAGAATATAGGTCAGTTTCAGATAATTTATCAATAATAGATTTAATTGGAGGAACTATAGAATTTTTTAAAATACTTAATTGATAAATAATCATAGGTCTTCTAACTAAATTTATTAATGATGCTATTTCATAAGGATTATTAATAATAGGTGTTCCTGATAATAAAATTATCTTAACATCAACAGATGACATAATATTATTGTATATTTGTCTTGCTAATTTACTTCCATTAACAATTCTTGATATAAAATTATGAATTTCGTCTATAATTATAAAAGAATTATTAAAATCATCTTTATATTTTGTAATTATTTTTTGGGTTAAACCATTATAACTTATAAATGTATATCTATTATTAATAATATTATTAATAACAATATCTATATCTTGTTTTTCATCTTTATTTGGATTTTTTTTTACTATAACTGCATTTGGTAAATCATCATCATATAATGGAATCCAAATTAAATTATTTTTTTTAATAATAGAATTATCAATTGCATATTTATCTAATAAAATTTTATAAGTTTCTTTTGATGAATCTATTTTTACTAAAAACCAATCTTTTTTTAAATCTAAACCAATTTTAGATATTTTCATTATTTCACCTTTAAAATTTGTAGATAAAGATGCAGGTGATAATACAAATATTTTTTTTTTATTCATAAAACCCTCTGAAGCAGCAATAGCAGATGCTGATTTGCCAGAACCTAACATATGATATAATAATAATCCATTATAAGGACTATCAATTTGAATATAATCTTTAACTACTAATTGATGATTAAATAAATTAATATCATTACATAAATCATCATCTTTTTTGCATTTTATTTTTTCATATTCTTCTTCATTAAATTTTTTATATATATCATAATTAAAACCTATTCTATTGGGTAAAATCCAATTAGATTTTTCCATTCTACTCTTATTTAAGAATTCTTTTATACAAAATAATAATAATATGGATTATAATCAAGGATTAGAAAATTTAGGCAGTACTTGTGCATTAAATAGTATAATACAAATAATATGTAGAAACAATATATTAAGAAATATAATATTAAATGCATCCATAGATGATAATACATTAACAATGCAATTAAAAGAGATAATAACAATTTTATATATACAAAAACAATCTGTATCACCGAATAAATTTATAAATTTTTTTTATAATACTTTTTCAAATATATTTAATCCTAATGAACAATTAGATATATCAGAATTATGGTTTTTTATTTCTAATAAAATTTCAGATGAAAATTCATATAAAAAAGATAAAATAGAAATTAATAATATAAATGATGATAATTATATGTCTATTTTGAAACATAATAATTTTAAATTTTCTTTATGGTTAGAAAACATTCAAGGTTCTTATATTAATATTATTGAATGTAAAAATTGTAATAATAAATCTTATAATTTTGAACCATTCATTGCTATTCAATTAGATATATCAAATAATGATAATTCATCAATAACTGAAATGTTATTAAATAATTTAAAAATAGAAGAACATAAAAATGAAGGTTGGGTTTGTGATAAATGTAATCAAAAATCTGATTATATAAAAATGTGTAAATTATGGAAAATACCAAATATTTTATGTTTTATAATAAAAAGATTTGATAATTATAAAAAGAATAATAATACTATACAAAGCAATAAAAATTTAATTTTTAAAAAAGGATCTGTTTATGATTTAAAAGATGATGTAGAATATAAAATATCATCAATAGGATTACATCACGGAATATTACAAGGAGGACATTATAATGCTTTAATAAATATAGATGATAAATTTATATTATATGATGATAATAATATAAATGAAATAAATAATATAGATGAAATATTGTTTAAATCTCATTTAGGATATTTTTATTTATATGAAAAATTATAATGGATTTATTTGAATATTCAAATCATTATCTTTTAATGGTGATAATAAATCTTTATCTAATCTATTTTCATAAGCATTTGCCATATAAATATCTTTTGTTATACTTTCTTTTTCTATTTTAACTGGTCCGCTTTGATATACTTTACCTATAGTATTATAATCTGTATTTATAATCTGTTTATCAGATTTCATTCGTATATCACTTTTATCAATACCTGTATATTTGCCTCCTGCACCTGGTGTATATGCTGTTTTTAAAAATATATGTTCTCTTGTATCATCAATTTCAGCATTATAATCAGCACTTCTGTCTGTTTGATTAGGATTTTTAGATCCTAAAATTCCATAATTTTCATTATCACTTGTAAATTGTTTTTGTGTATTTTTATTAACAACATTAGCATTTAAATATCCTCCGAAAATACCTTCTAAAATTCCTCCTAAAAATCCTAATTGATGATTATTATTACATATAGTTGTTTCTTTTGTTGTTTTTTTAGCAATAATTTTAGGGTCATATTCATAAATTTTATATATAACACCACCTATATTTCTTGTATTATCTTCTGTTTTTAATGTTTGTCTCGTTGTTGTTCTCATATTATCATCTAAAGATGCTGTATTAGCATTAACAGGCATTGATAAATTCATTAAAACATCATCATGAATACTTGTTTCTTTAATTGTTGTTTTAGGCATATCATATAGAGATGTATATGTTTCATCGTGTCCTGCTAAATTTAATAATTCGTCATCATGAATAGTAGTTTCTTTAATTGTTGTTTTAGGCATATCATATAGAGATGTATATGTTTCATCGTGTCCTGTTAAATTTAATAATTCGTCATCATGAATAGTAGTTTCTTTAATTGTTGTTTTCATAACATGATTTACTGGATCGTATAATGTTGCTTTTTCTGGAATTTGTGTTCTTGCATTACCTGCTGTTCTTGCTGATTCAACCAAATATTCTTTATTTGATAATTTTAATACGTCTAATATAGGCATAATCATAGATTTAATAACACTTGTTGCATTTGATACAACTGTTTCTTTTTGTGTTAATTCTCTTTCATTATTATAAACCATAATACTTGATTTTCCATAATCTTCATTTGGATTAAATCTATCTTGTAAATTAGTTATACCTACATAATCTGTATGAGTGTTTATTCTTGATGTATCTTTTATATTTTCTTCTGGTCTTTCTGAATTTTTTAATATTGAACCTGTTGTTTTAAACCATCTATCTTGATCTTGTTCAAATACTGTTTCTGGTTTATTTTTATCAAATGGTACAGCATCCCCCCTTTTATCTATTGCTTTACTTGGACCTTGAAATGGTATTTGAAATGTAGAACTTTTTTCATTAATTTTACTTCTTAATTCATCTATATTTCTTGGAATTGCAAAATCATTTATATTTTCTTGTTGAAATCCACCATATCCTTCTGATGTATAACCTCTTCCTAAACCAGGAGCAACTTTTACTGATTGAATAGGAAAAGTATTATTTTGAGACTTAGAATCAACAACTCTGCTTAATAAAAAATCACTACTATCATTCATTCCATTAATTAAACCTATATTTGGAGTATTTTCAAAAAAATGTTCAACTTCTTTTTTACTTTTATAATTTTTATTATCTCCTGTAAAATATTCCAATTTTGTTGGTAAATTATTTGTATCTATATTTTGAGTTATTTTTGAACCAAAAAAAGGTTGCATTCTATTGTGTGTAAAATTTTCAGAATCTATAGTATTACCTGATAATAAAGTTATTTTATCTCCATTAACCATAGTTGAATCAGCAGGTCTTGATATATAACCAGTTTCAAATGGATTTTTTGCTTTTTTATAAAGATTATTACTTATATCTTGTTCATTTTTAGAAACAAAATCATAATATTTGGATTCGTATATATTATTCATAGAAGGATTATTATTTAAATTTAATTCCATCATTTTCTATATATATAGAAAAATATAAATAATATATAGATATAGAAATGATAAAAGCAAATTTTATATTTACTTTTATACTTGATTTAGTAATTGTTTTATATATTTTATATTGGTTAAATTATTTATATAAAATAAAATGTAAATGTTCTTTAAATGAAAGAAGAGAACAAATAATTAAATATTGGTATTTTATATTATCTTTATTAGTTATTACATTAATATTTGTATTATTTACAGGAAATAGCAATATTGTATATATTACTATTGGAAAAAATAAATCATATATTATAGCATATAATATATTTATATCATTTGTTGTATTACTAACAGTATTTAATTCATATAATACTTATAAATATATAAGTGATATAAATGAAAACAAATGTGCATGTGCTATTTCTGTTCATAGTAAAATAATTTATTATTATGCAATAACAGCATTAGTATTTTCAATAATATCATTTTTCTTTATGTTGTTTATAGTAATATTTTTTAGTTTATATTGTGATGAAAAATGTATAAAAGATAGAATAAAAAAATATCAAAGTACTTATAAGAATTAAGAAAGAACATTATCAAAAATATTTAAATAATACATATTTTGTTCAGGAATATCATAGATATTATTAGTTAAAAAATGTTTAATTAAAATTTTAATATTTTTAATATTATTATTTTTACATAAATAATTAAAAATATTATTTTTTTTTAAAATATGATTTTTACAAATAGTTATTTGTTGATGTCTTAATTGTGCTAAATGAAATCTTAAAACAGGATTTAAAGTTTTATCTAAATCCATATTAACTTTAAATCTTTTATATCTATTATAATATTTTGTAGTAGAAATATATAAGTTATATAAAACTTCTTTAATAGTATTCATAACAATATCAATTAATAATTGAGGGTCAATAACAACATTATTAATATCATATAAAGGTGTATAATTAACAGCATATTTATTTAAAAAATTAATAATTTTAAATTCTTTTTTATTTAACATATAAACATATAATAAATTATACCAAACATTAGAATTACAGGCATTATACTCTTCGTTTTCTAAAATTTGAATTGATGAAATTTTATAAAGTTTATTATTTCTTTTTGCAATAATTCCATAACAATTAGGATTAGAATTTAAATATAAAATAGCATCAGTTGTAGTATTAAAAGCACTTAAATATTTAATACCATAATTTACTAATGGATTATTTTCTAAATTTTCTTCTTGTAATGTAATTCTATTTTTAGAATTAATATGAAACAAATATTTATATTTATCACCTAATTCATTTGTATAATCAATAATATGTTTATTTTCATGATGAATCATAACAAATTCATAAGAATATAATGGATTTAATAATGATGTTAAAAAATTTCGTAATTTAATAGAAATATCAGGGTCATTAATATCAACCGATGATTTAAACATTTCATATAATATTTCATCAAACATATATCCGTGTTTTTTATCAGGACTTGAAAATTTAGATTTATTAATATCTGGACAACCAGTAGTTCCAAAATGCCATACACCATTATGATTATAAACAGTAATCATAGTTCCATCTAATGCCATATAACATTTATCAGTTGAATTATTATTATCCTTTAAATAATCATCTATAGTAATTCTTTCTGGAATTGAATTATTATAACTAACAATAATATTATTACCAAGACTTTTAGAAAAATCTAAAACAATACTTCTACATTGATCAAATAATTCTTTATATTCTAAATTATTATCTTTATTAAAATAAGAATTGTGCAAAAGAACTAAATTATTATCATTTTTAAATTTTTTAACTTTTAAAAGAGGATATAAATGTTTTTTTTTTAAAACATTTAAAAAACTATTATGATATGTTAAATTTCCATTAGAATTATTATATTCAACATATACAAGTTCTAATAGATTATATATGTTAATATTTTCTAAATTTGTCATAAGTTATTTATAGTAATATAAATAAATCTTATATCAAAATTTTATGTAATTATTTTAATTTCATCTTTAAAATCATTTCTATCTATCTTATAATCAATATAAAATGGAATATAATTATAAATATAAGTCACACCATCTATATTTTCTTTTTTATCATTTACAACTATTTGATTATTTTTATTTTTGTTTTTTACTTCATTAAATAATTCTAATGATATATCGTAAATTTTATTTATTATTGCAATTTCTTTTTCATTCCAAGATTTTATATTTCCATTTTTATTTAAAAAACATATACAAATAGCAGATCCCCATAACAATCCTATTCTATTATTTTTTTTATTTTTTTTATAATTATATACAAATAACCAATATAAATTTGATATATATTCTTCTTTATATAAAATTGAAATAAACCCCCATAAAAACCATATTGAATCAGTATCATCAAATAAACTTGTTTCAAATGTAAATTTTTTTCTAATAATATAATCAAAACAATTTCTTAATTTATTTGATATATCTTTAATATTATCTGTATCATCATAATTGATACAATCTAAACTTTTTATTAATTTTATTATATTGCTTATTATTTTTATAGATAATAAATATGTCTCACTATCTGGTGGTGGTATTATAGTATTAAATCTATTAATACCATTTGATGATAATTTTGTATCATCATTAAATATATCTATTATTTTTTCTCTTAATTTTTTAACATTTATAACACCTGTCTTAACACAAGGGTTTTTATTATGAATATCACATAAAATACACATTTTTGTAATTAAACATAAAATATTTTTAACATCTATTTTATCTGTTTCTATACATTTTTTAGATAAATTAATTATATCTATATACTTTTTAATATTATATATAGTAACAAATGAACCTATATAACTACATATATTTATAATAGTATCTTCTAATTCGTATATATTATTATTCAATAACAAAAAATTACAAACATCATAAATAGATTTTTGTATATCCCCATTTATTATATTAGTATAAATATTTTTATTCATTTTATAATATAATTTCAAATATTATTTATATATTAATATTTTTTTCTATAAAGTTATTATATTTATTTATCATTTTATATCCTTTTATTACAGTTACTTCAGAAACATTACATATATCTGCTATTTGTTTTTTTGTATATCCTAACTCTTTTTTTTGAGAATAATAATATAATATAGAAGCACAACTTGATGTTGGAGCATTATCGCTAATTATTTCATTATTTTCTAAAAAATAAGTAAGATTTTTACAAATTTCTATATCATTTATTTTCATATTTAATTGACTACAATATCTTGATATAAATTCATTAGCGGAAGAACTTACAACATTTATTTGCAATAATGTCTGAAACCTTGAATTTCCTTTATTTAAAACTATAGGATCTATTTCAAACATTTTAGCAATTTCTTTAGAACTTCTTGGTATATTATTAATTAAACAAGAATTATATAAACAAGATGCTATAAGACCATCTTTATTATCACCTCTTGATATTTTTTTTTCAGAAGCTTTTTTATATAAAACTTTTGCATCATCTATTATTTTTTGAGGAATTCCATTACTTAAAGCAGTAATATTTAATTTATCAAATACATTCCATAATGTTCTTTCGTCATAAGGCATAGAATTCCACATTTGATACATTCTAATTCTTCTAATATCAATATTGTCTTTTCTATTACATCCTATCATTGAACCTAATGATGATTTTGGTAATAAATTATTTGTAGGTAATCCACATCTACTGGGATCTATATTTTTATTATCACTGTTTCCATAATATCTCCATTCTGCTGTATTGTCTATAACTTTACCTATTATACAACTACAATCTGCACAAATTTGCATAGTATCTTCTACAAGTATATTAGTAGAACCACAACTACAAACACCTTCTATACTATTTTTTTTGATATTTAGACCTTCTTTTAATACATCCATGATATTCCAAATATCTATTTCATCAGACATATATTATAACATAAATATAAAATAAATGTCATTTTTTTTATATAAAAATATATCAATATAATAATATAATTAAAAAATGTCTAATAAAATTGAATTATGTAAAAAAATAAAAAACAATATAACTAAATTAAGTATATTAGAATTAGAAGAAATTTTTAAAATTTTATATAAAAATAATAGTAATTATACTAAAAATAATAATGGTATATTTATAAATTTAAACTGGTTAGATGAAGAAATATTAATAACTATTGATAATTATATAAACTTTTGTTTTAAATCTCATAATGAAATAAATAAATATGAAAATATATGTACTATTTTAAATAATAGCATAAATAATAAAAATAAAGAAGAACAAAATTTAATAGAAAACAATATTGATAATAAAAATATTAAACAAAAAATTTCGTCAAGTATGAAATTTTATTTATTAAAAAAAAAATTTTTAAAACAAAATACATGTGTAAATGTTAATTCTTTTTCAAATGAATTAACGTATGAAGAATATTTATTTTGATTTTGATATAAAAAATGATTATATTATAATATAATAATTCAAATAATGAACAATATATTAGATTTTTTACAAGAAGATAAAGAAAATAAATTATGGATTTATGAAGAAAAAATAGATATATACAAAAAATATAATCAATTTTACAAAGAAAAAAAAGAAATAAAACAACAAGATATTATTAAAGAAAAAGAAGAAGTAAAACAAAAAGATATTATTAAAGAAAAAGAAGAAGTAAAACAAAAAGATATTTTTAAAAAAGAAGAAGTAAAACAAAAAGATATTATTAAAGAAAAAGAAGAAGTAAAACAAAAAGATATTTTTAAAAAAGAAGAAGTAAAACAACAAGATATTATTAAAGAAAAAGTAAAACAACAAGATATTTTTAAAAAAGAAGAAGTAAAACAAACATTTCTTATTAATAATAAAAAGAAAGAAAATAAACAATATCCATTGGATATAATTTTAGAATATACAAATACTGATCCTATAGTAAAACAAAATATTAAAGATATGTTAATAATATTAATAGGTAAATGTAATAAAATATTTGGAATCAAAAAAACTGCTGAAATAATGTCTGGAATAACAAAAAATTCTTGGAATCAATCTGTTGTTTTATTCTTATCTTTCTTTTTAGATAAAACTATAAATTATAAAGAAAAAAATTATTTGTTTAATGAAAATAAAAACACAGGAACAATTATTGTAAAATAGTCGGTTTGTATTCTGGTAATAAAAGTATTCTATCTATTTTTAATAATTCTGTTGATATTATATTACAATATTTAATTTTTGAATTATTTTTATCTTCTATATGTAATTGTTTTAATATATTAGAATGTTCGCTTTTTTTTAATGAATAACAATTCATGCCAGTTTTTTTGCCATTTCCAGTACCTTGAGATAAGATTTTAAATATATTTTTAAATATATTTTTTTCTTTATCAAATATACTTGGAACAAAAATACCCCAGCATAAATCTTCTTTTGTCATATCCGGAATTATTATTTTTTTTCTTGAAGATATTAACTCTGCTTTTTGTCTATCATTACAATCTTTAAATGTATTATTAATAAAAATAATAGGTTCAAAAATTGAAGAAAATATATTACAATAACCTATATATTTAGATAATGTATCTGTTGATATAGATTTCATTTCATTTTTTGATATTAAAACACCTTGACTATATAAACATTTAGCAATAAAATTTTCAACATCTGATAAATGATCTGATTTAATTATTTTTTTAACAATTAAATCAAATGTATATGAATCTAATGATGAATATAAAGCAATAATAGCATTATTTATTTCATTTACATAATCATATTTTGTCATATCTTTTAATATAATATCAATATCAATATCATCATTTTTAGCTGAATATTCTATTATTTTATTTTTAATAATTTTTATTTTTAAAGGAAAATCATTTATTATTTTTACAATATGAATACCATCTTCATGCGGTATTAATGTATATCCATCAATAAGAACATTAGGATATATAGAATTACTAATAGCGTGCATAATAATGTCTTTATCTATATTTGTAAAATTTTCATTTATACTTTCATAATGTAAAAAATTATTTCCATTATGTATTTCATCTAAAATAATTCTTCTTATTTTATTTTTAACATTTAAAGAAAAATCATAAAATGCTTCTTCTCTGTTTTTTTTTAAATTTTTTATTACAATATCACATTTTGGTTCAATATTTTCATCATCTCCTAAAAAATATTCTATTTTTTTATTTTGAGAGGTTTCAATTAATATAGGATTAATTTTTTCAAAAATTTTTTTAGGAAAATAATTAATATTTTTAAATAAATAACAATCAATAGAATTATCTCTTATAATTTTATCTAATTCATAACTTTGATTTAATTTTCTTGAAGAAATTCTATAAGCATGTAAATCTGGTGTTTCTTTATTTAACTCATTTATAGAACAATGCATAAATACGGTAACATTCTTATGTTTTAATTCTAAATTTTGATGACTACAATTTCTAATACCTCTGCCTATAATTTGATCTATTCTATTAAAATGATACCAAGGTTCTAATAAATGCATTTCTCTTATATGTAAAAAACTTAATCCTTCACCTGCTACTGGTGTCATTAAAATAACCTTTATTATAGAACCGTCTATATTATCAGGACTATTAATTATTTTTAATAACATATCAATATTAGTATTTCCCATAATTTCAGGATTTTCACTTGATAAAATACAATATTTTGGTATTTTAATATTTTTATATTTTGGTGGATTTTTAACTACTTCTATTTTATCAACAAAATTATTACAACCTTCTCTATTAAATCCCATATGTTCTAATATTACTGCCATAGGTAATATACCTGACCATATATATCTTGAATATATAACTACAATACCATTAGAATTTTTAATAATATTTGCTATATTTAATAATTTTCCAGAATAATTATTTAAATAATCATTTTCTGGTAATAATGCTGATTCATATTTTTTATTATATTTAACTTCTATTGGTTCTTTTGTATTAATTCTATTAAAAAATGTATAAAAACCATCTTGTCCTGTACTATCTTCATAAACTATATTCATAGGTTGTAATGAATTAAAAATATTTATATCATCACTATTAATATTATTGTTTTTTAAAAAATTTATTTGTTTATCTCCTAATTTAGAAATTACAATACCATCTTTAATTTTATCAATCCATCTTTTATCATTTTCAGGTATATTTCTTCCATTCATATCATATTTCATTACATCTTTTAAAATAGGAATATCACTTTTTTCAGGAGATAATTTAAAAGCAAAAGAAAAAGGATTTTTACCAATTAAATAAGAAATATAATTACTTGATAATTTTTTTAATATTTTTAATATGTCTTTATTTATTTCATTTTTTTCATTAAAAATAATAGGATATGGATTTTTTAATAAAGAAGTTCTTTTATCATTAATTAATAATAAATAAAGTAAATCAAAAATATCAGATGGTTCATTATACATTGGTGTAGCAGATAATAAAACAAGTCTATTATTTATTCCAGTTTCTAAAACATTAGAAAGTGTTGTATATATTTTTTTATCTGCAACTTCTGAATTTCTAATATTATGTGCTTCATCTATAATTATTACTTTATCACTAACTATTTTATCTTTATATTCATTTTCAATAAAATTAACAAAACCATCATAAGTAAATATTCTATATCTTGATTTAATTATTTTTTTTATTCTTAAAGCTATTTTATCAGGATTTGAATCTTTTGTAATATGTGCTAATTTTGCATAAGAATCTCCTGTACATTGATTTTGTAAAATATCATAATTATTTATTTTAAAAATTTGATTTTTAAAACTTTCTCTTAATGCTCTTGGCATAATAACCCATATTTTAGGTTCATCATTTAAACTATGTGGAATCAAAAAACTTTCAGCAATTGTTATAGCACTACAAGTTTTTCCAACACCAACTGAATGATATATCAATAATCCTTTATAAGGTGTTCTTCTTGATAAATAATGTCCTAAAAAATATTGATAATATGTTTTATCAAAAATACCACATAATTTAGTAGAATATTTATTAAAATCTTCAATTGTATTTATATTATTAAATGGTAATATTTTATGAATATTAAATTCATATAAATTATTTAATTTTTCTCTAAATAAGTCATCATCCAAATCTGGATAATATAAATCATCTATTTTTTCTGTTGATTTTTCTTTAATTGGTTCATCTTCCTTTTTTATAAAAATTTCTTCTTTAATTGGTTCATCTTCTTTTTTTATAAAAATTTCAACTTTTACTTCTTCTTTTTTTTTAATATCATTTTCATCCTTTAATATCTTTTCACATTCTTTTTTTAATTCTTTAAAAATTTTACTATTTTCTTTTATAGTATAATTAGTAATTGGATTTTTATATTTATTAGAAACCCATTTTATACAATCTTCTTTTACAAGATTTCTTTTTAATACTTTTTTATTTTCTTTTTCTTCTTTTTCTTCTTCTATTTCGTCAGGTGATTTAATTTTTAAACAAGATTTTTCTATTTCTTTATATGTAGGCGAGTTTAATTTTATAGTATAACCAGATATTGGATTTTTTAATTTATTTCTTCTCCAATTATGACAATCAATACCAGTTAATTCTCTTTTTAATGGCATATTCTAATTAGAATATACAAAAAGAAAAATAAATTAAATTTTTTCTATTTTTTTAACCTTTTCATTAATACATTTAAAAAGTTCAATTCTTTCAACATTATATTTTTTAATATGAGATATTACTTCATTAAAATTAAACCATTTTAATGATCTAACTTCTCTTATTTGTTCTAAACATTTATTATCTACTGATGCTGTTATATTATTATTTGTTAATTTAGAAATATAATAAGAATGTTTATATAAAACATTATTTGTTCCAAAAAATATTTCTTCAAATGGTTCTATATTAGAATAAATATAAATATCATCTTTTTTAATTCTTGTTTCTTCATAAAATTCTCTAATAGCACAATCAATATCATATTCTTTTAATTTTCTTCTACCTTTTGGAAAACCCCATTCTTGTTCATTAAATATTGTTGATATTGATTTAATATAATTTTGGAAAAAATTAGATGGAACTAAAATTTCATATTTTTGTTTAGATTCTAAATATTCTTTTGTTATTTTTATATTACCAGTATTTTGATACCACAAATAATTCCATATAATATCAAAATTATTTTTTAATATCATATTTCTTTCATTTATTGTCATATTAGAAAGTAATGATTTTATATAATTATGATCATATATTTCATATTTTCCTCTTATAAATTCCATAAATGATAAACTATCTTTTCTTTGTAACATTAAAAATTTTAGTTCATTATTATCATCTATTTTATAACATATTAAACCAAAACTCATTATAGGATGAGGACAATTTTTATATATATGTCCATTTAAACCACAATTTCTACAAGACATTGGTTTATAATTTTCCAATCTTTCATCTCGTAGTTTTTTCATACATTAATATTAATATTAATATATTATTTATATCATTTTTTATATTAAACTACTAAAGTCTTTTTCATAAGGCATTGGTAATGATGATGAACCCATAACATTAAATTGTTCATCCATATAAGGGTGTTCTACTTTATCTTGATTAGGATTTGTTTTTTCTTTCATAACAGGTTTTAATTCTTTTTTTGGTTCTTCAGGTTTTACATCTTCTTGATTATTATTTTTTACATCAGAAATATTATTATAATGTTCGATCATTTTTTTAGCATAATCGTTAGCTTCTTCATTTGATGGAATTTCTTTATTTTCGCTTTCTTGTATATGCATTGATGCATTATTATATGTAAACATTGATATAAATACAGATATAATAACTATAATTGAATATACAATTATTATAGCAACCAAAATCCATGCATACCAATAACACCATGGATTTTTATTTCTTGTTCCGCCAGTAACCATACACGTTATTTCAAATAATGTTAATAATATAGATGGGATACTTGCAATTAATATAAAAAATATAATCATAAATCTTTTACCAGCATCAATATTAGTATTAATAAATAATACATATAAACAAACCATTAATAAAGAAAGCATAATTGCAATAGCAGCAAAATTTGATTGGGAGGTACCTACAAATATGTTTAAAAAATTCATAATATATATTCTATATGATTATTAAGAATAAAAAAAAAATGATTTATATAAGTATTAATTTTTAAATATATATAAAATGGGTATTCCTTATTTTTTTTATAATATAGTTAATAAATATAAAAATATTATATCAGAAAAAAAACCAGATAATATTGATATTTACGCAATTGATTTTAATGGGTTAATACATAAAATAGTTGAAAAAAATATTGATAAATCTGAAGATATAATGATAGAAGAATTACATAAATTAATTATTGAACAATATAAAAATTTTACCCCATCACATATGTATATATGCACTGATGGTGTTGCTCCTCTTGCAAAAATAATTCAACAAAGAAAAAGAAGATATTTAACTGTTTTTAGAAATAAACTTGATAATATTACAGTAAAATGGGATAAAAATGCAATATCTCCTAATACTAATTTTATGAAAAAATTAGATTACTATTTTAAAAATAATTTAAGTAATAATATAAATTATTCTGGATCTGATGAAAATGGCGAAGGAGAACATAAAATATTTGATAAATTAATTCAACATAATAATGATGATATTGTAGTAATTAATGGTTTAGACGCGGATTTAATAATTTTATCATTATTGTCAGAAAAAAATAATATTTATTTAATGAGAGAAGATAATGTTTATTTAAATATAAATAAATTAAAACAATATATAATAACAGAATTAAAAATTAAATGGAAATTATTTAGTAGTATTAATAATAAAGATTTAATTGAAAGTTATTGTGTTATGTGTTCTTTATTAGGAAATGATTTCTTACCTTGTTTATTAACATTAAATATAAAAAAAGGAGGGTTAGATAAATTATTATCAATTACAGGATTAGCAATTGAAAATAATGGTTTATTAGTTTATGATAATTCAATTAATTATAATTGTTTAACCGAAATATTTGAAAGAATTTCTGAAACAGAAAAAGAAGACTTATATAAAGAAATAGAAAATTATAATAAATTAAAACCATTTAAAAATGAATTAAAATCAGATAATTATGGATTAAAAAATAAAGATATTTTGACATCATTAATTTTTAATGATATTAATAAATGGAGAAATTTATATTATAAAAATATTTATAATATAAATATTCATAAAGATAATCAATTAGTTAATTCATCAACATTTAATTATATTAAAGGAATATATTGGACTTATAATTATTATAAAAAATTTGATTTAGATTATGAATGGTATTTCCCTTATAATTATCCACCAATATCTTTAGACATTTTTAATTATATTAAATCAAATAATATAAATTGTATTGAAAATAAGGGAACATTCTTAAATCCAGATATACAATTATTAATTATATTACCACTTGAAAGTATAGAATTAATAAAAGATGAAAATAAAAAATATATGACAGATATTAGTGAAGGATTAAGACATTTATATCCATCATCTTATAAAATACAAACATTTTTGAAAACTGAATTACACGAATGTTGTCCTATATTACCAACTTTAAATATAAATAAAATTAAAAAAATTATTATATAAAAAAATGTTTAATAATATATATAGATGATAAATGAACAAGATGATGAATCATTTTATATAATTAATTTAAATACTATAATTTCAATACTTGATAAATGGAATAAATTATTACCAAATGTTAAACCATTTTATGCTATTAAATGTAATAATGATAATACTATATTAAATTTATTATATTCAAAAGGATGTAATTTTGATGTAGCTTCAAAACAAGAAATAATGGATGTTTTATCTATAACAAATAATCCTGATATGTTAATTTTTGCTAATCCATGCAAATTAATATCTCATATTTTGTATGCTAAACAAAATGGTGTTAAATTATTAACATTTGATTGTATAGAAGAATTATTAAAAATTAAAGAATATTATCCAGAATCTAATTTAATTTTAAGAATAAAAGTTGATGATTCTAAAAGTATTTGTAAATTTAATATTAAATTTGGTTATGATGCTGATGATATTAATATAATTTTTGATAAAATTAAAGAATTAAATATGAATTTAGTAGGTTTTAGTTTTCATGTTGGTAGTAAATGTTCATCGAGTTATATTTATTATGATGCATTAAAAAGATGTAAAAAATGTTATGATATATCTAAATTATATAATTTTAATATAGAATATATAGATATTGGTGGTGGATTTCAATATTATAATATAGATGATATAGCATTAGAAATCAAAAAAGGAATTAATGATTTTTTTAAAAAAGAAGAATATGATATAAAATTTATAGCAGAACCAGGAAGATTATTTGTAGAAGAATCGCATGATTTAATATTAAAAATAATTTGTAAAAAAAAAATTAATGATTCATTCATATATTATGTTAATGATGGTATTTATGGAAATTTAAATTGTATCCATTGGGATCATTATAAACCAGAAATTAAAATTAAAATTAAAAATGATAATGAATTACTATATAATTCTACAATATTTGGTCCTACATGTGATAGTATGGATAAATTATATGATAATATATTACTACAAGAATTAAACATCGGCGATATAATACATTTAAAAAATATGGGTGCATATACTATGTCATCATCATCGTCTTTTAATGGATTTAATAAAAATATTAGAAAAAAATATATTATATAATATAAATAGTTTCTAATTTATTATCATTAAATCTTACTTTTTTTTTATTTTTATAATAAATACTTTGAATAATTATAATAATTATAATTAATGATAAAATTAAAATTATATATTTCATTCTATATAATTTTTATAAAAATTTAAAATACTTTATATATTAGAATATTAAATATGAAAAAAATTTTAAAATTTTTTAAAAAAAAATCATCAAGAGTATTTCCATCAACAATATCTCCGCGAGTATCAACAATATCTCAGCGAGTATCAACAATATCTCCACGAATATCAACAATATCTCCAAGAATATCAACAATATCTCCACGAATATCAACAATATCTCCACGAATATCAACAACATTATCTGAAATATTGCCACCACAACAATATGAATTATTAAATAAAGATATAGATAATTTAAAATTTTATTTAATTAGATGTTCAAAAAATATAAAAAAAATATTAAAAGAAAATATTAGTGATGATACAAAAGAAAGACTTATAGAATATAATAGATTTATTAATAATATACTATTAGATAATAATAATTTATATAATTTTAATAATATTAATAATTTTAAAAATATGATGGATTCAATAAAAAGTTTTATGAGTAACTTACCAATAAATATATTACGAGGTAATGATAAAACTATTATTCTATTATTAGCAGATATAGAATCTGATACACATTTTATAATACTATCTTATAATATTTTTAAAGATACATTTATTAAAATTAATTCAAAAAAACGCGGCGGAGTTAAATATCATCTTAAAATAACAAAAAATAAAGTAAAAATTTTATATAATAAAAAAGAATATAAAAGAACAATTTTTATTAATAAAAATAATAAAAAATTTGTTAAAATAAATAATAAGTTTTTAGAATTATCAAAATTAAAAAAAATATAATATTTAAAAAAATATCTTGATAAGAAAGTAATCAATTATAAAGACTAAAAATTGGTGTAATATATTACCAGTGTGATAAATTTCTTTTAGCATTATTCCATGTAGTTTCATTAATATATGAACTTCTATTTTCTTTAATTGTATCTGAATTATGATACAATTGTCGTAATTTTCCTTTTACTTGTTCATCATTATATTTGTATTCAGTCATATATTTTTGCTTTGTATTAACTTCTTTTTTAAATCTTTCTAAATTTTTTCTTACAAATTCTTCTTGGTGTTCTACATGAATACTTGGACCACCACCCATTATTTTAATAAATTAATATAATATTATAAATATCATTTTTTATTTTTTTTATTATTGTTTATAAAATTTTAATTTTCTTTTGTCATTTCTCATCTACACAAAGTTGAAAAAAAAATGATTTTTAAATTTATTTTTTTTACATATATGAAAAAAATAAGAGATATTTATTATATAAAATTATTACAAAAAAAAGCAAATAGAAGATATAGAAATAAAAGGAGAATATTAAAAAATCCAAAAAAATTTAATATTATATCAGCATTAATTAAAAGAAAATTAGTATTAAATAAGTGGAATAATATTATAAATAACTTACCATTATTACCTTTAAATGATTTAAATGATTATGTAATAAAAAAAATATATTGTTGTATATCATAAAATACCAAAAGTTTTTATACTTTTGGTATTTTTTTTTATATTTTTTATTTATTCATCCCAGTTTGGCATTCCATATTTTCCAATTTCTTCTATTTCATTTTTGATTTTTTCTTTCATTTGGATTGCTTTGAATTGTTTGTTAAATTTTTTTGTAAGGATTTTTCTTCCATCATGATTAATTCCATGAAAGAACCCGCATTCTTTTTCAAAACAACGAAGTCCATGAGCACACGGACAATTTCTATTTGAATCAATTTCTTCTTTCATCGTTGCTATTTCAGGAGTATCGTTGATGATATTTAATAACAACTGACGCTCATTAATAGGACGATGGTGGTCTGATTTGCAACAAGAGAGGGTGCAGAACGAGTTAAAACGACAGTATTGGCGAACAGGCATTTTGTTTGGTGATCTAACAGTTAAGTTGATGAAAAATAAAAGCAAAATACACTATCATTTTTTTTAATAAAAGAGAAAAATCAATACAAATTTATCTTTTAATTTTTATAATAAAATAAAAATACCAAAAGTTTTTATACTTTTGATATTTTATTTTTTCTTTTTTATTTATTCATCCCAGTTTGGCATTCCATATTTTCCGATTTCTTCTATTTCTTTTTTGATTTTTTCTTTCATTTGGATTGCTTTGAATTGTTTGTTAAATTTTTTTGTAAGGATTTTTCTTCCATCATGATTAATTCCATGAAAGAACCCGCATTCTTTTTCAAAACAACGAAGCCCGTGAGCACAAGGACAATTTCTATTTGAATCAATTTCTTCTTTCATTGTTGCTATTTCTGGTGTATCGTTGATGATATTTAATAACAACTGACGCTCATTGATAGGACGATGATGGTCTGATTTGCACGAAGCGAGGGTGCAGAACGAGTTAAAACGACAGTATTGGCGAACAGGCATTTTGTTTGGTGATCTAACAGTTAAGTTGATGAAAATTAAAAGTAAAAAACACTATCATTTTTTTTAATAAAAGAGAAAAATTAATACAAATTTATCTTTTATTTTTTATAAAAATAAAAAATGAATATTTTATTATAATAATAATTATAATGTCATTTGAAATAATATTAAAAAATTCTGATGTTTTATATAAAATTGCATCTTATTTATCATTTGAAAGTAAATATAAATTTGGTAAAACTTGCAAAATGAATTTTCTAAAATTTTATGATTTTCATAAAAAATATAAAAATAAAAAATTATATGATTTATTTGAATTAGATGATTATTTTCAAGATGATCTAACATTATGTATTGGATATGAAGATTCTTGTTTTATTACAGATAATTTAATATTATGTATTGATTATAATAAAATATTATATAAATTTATAAAATATAATACAAAAATAATTATAAGAAATGATTTAGAAGATTGTTGTGATAATATTATTCCTCCTGATAGTATATTAAATATTTTTAAATATGATAAAAGATATAATACTACAATAAAAGAATTATTAGAAAAATCTATTTATTTTATATATATACGATTTTTTATTGAAATTATAGAAGATAATAAATTAGATATTAATTATAATAAATATATGGATATATTTAATTATGATGATATAATAAAAAAATATAACATTTTTGATAAAATAACTGAATATTATATTGAAACAATTGAAAGTAATATAAATATTAATTTAATTTGTTCAAGATGTGGTGTAATTGGACATGATGAATTATCTGATTGTTGTATATTTTATGATAAAATAAAATAATAATTATATATTATATGTCATCATTCAATAATTTCAATGAATTATCTATAAATATAACTAAAAATATTAATAAAAAAGAAAAAAAAGATTTTGGTATTTATTTTACACCATTATCAATAATTAAAAAAAATTTAGAGTTATTAGATAATTATTTTGTAAATATAAAAAAAATATTAGAACCATCTTGTGGTTCTTGTGAATATATTTTATATTTGGAGAATAAATATAAAAATATAAATATAACTGGTATTGAATATAACAATTATATTTATAATAATATAAAAAATATAAAATTTAAAAAATCTAAAATAATAAATAATGATTATTTATTATATGAAACTAATGATAAATATGATTTAATTATTGGAAATCCGCCATATTTTATTATACCTAAAAAGAATATTCATAAAGATTATTATGATTTTATTGATGGAAGACCAAATATATATATATTATTTATAATAAAATCATTGAAATTATTAAATGAAAAAGGAATATTAAGTTTTATTTTACCTAAAAATTTTATAAATTGTTTATATTATGATAAATTAAGAAATTATATTTATAATAATTATAATATTATAAATATAATTGATTGTTCAAATGATAAATATTTAGAAACACAACAAGATACTATTATTTTTATAATTCAAAATACAAAAAATGTTAATAATTATAAATATACTATAAATATTAGTAGTTTTACTATATTTAATACAGAAGAAAATATAATTAAATTAAATAATTTATATAAAAATTCTACATTATTATATAATTTAGGATGTAATATTACAGTAGGTAATATTATATGGAATGAAAATAAAAATTTATTAACAAATGATAATACTAAAACAAGATTAATTTATAGTAGCGATATATTATCAGATAATACATTATCTATATCTAATCGTAAAAAAAATTATATAAATAAAGATGGTTTTAATGATTTATGTATAATAATAAATAGAGGATATGGTAATGGTAAATATAAATTTAATTATTGTTTATTAGATGTTAAATATAATTATTTATTAGAAAATCATATTATAGTTATTAAAAACAATAATAAGAATTATTATTTAAAAATATTAAATTCTTTTAAAAACAAAAAAACATTTGATTTTATAAATATATTTTTTGGTAATAATGCTATAAATACAACAGAACTAAAATATATTTTACCTATTTATTTAGACGATATTTGAAAAGCAGGATATGCTATACCATTTCCATTTTTCCATCTTAATAAAACATTTATTTTTTTACCATTACTTGTTATACAATCATATCTATTTTTATTTTTACAAACAGATATGATATTATAATCATTTATATCTATTTTTTCAATTATAAAATTATTATCATAATATAACATATATATTTTATCTTTTTGTGTATCAATTAAATATTTTGATAATTTATTTATGTCTAATTCATTATTTTTTATGAATTCTATAATACTTTTTTTTGATATATTATTACATAATTCATAAAATTCTATATCATCTTTATTAAAAGTAAATTTTTTATTTCTTTTACATCCATTATCATATCTATCTTTATATTTTAACATAAATTTAGGATTACTTGAATTTATTGATTTTATATATAAATCTTTTTCTGGTTTATCTAAATCAGAAGTAATATATGATAAATATTTATCATAAAAATATTCTTCATAAGAAGAAGATAAGAAAAATGATGGTTTTGATGGTGATACAAACTGTGGTAAATTAGTTATTTTATTACAATTAAATTTAAATTCTATATTATATTCTTTAATTATTTTTGTTTTATAATATAAAATAAATTTCATATCATAATTATATTTTCTACCACCTATTTGTTTAACAATGATATTATCATATATAATATCATTTATCAAAAATTTAAGAAAATTATTTATATTATTATATAATTTATTCCATCTATTGCTTTTTTTATAATATAAATAATTTATCTTTTTGTTTATTATAGCACCTATAATATTTTCTCTTGTTTTATTATATGAATCATTATAATATTTAGAAGATTTTTCAAATTTATTTATTGAATTATAATTTAATATTTCTTTATTATATAAAACAATAGGTAAATTTTGTAAATCATTTAAATATTTTCTAAAAATTTTCATTAGAAAAATGAATAAAATTAAATAAAATAAATATAAATCATTTTTATTTATATTTACAATTTATTTATTACAAATAAATTTTATCTATAAATATATTTATAGATAATTTAAGAAAGTTATTTTCAACTTAAGAAGAAACTATTAAAAAATATTTATATTATGAAGGAATATTCTAATACATTTACGATTAATAAAAATATTGATACAGTTTTTGAATTATTAATAAATAATAATAGCGAAATAATGTATAAATTATTTAATTTTAGTGATTCATATGATAAAAATAATATTGTAGAACCATGGATTAAAAATAAAAGAATTAATGTATTAAAAGTTAATATTCCTGAAATTCCTGATATTATATCCGATAATTATTTTAATAAATCAAAAGATATTTGTATTAAATTAAAAAATTATATATCTATACGCAATGATAATCAAATAATAGTTAAAGTTAAAGTTAAACCAACAAATATTAATTCAATTGCAGCAAATATTGCTTATAAATTAAAATTACTTAAAACAAAATTTGTATTTAATTTAAATAGAATTGATGATTATAATACTAAACTTATATTAAATGTTTCATCATATGCTTATATTCCACCACCATTCAATGAATTATTAGAAAAATTTACAATTGATTTTTTAATAAAAATATTATCAGATGCAATTAAATTAATATAAATAATTTTATTTATTGTAAATGAATATTATTTAAAAATATATTAGATAATTTATTTTTAATAAAATATTTATGAAGAAATAATGGTATATATTTACAAATAAATATAATAGTTGAATATTGTAATGTATTATTATTATTATTTTTTAAATAATAATTATTTGCTTCATGAAAATCATTAAATTTTGTGCAATTAAATTTATTGATATTATAAATACATAAATAAGTTATAGTATTATTCATTAATATTAATATAATATTTTATGTTTATATAAAATATGATAATGAAACCGAGTGATAAAGAATTATATGAAAAAGTTAAAAAAATAATATTTAAAAAATATACTATAAATTCAGCTTACAGATCAGGACTTCTTGTAAAAAAATATAAAGAAGAATTTTATAATAAATATAAAAATAATAATTCATATATTGGTAATAAAAATAATAGTAATTTACATAGATGGTATTTAGAAAAATGGCAAAATCAAAGAGGAGATATAGGTTATAAAAAAGATGGAGATATTTATAGACCAACTATAAGAATAAATAATAAAACACCAATTACTTTTAACGAATTAAAAAATAATCAAATAAAAAAAGCAATTTTAGAAAAGAAAAAAACAGGAAGAGTTAAAAAATTTATTTATAATTTTAACAAAACATTATCATAGAAATAATCAACTAATTTATCCCATCTATAATTTGTTAAAATATGTTGTCTTGCTTTTTTTCCATGTTTTTCCATTAATTCAGGATTACTAAAATATTTCCAGAATGCTTCAGCGTATTCATGCGGATCAGTTAATTCAGCAAATCCTCCAATTCCTCCATTTTTATTATCTAAATAAATTTTATTATTTGGTTTTATAGGTGTAGAATAACTTTCTTCTAAAAATTCACGCATTCCGCCAACATATGCTGCAACTTGAGCTTTTCCTAATGCGGCATTTTCAAATGGACATAATCCAAATCCTTCTCCGTCACTACTTGTAACTGATATATCAGTTGCATTATATAATATATTAATATCTCTATCTGATAATTGTTGAGGCATATTTACTGCATGAATAGTATTTTTAGCATATTCAAAAGGAACATCTCTAAATCTTATCTCGTTTTCTAATACATCCATTAAATCCCAGTATCCATTCATAGTTGTACCAACAATTAGTTTAATAGGTCTTGTTGTATTTTTATTTATTTTACAATCATCTCTTGATAGTTTTTTTGTAACATTAACATTATAATGTCTTTCAACAAATTCTGCCCATGCTACAATTGTAGTATCCCATCGTTTTCTTGGTTGATTTCTATTTAAATTTAAAACCATAAAAGTGTCATTATCAAATCCATAAAAAGTTCTTGCTATTTCTTTTGGAACTGGATAATATAATTTATGATCAAATCCGTGAGGAAATACATAAACAGGCATATTTTTTTTAATTCCTAATTTAAAAGCAATATCTTTCCAATAAGGAGTAAAAGCAATAATTCCATCAAAAAATGTATTTAAAATATTTATATAATCTCTTTTTTGATATAGATAAACTTGATCCATATAAGAAATTAATTTAAATTTGTTTTTATAAATTCCGCATTCGTTCATTATTGTTTGTGTTAATGATGATGTTATTATTGCATCATTAAAAATTATAATAATATCTTGTGGATTATTTTTAATATAATTTCCTATTTCTTTTTCACCAAATCCATTTCTTTTAGGTTCTTCTGTTGCAAAAGCATCATGTATTTTTACTCTTTCGGGTATTTCATTTCTTATAACGTTTTGTCCTGCTGCTTGATTAAAATTTTGAAATCCATAAATAGTTAAATCTATATCTTTTTTAGAACCTAAAAATTTTGATATATAATACATAACACGACTATATCCATTTGTTTGTCCAATAGGATGTGTTCCGCATATCATAACTCTTTTATTTCCAGTTTTACTTGAATGCCACCAATTTGAATTATTATCATTTTGATTTTGATTTTTTAAACTATCTTCTCCAACTATTATTGTATTTTTTATTAAATTGTCCATTATATAATAAAAGTCATTTTTTTTCTTTATATATAAAATATAAAAAATGATAATGTATTATTATATTATATATAATGGATTATTCATTAAAAACACGCAATGAATTAATAAAAATTTGCAAGGAAAAAAATATAAAAGGTTATAGTTCTAAACAAAAAAAACAATTAATAGATTTACTTATAGAAAATGATAATAATATTGTAATATCAATTGATAATATACAAGATGAATTACAAAAAAATTCATTTTATATTGGTGATAATATTGATTTATTTAAAAAAATTAAAAATGAAACTATTGATATGATTTATTTAGATCCACCATATAATACTGGAAGAAATTTTTATTATTTTAAAGATCGATTTGATGATTTTCCTAAATTTATTGAAGAACGTATATATGAATGTCATCGTATTCTTAAAAATGATGGTAATATAATTATACATGTAGAACCTCGTATATCACATCATATACGTGTAATATGTGATAAAATATTTGGATGTAATAATTTTATGAATGAAATTGTATGGCATAGTGGTGGTAATGCTAAAAATCTATATCAATTAGGTAGAAATCACGATACAATAATAGTATATAGTAAATCTTCCAAATCAAAATTTTATCCATTATATAAATCATATACAGATGAATATAAAAAAAATTTAAAATTATGTCCTTATCATAATAAGTTATATAGTACATCAGCAGCACATAATTCACAACCAGATGTTAATCCGCGACCTAACTTAAGATATGAATGGAATGGAAATACACTTCAGTGGTATTTTTGTATAGATAAAATGAAATCTCTACACGATGATAATCGTCTTGAATATAATAAAAAAGGAATTCCAAGAATAAAAAGATTTATGGATGAAATGCAAGGTATTCCTATAAGAGATACATGGGATGATATTTCATCAATTCAAAATGGTGAAAAAACAAAATATGCAACACAAAAACCTATTAAATTGATTGAAAGAATATTATTACTATATAGCACTGAAGGAGATTTATGTTTAGATCCATTTGCTGGTTCTGGAACATTAGGAAGAGCATGTATTAATTTAAAACGAGATTACATTTTATTTGATATTAACCCAGAAGCTAAACTGGTGTTTGATAATAAAGACGAATAACTTCATCAGTTTTTTCATCATTGTCATATATTTTACGAATACCAGAATTTATAGATGTAATAAGTTGATCTTGTTTTTTTGGATTTATTAAAGCAGATATAGGAATACATCTAATTTTTGAACCAGATATTCCGAAAGTTGGACTTGGTATAAATATAACTAATATATCAAATTCATCTTTTGTATATGCTATATGACCTGTACAATTTGTATTTATATTTTTTTTACTATTTCTTCTTGTTGTTTCTAAATGCCAAATTTTCATTCTAAATTTTATTTGATTTCTAACAATATGTTTATCATCATCTGTTATTCCATCATATGATTCACCAACGACATTTTTTATTTTCCTTCCAGATTTTTCACTAATCCATTTATTTACATATATTTCTGCTACATAAGCTAATACTTTTCCAATATCACGATGTTGTTTATTGTCCATTATAGCATTAACTAACCAAGATTTCATTAAAGAATCGCCAGTTCCTAACCATTCATTTGCACTTATTTCTGCTTCTTCTTTTGAAATTATTTTAGACATATAAATTATTTTCATTATAAAAATCATTTTTTTATATAAAAATTATTTATATAATATCACATAATGATAAGAACTATAATTATTATTGATAATAAAGACAAGATTAAAGAAGATTTAATAATTTATAAAAATAAAATAAATATATTATCAATATTATCACAAGAAACATATAAATATTATTCGTATTATAAAAATTTTCATATACCATTAATATTATCAAATACAATAATGGCACTTATAAATTTTAAATTTTCAGAAATAAATTATATAAAAATTTCAAATATTATTATTTTTGGATTTTCAAGTATTATAATATCACCATTACTACATAATAAATTATATAATAGAATTGAAACATTTAGAATACAAGAAAATAAATATATAACATTAGAAAAAGAAATAGATAGATTATTGATAAATAATAGTTATACAGTTGATGATTTAAAAAATATAATAGAACAATATAATATTATATTTTCAACTATAAAATATTCATATCCATTATCACTAATAAATAAAATTAAAAACCAATTCATAAACAATAAAACATTACCATTATTAATGATAGAATTATAAAAATTTTATTTATATTCAATATATTTTTCCGCGTAATTACATTAATTCTAAATCTATTATAGTTAATTCATTTACTTTTAACTCATCATTATTTTTAGGACATATTATTCTTTGTTTTTGAATTGGTGCTATATCATATATAGGATATGTTTTAGTTTTTATATGTTTAAAAATTTGTGTATTTACTGTTAAAAATTCTAATTCTGTTTTATATTGTGATATAGGTGCAACAAATAATATATTACCAAAAGTTTCTTTTTTAACTTTTAATCTATATATTACACCGTATGCTAATGTTGTTCCATCAAAAGAAAATCTTTTAGATGTATCAAAATCAAATGTAAATGAACTAAATCTTGTACTTACATAATATTTATCTGATATTAACTCTGGTACAACATAATCAACAGTACTTCCTCTATATAAATAAAAATCATCTTCTATAAGAATTTCTGGTGCATTTATAATTATATCATTTAATTCATTACTATATTTTTCAAATATTCTATTCCATTGACTATTCGTTATAGTACTAATATTATAACCAAATATATCAATAGGATTAAAAAATCCTTCGCTTGTAGATGTTTGTTTTACATTATTTATTAATAAAACTGGATCATTTGCGTCAGTAATATTAATATTTAATATTTCCATTATTTGATAACAATAAATTTCTCCAAAAATATCTGGATTATTTATATATGTTGTTGTAAAACCTGTTGTTTGATCTATATCAATATTTGGTATTGTTGATTTATAATTTTGAAAATTACTATATAATTTATTAGCAGTTTGATTTGTATAATCACTTATAACACATTTTTTTCTAAAATTAAGTGATTTTAAATAACTTTCATATAAATTTATTTGAGTTTTTATTTTATTTAATTTTTCATCAGTAATTGTATCCATATTATTAAAATCTAATTTATCATATTTTGTTAAAATAGTTTGTATTTTATTTATAAATTTATAATTATAATTATTACAACTAATATCTATTTCATATCTTTCTGGTGTAAATGTAGTATTATCTCTTAAACTAAGTAAAAAATTATAAGTTATAGTAATATTTTTTCCTTTTTTATCAGTTTTTGATTTAATATAATTATATGAATATAATAAAAAATTTGTTAATATTGCATCTCCTAATGAATCAATATCTTTATTATAATTTTCGCACATTATTTTATGAAATATATTTAAATAATTTTTATCACTACCACCCATTTTTTTACAATGACGACCACCTTTTTTACTAAACATATATTTATATTTTTTAATATCGTCATCAGAAGCTTCTTTTAAATTTAATTCATTATTAATAAATTTATAATATAATATTTCATTGGAATTTGCATTTTTGTTTTCTATTTTTTCTATTAATTCATCTTTATTAGGATTTATTTCTGGTGTTTTAGAAAATAATGTAGATGATAATTCGTTTTGCATTTTTGAAATTTCGGGTGTTAATAAATCAATAAAAAAATTATCATCTACAATTTTATTGTTATTACCTTCACTATATTTATTATTAATTAATTTTATTAAATATAATGCATATTCATATAATAAATCTGGATATTTATCTAAATCTGTATATTTATTTAATAATTTATTTATTACTATAAATACAAAATCTACTATAACACTATTATCAATAGAACTTATTATTTTATTTTTATTTATTTTCGTTTTTAAATTTGAAAATACTACATTAGTATAATTAATCTCCATTTATAATAATAATATATTATATTTTCTTTAGCACTTAAAATATAATAATAAAATATTAAATATATTTATATCTTTTTTAGATAAAAAACTAATTTAAAAATTAAATGATATATTTTATATCAAATGATATATACAATTCAAGATGAAATGCCTAATAATAATAAATTAATTTTAGGAGTATCATCTTTTTATTTATTAAATCTTATATATTATTCATATTTAAAGAAATCATATATTTATCTAATTCTATTATCATCTTTGAATATTGCTTCATCTATTTTTTGGTATAAATATGAAATCAATTCATTTTTTCATAAATTAGATTGGTATTTAGCAACAATAATAATTATATATAGTTATATAATTTCAAAAAAAATAATAAAAGATTTTTTATTATTAATATCTTTTTATTTCATGAGTATGTTTTTTACAAATTTAAATAAATATGATATACAATTATATTGTCATTTCATTTATCGCGGATTTGTTTATAAAATAATTTATATAAATCTTTTCAAAGAAGAAGATTTCAGATTATATTATGATATATCAAAAATTGTATTAAATACAATATTTTTATCATCAATCACAAATAATCATAATTATAATATTATTAAATATTCAATATATACATTTGAAAATATTATTATTTTATTTATTTAGTAAATTATTCATTATAATAATTTTTTTTCTTTATATATAAAATAATTTGGATATAATGTTTTTAATTTATTAATAACATTTATATTTTCATTAATTATAATATTATTACCATTTCTATACAACATTATTGCTAATTTTAATCTTTGAGATTCTTCTAATATATCAGTTCCTTCTTTATATGTTATATAATCAAATTCTATATCTTTATGTTTTTTTAATTGATTATATTGAAAAATTAAATGAATGTCATTTAATTTTTCAGTAGTCTGACATAATAATAAATCAATTTGTTTCTTATTTCCGTAAAAATATAATGCTTTGTTATCGCGAGGAAAGCAAACGCCACCAAATGGATCACCATATTTTAGACATTTATGTCCGACAGTAGTATTTAATCCAATAGCATTTAAAATAACATCAGGGTTACACCCTGATGTTACTGCTAAATCACCAATCATATTTGCATAACTTATTTTTGTAGTTTTAAAACAGTTTAGACTAATTTTAGAAATTTCTGCTTCTAATAATGTCATTTTACAAAATTTTGTATTTTTTAGTTTATACATATCCTCTATAATATTATTATCATCATCTAAACAACCAACTAACATCATATCGTGATTTTCAATATCATAAATTATTGATCCTTGAGCTATAAATAAAGGATTATAAATTAGTTTATAATTATATTGTAATAGTTTTTCATATAAACTATTACAATATTCAGGCATAACAGTGCAAGTTATAATTATCGTTTTTTCATTATCGGATTTACCATTTTTTAAAATATTATCAATTACATTATCAATATAACTATGATCATAACTATTATTTTCTAATGATGGTGTTTGAACTAAAATTATTATAATGTCATTATCAACATATGATGGAAATTTATGTGCTATTAGATTACTGTTTTTTAAATATTCTTTTACATGTGGTTCTACTGAATTAATTTCTTTATTATTTATAGCTTTTATAATATCATCATTAATATCATAACAGGATACATTATGACCTATTTTATCTAAATAAAGTGCAATACAAATACCAACTCTACCAACACCAACTATTGATATAAACATATTACTGTAATATTTTAATATTACTATCTTTATATAAAATGTTATATTTATTAATTACGACATGTTTAATTAAGGATGCTTTTTATAATAGAAGAGTAGAACAATATATAAGTAGTTTATATAATAATATAGATATTTTTAATAAAAATTTTAATAATATAAAAATGATTATTATTGAAAATAATAATAATACAAAAACATTTTTAGATGATTTTGATATAGAAGTATTTTATACAGATACTAATATTAGTATTAATTCTAATAATAAAGGAATTAAAGAATTAACTGATATACTAAAATGTATAGAAAAATATAATATACAAGATGATGATTTAATAATAAAAATAACTGGGAGATATTTAATAAAAAAAGATAGTATTTTTATTAAATATATTAAAAAAAATTTAGATTTAGATTGTATAATTAGATATGGTAATTATATAGATAAAAATAATAAATCTAAAAATGATTGTATAACTGGATTAATAGGAATGAAATGTAAATATGTAAAAATGATTGAAATGCCAAAAGAAGATGAATGTGTTGAATGGAAATGGGCAAAAGCTTCTTCATTAATAAATAAAAATAAATTAATAGAAATAGATGAATTAGGTATTTTTATGTGTCCTTCATCGTATTATGAATATATTAATGTGTAATTATTTCTAATATATTATTAGAAATAATAAAATGTCATCAAAATCAAAATCAAAATCAAAATCAAAATCAAAATCAAAATCAAGTATTAATAGTAGTTCAAAAAATAGTAGTTCTATTAATAGTGATGATTTAGATGATGAAAGTAGTGATGAAGATAAAACAGCAGATTGTATAAGAAATAGAAGTAATTTTACTATACCTAAATCATTTCATATGATAGATAAAAAAGATTTTAACCCAGATATATTAAAATTATATATTAAGAATGATGCATCACCTAAATTAAAATTATTGTTAGAAAAAATAACATTATTAGACGAACAAGATATGAAAGAATCAAAAAAATTATATAAACATCTTATATTTACAGATGTTAATCGTAGTACATATGGTGCAAAAATTATAGCATCAGCATTAACAGCAAATGGTATGAATTTAGTATATCATCCACAAGGTAGAGGATTTTCTTTATTAGAAGATAATGAATTATTAAAAACTAAAAATAATAATTATACAGTTTTATTAAGTAAATCATTTTATGATAGACCTATTAATATTAAATTTAGAAAACTAATATTAGATAAATATAATTCAAGACCTGAAAATATTTATGGAGAATTAATTAGATTTATAATATTAGATCAAGGATTTAAAGAAGGTATAGATTTATTTGATGTTAAATATGTGCATTTATTTGAACCATTAGTTGTTAATGCTGACGAAAAACAAGCAATAGGTCGTGCTACAAGATTTTGTGGTCAAAAAGGTTTAGAATTTCATCCGAGATATGGGTGGCCTCTTTATGTATTTAAATATGATGTTACAATTCCTGATAATATGAAAAAAAAATATATGAATTCAGAAACACTTTTTGAATTGTATATAAAAAATTCAAATTTAGATATGCGTAAAATTATTTTTGCTAATCAATTAGAAAATGCAACAATAAATGCGTCAGTTGATAAAGAATTAAATGAAGCAGTTCATTTATTTTCAATTGAAAAACCAGATGATATATTGAAATCAAAAGGAGGATCTTATATGATAAAAGCACCTACGAGAAAAATGAATTTGCAAGATATGCATAAATATATAAAAGATAATTTTGATATGTTTAAATATCCGCCATTAAAATTAGAAAATAAATGCACAGGCGGAGCTATAAATGGTAATATTGTATCATTTACTCCTACACAAGATTTTATAAGACATTATTTTCAACCACAGTCAGCATATAAAGGTATTTTATTACATCATAGCGTAGGAACAGGTAAAACATGTACTGCAATAGCAACTGCAACAACAAGTTTTGATTTAGAAAAATATACAATATTATGGGTTACTCGACATACATTAAAGAATGATATTTGGAAAAATATGTTTGGACAAGTATGTAGTTTAAGTATTCAAGAAAAAATTAAAAAAGGTTTAATTTTACCTAATAAAATTACATCTAAAAAAAAATATGTTTCATCAAATTGGATAGACCCAATTTCATATAAACAATTTAGTAATATGTTATTGAAAAAAAATAAAATTTATAATGAAATGGAAAAAAGAAATGGAGAAGAAGATCCGTTAAGAAAAACATTACTTATAATAGACGAAGCACATAAAATATACTCTCCAACAGTTGCTAAAAGCGAAAAACCTAATACAGATATATTAGAGAAAATGATACAAAATTCATATGAAAAATCAGGAAGCGATAGTGTTAGAGTATTATTAATGACTGCAACACCATTTACTGAAGATGGTATGGAAATGATTAAATTATTAAATTTATTAAGAGAAGATGATAAAATTGAAACAAATTTTGATAAATTTTCAAAATTATATTTAAATGAAAATGGATATTTTACAGAAGAAGGACTTAATGAATTTCAAAATGATATAAGTGGATATATTAGTTATTTAAATAGATCACAAGATGCTCGTAATTTTGCTCATCCTGTAATTAAGAATGTATATGCTAAAATGTCTTATGAAAATGACGAAAAACAATTACCTGATAAAAATTTAAAAATATCAGCAGAAACTAAAGAAAAAATTAAAAGAGTTAAATATGAATTAAAAGAATTTAAAGGAAAAGAAAAAGAAGTTAAAAAAAAATTAAATGATTGTTTTAAAATCACTAAAACTAATAATAAAATTAATGAAAAAGAATTAAAAAAAGAAAAAAAAAAAGAAGAAGAAAAATGTAAAAAAGTTCCAAAAAATGAAAGAACTGAATGTAAAGATAAAATAATAGAAAAATATGATAAATTATTAAAAGATATAGGTATAGATTATGATAATAAAATAAAAGATTGTCATAGTAAAAATAAATTATCTGATTCTTTAGAAATACAAAAAAATAAATTAAATGATGAATTAATTGAATATAAAACACGACAAGGGGTAGTAAAGGAAAATAAGAATAAAATTAAAGAAATACGAATGATTATTAAAACACTAAATAGTAAAAGAAAAGAAATTATAGTTAAGGTAAAAGAATTACGATATGAAATTAAAGATTTAAAAGATGATAAAGAAAAAACAAAACAAGAAAAAGCACCAATTATTAAAGAACTCCAAAAGGAAATTAAAGAATTAAGAACTAATGCTTCTAAAATAAATACACAACAACAAATGCTCAAATATACTAATAATATTAAAAAAATAAAAAAAATATCTCAGGAATATGCTATAGATAAATATTGTAATTTATAAAAAAATTAAAAAAAATGATTTATTTATTTTTTTATAAATTATTATGATAGATTATTCAAATATTTTTTTATCATTATTTTGTGTAATAATAATAATTTTAATATTTTTTATAATAAAAGTTAAATATAATAATCTTATTAATACTAATCGTATTAATACTAATAATATTAATACTAATCATATTAATACTAATAATAGTCTTAATATTAGCAATAATAATGTTACAATAGATATTGTTTATGAAAAAACAGAATATTGTTTAATTTGTATTGAAAATAATAGTAATGTTATATTATATCCTTGTAATCATTATATAATATGTTATAATTGTATGAGTAATTTACATTTATATAATTTATATAGATGTCCATTATGTAGAAGTAATATTATTTCCTATAGAAAAATGGTAAATCATATAGAACCAGTCGTTGTTCAAAGGTGATTTTTTTGGTTTTATAAGTTCTATAATATCTTTATGTTTTATACAAACATTAGCAAGTAATGACTGATCTTTTCCTGAAAATAATTTATTTTCAACAAATTCATCAAGCATTAAATAATAATAATCTATAAATTTTAATAAAATATCTTTATGTCCTAATATAACTCCTCCTCCTATACAATTTTTATATTTATAATGTTCAGTTGGTGTTTTTAAATTATAATCAACTTCTTCGCCGACATTTAACAAATAAACTTTATTTTTATCTATTGAATTAATTTTTTTCATATTAGGAAATGATTTTATATGTTCTATATAATATTCTTCTCTTATCATTCCAATATCAGTATATGTAAAATAATTAGTATTAAAAGGATTTAAATCAATTGCTAATTTTAAAAAATGTTCTTTTTCGTTCCATATCATATATAAATCTGTATTATGATAATTTCTTTCGTGATCTATTTGTAAATCATATTTTGTCCATCCATTAACATATTTATAAGTATAAAAATCTTCTATATCAATCGTATATATTTTTGTTTTTTCTAAATGATTTTTTCTATAATTTTTAATAATATTTTCACTGTTTTTATCACAATATATAATCATATAATTATCAATATTTGGTAAGTAATTATTAATCCAATAAAAATAATTAACTGTATGGTGTTTTTTATTATTAAAATTATAAAAAGTTGTAACAATTGTTATATCACTTTTCATTTTATAAAATGATATAAGAATATTCTTATATATATAAAATAGGTATAAAAAGAAAATGCCCAATTATAAATTCCAAGAAAAATTATCAGAGCAAAGAAAAAATCCAGAAACAGCACGAGCTGGACTAAAATGGTCTAATGATGAAGATAATTGCCTATTGGATGATATTAAAGAAGGTGTTGGTATTGATGAAATTGCTAAAAAACTACAAAGAACTGCTGGTAGTATTAAAACACGTCTAACAATTAAAGCAATTAGTAGTTTATCTTCAAATCCAGATAAATCTGAAGAAGATATTAATGCTGAATTTGGTGTTAGTATGAAAGATATTGGTGATTATGAAACAACAAAAAAGAATAGAGAACGTAGAATTGCTATGCAAAATTCTTCAGCTTCTTATACAGGAAGAAGAAGTAATACAGTAGTATCTCTATCAACAATTTATTCTCTACTCCAAGAGATTAATAATAAACTCGGATAAAAATAATTTTATTTTTCTTTATAAAAAATCTTTTAATAATGGATTTACATTTTTATTAATAATGTTTTCTAAATATTGAACTCTTTCTTGTAAATTTTTTATAATTACAATATTACTATCATACTCTTTTAATTGAGCAATAGCATTATCAATACTTTTTAATTGATTTTGATAAAAATCATAATTTTTATTATCTTTTTCTATTCTCCAAAATATTTCTGGTTTTATACTATTTTCAAGTTTTTCTATAATATAATCAAAGGACATATATTTAATATAAATAAATTTTATAAAAATTATATTTATCATTTAATATCTTTTCTGTTGTTTGTGTATAATAAATATCATATAAATCAAATTTTATAAAAAATAAATAAATTATAAATAATAATATACCAAAACAAAAACCATTTATAATATTTTTATTATCAATTAATAAAATCATTATTATTTTTGGAACTATCATTATTAAAAATGTTAGTATTATTAATTTAATTTTAGTATTATTATATAATAAATATAATATTATTATCAAAATTGCTAATATTGCTATATATAACCAATATAAAGGATTATATACTATTAAATTTAAATAATATAAAATACTCCATAATATTATATATAAGGAAAAATAAATATGTGGTTTCATTAATATAATTTGATATTTTTTATTTTATGTAGTTTGAATGTGAAATGGAATATAAATGTTAAATGAAATGTTTTTATTATATTTAAATCTATTATTATATAAAAATTTTTTAAAATTAAAATCATTAATATTTTTTTTATTATAATTTGGAATAACTTCAAAATTATTCCAATTTATACCTATATCTTTATTATAGATATTTTTATTTTTTAAACTCCCGTCGTGTCTATTTATATATAAAGTCATTGGAATATATTTATTATCTATTAAATTTGTAAAATAGATACATATATATTTTTCAGATATATCATCAATAATATAAGTATCTTTAATTATAAATTTATTAAATTTTTCAGACATAATATTTTATAATAATAAGATTTATCATTTTTTTATAATAATTTGGATATTACTAATGTATGCCATCCAAGTTCTTTACTTATTTTATTAATTTCATTATCAGAAATATTTTTCCAAAAATTATTTTTAATATATATATTATTTTTATAATTTTGAATATCATATATAAAAATATGATCTTTCCATATTTTAATTATATTAAATCTATCATCTAATAAATTATTTTTAACATCATCAAAATCATATATATATGTTACAGGACAATTTTCTTGAGATTCTGATTGTTTGCAAACATAATCTAATCCTTCATTTAAATCTTTTATATTATTTTCCACCATTAACCAAAATAATTTATATGATATTTTTGAATATATCATAAATCTAAATTCACCATCTTTTTTCAATAATTTATAAATATTATTAATAACATTTTTAGGTGTTAATGTGTGATGAATGACTCCAAAAGAATATATTAAATCAAATTTTTTATCATTTATATAATCGCCTATATTTTCTATATTTCCACATATAAAAATTGCATTTAAACCAAATAATTTAAACCTTTTTTTGCATATTTCTAATGATTTATCAGATAATTCTATTATTGTTAAATTTGCTCCTGCTCTTGCAAAATTTATACTATCAGTTCCTATTCCGCATCCTAATTCAAGAACATCTTTATTTTTCCATTTATCAAATTCAGCAAAATCTTTAATATGTGGTTCTACAAAATATTTTTTTTCCTCAACTTCATTAAAATATTCAATAGTTCCTATTTTATGAGATGAATGATTAATATTACAAGGTTTATTATTCCAATATTCTTTAATTTTTTCAATATTCATTATAAATAAATATTTAATATATTTTTATATACAAATAAATTTGTATTAATTTCTGATATTATTTAAAAAAAATGATTACTTGCTTTACTTTTAATTTTTATCTTACACAAAGATCACCCATTTTATTATGTGGAAAATTATCGATATATCAGGATTTAGAACTACAAGCACTACTTGCGGATACATCATTAAATATATTAAATATGGATATGATGATTTACATTTTCAACTCGTATTCACTAATGATTATCATGCAGATGAAGAATTTCATTTTGAAGGGAATAATATAAGAGATATTTCAAAATTTCATAATATTTTGAAAAACAATGGTTCAACTGTAATTTATCAACATAAAAATAACACTTACCAATTAATTGGTAAGAAATTAATGTCTATATTTGATGACGAAAAATTTCATGTATTAGATAGATACGAAAATCATCCTTTAGATTTTAGTCAAGTTGAAATATTTGATTCAGAACCTACTGATATTAAATTGATTGAAATTTTCAAAAAACAATGGTTTACCGATTATTCTGATGAATATTGGAACATATTAATAAGGTAAAAAATAAAAAATAAAAAAAATCAAAATATTATAACAATATTTTGGTTTTTATTATAAATCATCAATAAACATTTAAATCTATTTAAAGACATTTATATATTTAGAAAATATATAAAATAATTTTTTTATTATAGATAGAGATGAAATTTATTATTATAATTTTACCTGTTATAATAGGATTTTTAATTGGATTATTTACGAAACCCGACGAATGGTTTAAAAAATTGAAAAAACCAAAATTCAATCCACCTAATTATATATTTCCTATTGCGTGGTTTATATTATATTTATTAATAGGAGTTAGTTATTATTTGGCATTAAAAGATAAACCAATGAAATATTGGATTATTCCTTTGTTTCATTTACTTTTAAATTTTAGTTATAGTATAATGATGTTTAGATATAAACTATTATTTGAAAGCGCGATTTTAACATCATTAATTCTATTAACTGCAATAATAGTTATGATATTATTTTATAATTATAAAAAAATAAATTCAGTTATATTATTAATTCCTTATATAATTTGGTTGATGTTTGCTAATTATTTAGCTTGGAGTATTTATTTAATAAATTAATTTTATGTTGGATGAATATTTAATGGTATAAAAAATCTACAAAAAAAATATATATATATAGTAATATATTATAATATGAATAAAATGGCGTATGATGAAATTAATAAAATTAAATATGTGTGTAGTATACCTGATAATGAAAATGTTCTAGAAGTATTTTGGAATAAAAAAGAAATTGTTGATATAGAAAATGATATTTTAAAACCAGTTTATGATTTTATGAAAAGTCGTTTATCTTTTTATGAAATGAAATTAAAAATAAAATATAGAAATAATGGAAATCCATTACCAAATGATGATAATAGATTAAAAAAAAATATTAAATATAATGATACGACATTTTCTGATTATATATTACAATTAGATATTAGTTTAAAAAAATTAATATCTAATAAAGATGAAAGAATCTATAAAGATATATTAGAAACCTTAAATAGTTTTTTTGAATATGGATATTATTGTTTTTTAGAAAACCAGGGTCATAAAAAAGAATTTATTGATATTATAGTAGAACTTTTTTATGACATAAAAGAAATTGATAGTGAAATTTATATGTATTATATAGAAAATAATACTAGCGAAAAATATAATTTCATTACTCTTATGATAAACTTATATAATGTAAATAATAATATTAATGAAACAACTGGTGGTAAATCGCAAAAACTAAAGAAAACAGATGATAAAATTAAAGTTTTATATAAAAAAAAGAGATATACCAGAGTAATATATGTAAATAAGAATAATAAGAAATTTGTTAAAATAAATAAACAAATATTAGAATTATCTAAATTAAAGAAAGTTAAATAATTAGTTCTTTTGGAGTTATTTTTTTTTTAATATTTTATCAAAATATTTACAATTTTTTATTATAGATAGAGATGAAATTTATAATAATTATTTTTTCAATATAAAAAATAAAAAATGATTAGTTATATCTTTTTTATAAAGTTAAAAAATGTCTAAAAAATGTGAATATGATAATTGTATTAATCAAGCAACATATTTTTATAATGATAATAATTGGAATGTTAAATATTGTAAAGATCATAAAAATATTGAAGAAAATTTAATACACTATAAAAATAAATATAATTTATGCGTATCTTGTTGTAGTATTGTAGGTTCATTTGTATATGAAAATAATAAAAAAAATAGATTTTGTGTAAATTGTAAAACAGATGATATGATTTCTTTAAATAATAAATGCAAACATAATATAAGAAAATCACAATGTAAAGAATGTGGTGGATCTGCTTTATGTAAAGCAAATAAACAAGGTATATTGTGTTTACAAATTGCTAATAAAAAATATAATAATTATTGTGCTAAATGTTTTTCAAATTTATATCCTGACAATCCATTATCATTAAATATAAGAACTAAATCATTTGAAAATAAAGTCAGAGATTTTATCAATATAAATTATCAAGATTTTCAACATAATAAATTATTAAATATTGGTGGATGTGATTGTTCTCATAGAAGATTTATAGACCATCATATAATTATTAATGGTTGTTTATTAGCGTTTGAAACGGATGAAAATCAACATAAAGGATACGATAATGAAAATGAAGATAATCGTATAAATGATATTATGATGGCGTATACAAGTCCGCATTATTTTATAAGGTTTAGTCCAAATGGAAATTATATAAAAGATGGAAAAAAATCTAATCCACAATTTGCAACAAGATTAAAAGTATTAAATAATGAGATAGATAAAGCAATAAAATTTATTAACTCAGAAAAGATATATGAAAAAGAGAATCTAATAACAAATAAATATTTATTTTATGATAATAAATAATATATTAAAATTTACTATTAAATACAAAAATTCTAATATTTTTGTATTTTCTGTTTTGAAATATATTTGGTGTATTTATTTAATTAGTCCTTTGAGAATATACACCATCTGTTCAAGAAACTGAATTGTTTTTGAACAGGATCTTTATCCAATTCTATTATATCTTGATCCAAATTGCTTTGTAGATTTGCAAATTCTGATATGTTTTCTTTGATTTTTATAAATGAATCTGAGAATAACTCAGATTCTTTTATTGATAAATTGTATTCTTTTGCTATTTTTATTAAGAAGTCATAGTTTACTAAAAATTCAGGGATTAATTTTTGAGTATTTTCTAAAAATACTTCTATTTTTTTATTATAATGATTATTTTCATCGCAATCTAAGTTATATCTTCTTATAATTGCCCATGTTGGTATAGTTATTTTTTTATCTTCATTTAATTGTTTTCTACCTTCAATTGTATTTCCTCCATTTTTAAGTATCATATCTTGAACTAATTTACCATCCATAAATGTACATATAAATACACCATTTTTTTTAAGGTTATTACTTACATTATGTAAAAATCCTTTTAATTTTGTTTCATTTTCGAAAAAATAATGAACAGCAAACATACACGATACACAATCAAATCCGTCGGCACCTTTTCCTGATAAATATTTTAAATGTGGTGGGTATTTACTATTTCTATTCATTACAATTTTTAATAATGTTTCAGATTCTTTATCGCCAATAACACTTGATGCTCTACCTGATTTTATATCAACAGCACAGTCGCCAACGGCAAATACTATATCTGGAAAATATACTTTATCAGGTCCAGATTCCATTTGTCTATTATATTGCATTCTTCGTTTTAACATCCGCGAATAAGCACCAGATCTTGGATTTATAATATTATTTTTTACTAAGTCTACACCTAATACAAATTTATATTTTTCATTTAAAATTCTATTTATATCGCCTCCTTCACCACAAGCTAATTCTAAAATTGAATTTTTATTAGGTGATTTTTTATATAATTGTTGTTTAATTCCTTGATTATGAAAATTCAACATATGAACAGATAATAAAGAATCTCTATTAATTTCTCTTGAATAATAAATATCATCACTCTCTAACATTCTTTCATCAATATTATCAGGAGCATCTTTTGAAAATACTTCTTGATTTCCCATAATCATTGCTGTAGTAACAGGAAAATGAATTGAATTCCATATATTTAAAGCGACGGATAAATCATTTGCAGTTTTTGATAAAATACCTTTTTTAAAAATTTTTGTTTTATCATCTCTTACTCTTATAGGAAACCATTTTTTCATATCAACATCATATCTAAATTCAGCAATAATTTCTGATAAAATTTTATCTCCATTTTCAGCACGAGTATCTCCTTTACTATCAATTTTAATAAAAACCTTATCAACATTATTATGATAATGTTTAATAGGTCTAAATAATTTAGGAATATATTTTTTATTATCTATTCTATTTGTTTTAACATATTCTTTATCATATCTTAATTTTAATCCAGTTTCAACATTAATATCAGTCCATTGACTAACATTATATCCAACCCATAAAGAAAATTCTTTATGTCTTATTCCATTTAATAAAACTTCTTTTTCTTCTTTTATTAAAAAATCAATAGTATTTTGTTCTTCTGGTTTCCATTTAAAAACCCGATCCCATTTCATATTATCAGTTAATTCCACGGGTCTTCCTTGATAATATGAATATAAAGCGAGTTTTGCTGGTGTATATATAAGTCCGTCTATATCATATGAATAACTTCTTGCATTTTCTAAAATATTTTTACTATCTTTTAAAATATCATCACTATAATAATGTTTTTTAACTGTAAATTCTGTAAAACTATCATTTGTATTTAATAAACTTTCAACTGATTTTAATTCTTCATATCTACATTTTTTCTTATCAATTAAAGGTAAATCTGTTAATTTATTATCATCTAAATAATAAATATCAAATGCAGCATATATATTTTTTTTATGAATATCTCGTCTTTTATCACATAAAATAAATTCGCCATCAATTAATGAATTATAAGCTTTTTTATTTTTTGCAATTATTCCACTATCTTCAACTCTATAAGAACTGTTTATAAGATAACACTTTCCTTCATTGTTTATATACATTAATAATCTTTCACCGTCTGCTTTTTCAGTAACAGTATAACCAGATAAAATACTTATAGAACCATATTCATTAGGATCGATTAAATTTTTTCTTTCTAATGTAACTGGTTTAGGTGTTATTAATGGTATACTACCATTATTATATTTATTAATTTTAACATCTTTTTTAATTAATTCTAAATATTCGTTTAAAACTTGTTGTTGTTGTTTTTTTGTTAATATAATACTTGACATAAATATAGATTGTATAACTTTAACAATTGCGTTTATAATATTAGATTTATCATTACATACAATATTAAATTCATATTTTTGAACAGCATTTAAGATATTCGATTGTTTTAATGTATAATAATCATCATTTTCTTCATCACATTTAACTATTTTAGCAATATAATTTATATTATTTTTTTCATCTTTATAATTAATTTTTTTAGTAATTATATATTTTTTTCTATAATCATTCCATTTTTCATCTAAACTATCAATTTTTTTAATATTATATAATTCAAATTCAACATCAGCATCAAATAAATTTTTAATATTATCATTTAATGATGTTTTTTTACTATAAATTTCGTGATTTAATGATATATAATTTTCATTACTATAAAATTTAATAATATCAGTTAAACCATTAATTTTTAATATATCATCATTATAATTAATTTCTAAAAATTCATCTTCTATTTCTTGAATAAAATCTGAATTATTCATAGAATTAGTAAAATTATTAAATTCATTTTCAGTCCAAGTTGTAATACCATTTTTTAAATTCATAGTAAAAATATTATTTTCATCTTTAATATTAAAATATTTATCAATCAATTGAAAAATAACTTCATCTTTTGATAATTCCATTTTTATATACTCTATTTATTATAATAAATATATTCATTTTTTTTTATATAAAAAAAAATATTATATTATTTGCTATATATTTATATTTTTATAATAAATTTACAATATTATTAAAAATAATTTTAGAAGATTTATTATATAAAAGATATAAGAAAAATTTTTTTCATTTGAAGAAAAGAAAGAAAAATCTTCTTAAATGAAAAAAACAAAACATTGAAAATAATTTTATATATAAAAAAAAATGATATTATATATTTAAGTATAATCATATTATGTCATCAACTAATTTATTTATTCCTATAAAATTTAAAACAACAATGAGTTTATTACCAACAGAAATGAATAAAAATTTTGAAGAAACATTATTAAAAAAAATAAAAACATCATTAGAAAATGTATGTAGTAAGCATGGTTATATTAAAAATAATAGTATAAAAATTATAAAAAGATCAGTTGGTTCTTTTAAAAAAGAGCATTTTAATGGTAATGTTATATTTGATTTAGAATGTATAGCAGAAATTTGTAATCCTGCACAAGGTTCTATTATAAAATGTAAAGTTAAAGCAAAAAATTCATTAGGAATTTTAGCAGAAGGTTTTTATGATAAAAACCCTATTTTAGAAATTATAATTCCAAAAATATCAGCAGGAATTCAATCAGAAATTAATATAGAAAAGGTTGTAATAGGAGATGAGATTGTTATTGAAGTATGTGGTAAAAAATTTCAACTTTTTGATAAACATATTTCAATAATAGGAAGAGCTATTAAAAATAAAGATGAAGAAATTAAAAATATTATAGAAAATGAAAAAGAAGATGATGATAAATCTGATGATGAAATTATAACAATTGATTCTCAACATGGAGATAATTATGGAAAACAAAATTCAGAAATTATAGACGAAGAAGAAAAAGAAGATGATGATGAAGAGGAAGAAGAAGAAGAAGATGAGGATGAAATAGAAATAGATGATGTTGAAGATTATGATATAGAAGAAGAAATTGAGGATGATAAAGATGATTATGAATAAGAATTTATAGTTCCATCTTCATTAATGTTAAAATATTTTTTTTGTATTGAATTTGTTATATATAATTCATATGAATTATCATTTTTTGTATTTTCGTATATAGAAATAATTTTAGATTTTAAAGAAATTAAAGATAATGTTATATCATCATCTTTTTCTTCGTATTTTTCCAAAGCATTATTGAAAATAAAATCTAATTCATCATAAAAATTAGGCATTAAAAAATAATTTAAACTAAAAAATCATTTTTTTATATTTTTATATAAAAAAATGATTAATTTATTTAATTAATAATATTCATTTTATAAAATGATTAGTAATCGTAAAAATTGTATTAATGTTCCTACAAGTTTTTATACAGGTAAAGAATCATCACCATTAAGATTTGGATTATCAGCAGAAGGTTATGATATTGGATATGATATGGAAGGACATGATAAATTATTATGGACAGTAAAAGTTAAAAATAATAAAAAAGTTTGGGGTCGTAAATATGATTATGAAAAAGTATTACATGAAGAACCATTAATTAAAGAAGAAGAAAAACTACAACCAGTTGTAGTTGTTAAAGAAGAAATACAAGTAATTGCTGAAGAAGTTGTTGAAAAAAAACAAACAACTGATTATAATTTATTCTTATCATATTATTTAAATAAATTAAAGGCAGAAAATACAACAAACGAAACTAATAAAAATTTATTCAGTAAAACAACAGAAGAATGGAAAAGACTTAAAAAAAATCCAGAAGAATTAAGAAATATTTTACAAAAAATTAAATCTAACAAATGATAAAGATGTCTCAAATTCCATCATCAAATATTAGTTTATCATATTTATCTTATTTACTTTATAATTCTAATATAAATAAACCAATTTCTTTTTCTTCATTATATAATTTTTCATCAGATTCTTTACCACCTTATAATTCATTAAATTTAAATTATTTTTCTTCAAAATATAGAAATTTTTTGCCTTCAGATATAGATTCTTTATTTGGTTGGTATGATATAAAAACAAGTAATTCATATAAAACTATTTATAATAATGCATCAAATAGTTTTAATTTAACAACTAATATAAAACCAGTATATAATAAATATGGATTAAATACTAAGCAATCTATTTTAGTAAATAACAATAATTATACTATAAATAATATCAATTTATTAACAAGTAATATTACAGTAGGAGTAGTATATAATACGAGTAACTATAATAGAGTAATAATAGGAGTATTTAATTTTACTGTTTTAGATAGTAGTTATTATAATCCTCCGTCGGGAAATATTACATATAATAATATTTCAAGTAGTTTTGGATTTATTGTTATTAGCGACGGAACAACAAAAATAAATGGATATACAATACCTAAAGGATATCAAATATGGGAAGTTAAAAATACAAGATTTTATAATATAGTTGCAGGCGGTGCAAAAGGTGATAATTATGGTAGTTCACAAGGTGGTAAAGGAGTTGTTATAAAAACAATAGTTAAATTAACTGCAGGACAATATGTTATAATAGCAACTGGAAAATATGCAAATCAAGGATTATGTGGTGGTGGTGGTGGAACATTTATAACTATTTATGAAGCAACTGGAAATTTTAATTTGGCATCTCAACATACTATATTATTAATAGCAGGAGGTGGTGGAGGTGGCGGAATATACCAAAGGGTATATGTTAATGGTGAAAATGCAGTAATAACAACAAATGCGGGATATACAACAAGAAATTATCAAACAGTAGCAACAAATGGTGGCGGAGGTGGATCATGGTATTATTCTGGCGGAGATGGAACTGATGGAACTTCTTATATTTATAGTAGTGTTTATGATAGTGGTGGTGCTGGATTTATAGGTAATGGTGGTGGAATAAATGCTTTTTGTCCAGTAGTAGTTTCAAAATCATTTTTAAATGGATGTTATGGAAGTTATATATTTTTTAGAGGAAATTATTATGGTGGATTTGGTGGAGGTGGATGCAAATATGTAGATAATAATTATTGGATGATGTCTGCTGGAGGAGGTGGTGGATATTCGGGAGGAAGTGCTGGAACAGGAGGATGTGGTGGTGGTTCATATGACATAAATGGAATTAATAAAAATGCTACATTATATACAAATTGGGAAACAAATATTTTTGGTCCTGCACCGACAACTTATAGTGGTGGATATAATTCTGGTGATGGATTTGTTTATATAGATTATTATGATAATATAAGCTCTGATATGTTTTATGGTAATGAATTTAATCATATAAATAGTAATATTAGTATAAATAGTAATATTTATACTTCAAATATAGATAAAACAGGTATTTTAATTTCAACATTGTCTATTACCCCAAATAATACTTTAAAAATAAACACAAGATATAATACAATAAATAATATTGACTATAATGCATCTGGAATAAATTATATAACTTTAAATGATAGTAATATATTTTTTAAAAATTTTCAAGGAAATGTAAGTGAAATAGTTTTATATAATTCAGAATTATCAACATCTAATATTTATTTATTAGAATCTTATTTAGCAACAAAATGGTGGGGTAATCCTTCTTATTTATTAAAAACAGATCATATGTATTATAATTTAAATCCTCCTTCTTTGATAAATTTTCCGCAATTATTATATTTATTTGATACATCTACTGAAATATCTAATAATTTACTAATAAATAGAGGTAATCAAGGTTCTTTATTAAATGCTATAATAAATAATAGTTATTTAAATTATTCTTTAACATATTCATTAAATAATAATTCTTTATTAATATTTTATAATTTTGATTATAATAATGATAATTTAGGAAATTTAAGTTCGTCTTATAATTTTAGTATAAATAATGGAACACCTTCATATGATAATAATAATAAAATGTTTGGTTTATCTTCTATTTATTTAAATAATTCTTCATTATTAATTCCTGTATCTTATGATCAGAGTGAACTTGATTTTTCATTAAATACAGAATATACAATATCTTTTTGGTATTATATAAATTCTTATAATATATTAGATTCTTTAATAGGTATTAATAATGATCATAATTTTATATTAACAAGATATTCTAATACAAATGATTTAATATTTGAAAATAATATTATAATTAAAAATGCAGGAATAGTTGATAATAAATGGAAAAATATAACAATTACTATGAAAAAAAATAATAATAATTGTTATGTAAATATTTATTATAATAGTTATTTATTAATTTCCAATTATTTATTAACAAATACATGGATTTTAACAAATAATAATTATAACTATATAATTTTAAATAAAGGAAATACTGATATATGTTATGATAATTTTAGAATTTATAATAGAGTTTTAAATACATATGAAATACAAGAATTATTAAATTTATCTATATCAATGCAAAAAAGTTATAATAATAACAATTATGGATATTTAATTAAAAATAATTATATAAATTTAGATTATAATAATTTTAAATATATTTTTTTTAATAATAATCAATTAACAATATCTTTTAATTTATTAATTTATAATGATTTATATGTTTATACTGATGTATTTTATGCTTATAATATTTTTAAAATTTCTTTTAAAAACAATTATTTAGATATAAATTATAATAATATAAGAAAAACTTATTCATTTATAAATGATTTTAAATCGCATAATTATAAATTTGTAAGCAATGGAATGAAATTATATATTGATAATATATTAAATACTGAAATAATAATTTATGATGAAATATTAAATTATATAACAAATGATATTCTTAATATAATTTCTATTGGTAATTATAATAATAATCAAAATTATAGTCCATTTTTAATAGAAAATTTACAAATTTATAATTATGAAAATTATTCAACTATTAATTATTCTGATTATCCTAAATATAATTATAAAATACCTTTTAATAGTATAAGTTTTTCAAAAGGATTTAATAAAAATATTCATTTAGGACCTTTATATAATGATTTATTAATACCATATAATTCTTCTAATCTTAGTTGGATAAATAATACAAATGTTTTTGATGTTTTCAATGGAATACAAAAATTTACTATTTTAGCAAATGGTTATTATGATATAGTTGCGGCAGGAGCTGCTGGAGGATTTAGTGTAAGTTCAACAAAAAATAATGGAAGAGGTATTATACTAAATACTATATCATATTTATATGAAAATGATATTATATATATTGTTCCTGGTCAAAAAGGCGGTGATGGTATATCTGGAACATACAAAACAATATATAAATTAAGTGGCGAAGGTGGTGGTGGTGGTTGTAGTATTGTATATAATTATACATCTAATAGTATTATTTTAATAGCAGGAGGAGGAGGAGGTAATAGCGATACATTTATAGGTAAAGATGCAACAAATATAACATCAGGAACAACTGATACAAATAATAAAGGTATAGTAGCAACTAATGGAAATGGTGGATATTCTGGAAATGGTGCTGGTGGTGGTTATGGTGTTGGTGGTGGTGGATTTTATAAAAATGCTCAATATGTTGCAAATTATAGCGGTTTAAGTTTTTTAAGTATTATAAATAATTCTAATATATCTATATCAAATGATAGTAATTCAAAAGGAGGATATGGTGGATTTCCTTGCGGTGCTAATGGTGGAACTAATTATAATACAATATCTGGTGTAACAAATTGGATATGGGGAGGCGGTGGAGGTGGTGGATATTCAGGAGGAATAGGTGGGTCTCTTGCTTTAAATGGATTAACATATGGTGGAGGTGGCGGAGGTTCTTTTGATATAAATAGTGCAAATAATTATGGAAATATAATAATTATTTATGGAACAAATGGATATAATAAAACAGATGGTTTTATTAATATTAAATATATAACAAATGATTCATATTATATTTATGCTAATGCTAATAATAATATTATATATAATGGATTAATATTATTATTAGAACCTCATAATTATAATTCTTTTAACGAAACAAAACCATTTACAATAATAAATTTAATTAATGGTAATTCTTGTTATGTAAATAAACAAATTAGTTTAATAAACAATTATATAAATTTTGTATTAAATACTTTAATTATACCCAATAATAATATTTTAAGTATAACTATATTTTATAAAATTCTTATAAATAATAATGGATTAGTATTTGATGATATAACAAATATTGATAAATGTTATATAAATAATAATAGTAATGGAAATATTACAACAATAAATAATGTAAGTTCTATTATGAATTATATAACATTAATAGGTTTTTTTAATAATAATACTATAACATTATTTAATAATATAACATCTATAAATGTTGGTTGTATATTATGTTATAATAGAATAATAACATTTAATGAACATTTGAATAATTATAATTGTTATATAAATAAATATTAGAATTATAAATATGAAAAAAGGGGGTAAAGTTTTAGGAAAAGGTTCTTATGGATGTGTTTTTTTAGGTAATCCAATAGAAAATGATGAAAAAAATAAATTAGTTAAAATTATGTTAGATCCTGATGATTTCTATAATGAAATTAAAAATATGGGGATTGTAAGATTATTAAAAAAAAATAATTATAGTATATGTAATGAAAGTTTTTTAATTACAGATATATCTAAAGAATTTTCAAATTTAAAAGATGAAGATTTAGAACATATTAAACAATGCGAATTAAATACAGATGTTTTAAAACAAAAAAAAAGAATATATCAAATTGTTTATTCTATTAATGATACAGGAGAGGATTTATATAAAATAGTTAAAAAAAGAGGTATGAAAATAGATAAAATATTTACATTATCACGAACATTATATTTAACATTATATGAATATTCAATCGCAGGAATAATACATAAAGATATTAAAATAAATAATATAATTTATTTAAAAGATAATTTTTATTTTATTGATTTTGGATTAATGACAACTACGAATAATATTTTTTCAAAAAATTTTAATTATAATCATAAATATACAATATTTTATGCTCCAGAATTTATATTATTTAATATTATTAATAAAAACTTAGATTTAACAACTTTTATAAATTTAGTTTTAGATAATTTTGATGAAAACTTTTATAAAATATATCCAAAAAAAAATATGACAGATGATTTAATAGATATGTATAATTTTTATTATGAAAAAATCAAAAAAACAAATAATATATATTCATTATTTACAGATGAAGATAAGAAAAAATTAGATTTATATTCATTATCAATTACATTATTATTATCATATTTATATTATTATTCATCATCTAAGAGTAGTAAAATTAAAAATTTTATAAATAAAATAATTTTACCATCTATTTGTTTAAATAATCAAAAAAGATTATCAATTGATAAAGTAATTGAATTATTTAATGAATAATATTTTATATAAGTAATATAAATAAAAAATGAATAACTATATACTTAATGGTGTAGATAGTAATTTTAATATATTATATAATTCTAATAGTATTATATCATATAGTATAAATTCAAATATAATTTATTCTATATTATACGGAGATCAATATGCTAATAATTATTTTTTTAATTCTAATAATTGTAGTTTTATAAATAATAGTAATGATATAAATTATAATGCATCTTCTCATATTTTTAATGGTGATGTTAAAATAAATGGAAATATAGATGCTATTTTTCCTCCTTATTTATTACAATTAAATAGTAATAATAAAATAGATGATTCTTTTATAAATTCATATAGTAATTATTATAGATTAAATACTATAAATAATGGAGATTTTATAGTAAATAATGGCAGAATTGGTATTAATACAGATATTCCAGCATATTCATTTCATTTAAATGATAATCAAAATTTTTTACCTTCTTTTGTATTATCATCAAATAATATAAAAAATTTTATAGCGTATGCAAATAAACCATGTATAGGAATAGGAACAACTAATATTAGTGATAATACAATATCATTATATTCATCAGGAACAATTTTTACAAAAGATTTAAAAATAAATAAAAATGGAAATTTATTATTATATTATGATGTTAATAGTAATTTAATATTAAATAGTGGTGTTTATATAAATTCTATAATTAATAGTAATTTACAAATAAATGGAGATATTAAATTAAATAATAACAGTTTAAATAAAATAATAAATTATACATCAAATTTAAGTATATTATGTAATCCTGATAATAATAAATTAAATTTTAATAATAAAATATCAATAGGTTTAGAAAACAATAGTTTTGTTATTAATGACAATAATAATGGTTTAAAATATTGTAATGATACACTTTATATAGATAATATTATAACATCTAACATAAATTCATTAAATTTAAAAGGGACATTAAAATTATTTAATGAAACAAAATTTCCTATAAATATTTATACAAATTATAATAATAATATATATTTTTTAGATAATAATTTAAATCTTTATTATTATAATAAATATGATATAAATCCTACATTATTAAAAAATAATATTACAAATTTTAATACAAAATTTAATAGTATTGTTTATAAAGATATTAATTCTAATATATATTATAATGATATTTTATTTAGTAATATAAACATTTCAAATTATTCATTTGATAATGATGCGATTTATTATATAGATAATAATTTTAATTTATATTATCAAGGTAAAAATTTTAATACCAAAACAAATTTTAGTAGAGATATTATAACTACAAATAATTTTAGTAATATTAATTATAATAATATAAAATTTAAAATAGTAGATAGTGGAAATAATTTTGTTTCAATAGTTGATACATCAAATTTAATATATACATTTGGTTATAATAATTTAAATCAATTAGGTAGAACAACTACTTATTTGTATGATAGTATAGATATTATAAATAATAATAGAAATAATATAGAAATAGTTAAAATATCATCAGGAGAAACTCATGTTTTAGTTTTATATAAAGACGGATTAGTTTTTTCTTTTGGTGATACAATAAATAATAATACAAATAAAAAAGGATATTCAACAAATACTATTTTTTTAAATAAAATAGATATAGTTAATAATGAATTTATAACTAATATTTATTGTAGTTATAATAATTCAATATTATTAACTAAAAATAATGATGTTTATGTATTTGGAAATATTAATAACAATTTAAATAAATTACAAAATATTCCAAAAATTATAGATTTATGTTGTGGTTATAATAATTGTATTTTATTATCTGAAAATAATTCTATATTAACATTTAATAATTTAGAAAATGATAATGAAGGAACAGGAAGATTAACAAATAGCACTATACCTTCTTTATTAACAATGCCAAATGATTTTTATGGTATTTCAGTAAAATCAAAAGGTTCTATTGTTATTGGAACAAAATTTTATAATACCGAAATACCTAAAAATAGTTTAGTTGTAGAAAATTTTATAGGAATTGGAACAACATTAAATTATGATTTAAATAATAATAATTATTCATTAATTGTTTCTGGTAATGTAAATGTTATAAATGGTAATATATATAAAAATGGAACATTATTTACTGGAAGTTCAGGATTTAACAATGCTGTAAGTTTTTGGAATAATAGAAGTAGTAATATATATTTTAATAACGGATTTGTTGGAATAGGAACAAATAATCCATCAAAAACATTAGATGTTGTTGGTGATTTTTCTGTAACTGGAAGTTTTTATGTAAATAACAAATCATTATCTCTAATATTATCACTATGGAATAATACAAATTATTCCATATATTATAATGAACCAGCATCAAAAGTTGGAATAAATACTGATAATCCATCATCAGGGTTTCATATTTATGATACTTCTTTTTCTGTAAATAATGTATTATATAGTAGCAATTCAATTTATATAGATACAATAACATCAAATATAGTTTTTAATAGTGATGTAAATTTTATATTTGATAATCCTATTGCAATTTCAGGTGATGGAAAAACAATAGTTCAATCATATTATAAAAATTATAATATGACATTTACTAATAATAATATTTTTGTTTATAGTAATATTAATAATAATTGGATTAAAAATACTATATATTCACCTATTAAAAATATAACATTTGGAAACGATATTAAAGTTTCATATGATGGTTCTACTATTGTTGTTGGTTGTTATGATGATTATAATTTAATAAATTCATCAAGAATAAATAAAGGTTCGTTTTATGTTTATAATAATTATAGTTATGATAGTTGTAATATTATAAATTATTTACCTAATTATGGAATTTCTACAAAATTTGCAATTTCTAAAAATGCAAATATAATATCATCATTTATATTTAATGATTATTATAATATTTATGTTTATAATAATCATTCTTATTTAATAAATTTTAATTCTTATTTATTTCATACATCATTTGAAAATTGTTGTATTGATATGAATTATGATGGTTCTATTATTGTTGCTACTTTTAATGTAAATGATTCTTATTTAAATTTTGAATATATGCCTATTTATATTATAACAGATAATTCAATAAGATTTATAAAAATAAATCAAAACAATAATAATTTTACAGTAAATAATGTATCAATATCAGCAGATGGAACTAAAATATTAATAAGTGTAAAAGATAATAATTTATATAAAAATAATTACGATATTGGATATTTTTATATATTAGATGATAGTTTATTATATGATAATGTATATAATATACCTATACCAAATTATACAATAACTTTAAATCATAATTTTAATTATAATTCAAAATTATCAAAAAATGCAAATTTTATATATTCTACACCAATTTATAATGACACTAAAAATACTTATTCTTTTAAATATGATAATGTAAATAATATTTGGATTCAACATAATTTAGAACCATTAAATTATAGTTTATTAACTTTAAATAATATAAATAAAGATTTAAGTTATAATGGTTATACTAACGTTTTAAGTGTTTTATATATTGATGTTAATAATAATCTTGCAAAATCTGATATTTTTTATAACAACTTATATTATGATAAAACAATTTTATATAATTATGGAGGGTTATTATCATTATCATCTAATGTTTTAAATGATAAATATGATATATCATTATGTGGTTCTAATTATATAAATTTTACTAAAATAGATACACTATATACAAAAGGACAAAATATTAAAGATATTCCTTTATCAAATATAATAACTTATAATAGCGAACATACTCATCTTTTTTTTAATAGTAATAATTTAGTATCATATAATTCTAATTTATATTGGAATAATGACTCTAATATGTTAAGAGTAGAAGGTGATATATTTTGTAGTAATTTAGATACTTACTTAAATTTATCTCAAATTAAAAAATATTCTATTTTAAGTTTAATAAATGGAGGAACTGGTATTTCAAATGTAGATATAGGTCAAATACCATTTGGTTATTTATCTAATTGTTTAAATACTTCTTCTAATATATTATGGGATAATGATACAAGTAATTTTTATATAAATGGAACAATTAATTCAATAGATAATTATTCTACTTACTTTTATGGTAATGGTTTTAATATAACAAGAATAAATTCAGCAAATATAGTTGGTATTATTAGTCATATTCATGGAGGATTAGGTATTAATGATATTCCTACTGGATATATACCTTTTGGAAATACAAGCAATTCTATGAATATAACTAATAATTTATTTTGGGATAATACAAGTAATAATTTATGTATAAATGGAAATTTATTAGTTTGTTCTAATATTTATTCAACTTATATAGGTGATGGTTTTAATATAAGTAATATTAATACAAGTAATTTTAATGGTATTATTAATATTAATAATGGCGGAACTGGTCTATCTAATATAAATAATGGTTCAGTAATGATTGGTAATGGAAATGATAGTGTTTTAACATCAAGTAATTTATTATGGACTAATGATGATAAATTAATAGTAAATGGTTATATATATTCTTGTAATTTTTCTGGAGATGGAAGTAAATTAATAAATATTCAAACAAGCAATTTTACTGGTAGAGTTTCTATGAATAATGGAGGTTTAGGTAATTTAATTATAAATAAAGGTAATTTTGTTATTGGTAATGATACTAATTTTATATCATCAACAGAATTATATTTAGAAAATACTAATTTATTTATGTATGGTGATATATATTCTTCAAATATTTATTCAAGTTTTATAGGAAATGGATATAATATAAGTAATATAAATACAAGTAATTTTAATGGTATTATTTCAATAAATAACGGCGGAACTGGATTATCAAATATAACTATTGGTTCTATTATGATTGGAAATGATAATAATCCTATATATACAACAAGTAATTTATATTGGGATATAAATAATGATGTATTAAATTCATTAAATTTAATTGTATCATCATCTTTAAATGTAAAAAATATAATATGTAATACAAAATATATAAATAATATAAATTTTAATGAAATTTTAAATGTTTCTAATGGAGGTTCAGGACTTTCAAATGTTGCTAATGGAACATTGCTTATTGGAAATAGTAGTAATCCTTTATTTTCAACTTCTAATTTATTATGGAATGAAGCAAATAGTAATCTTATAGTTAATGGGACAATAACAACTAAAGATATAATTGCAAAATATTTTATAGGAGATGCAACTTATTGTTCTAATATTATTACGAGCAATATTATAGGTATATTAAATATTAAAAATGGAGGAACAGGACATTCAAATATTGCTAAAGGAACATTACTTATTGGTAATAATAATAATCCTTTATTTTCAACTTCTAATTTAATATGGGATGATGTAAATAGTAATCTTATAATTAATAATACAATAATAACTAAAAACACAATATCAAAATATTTTATAGGCGACAGCACTTATTGTTCTAATATTATTACAAGTAATATTATAGGTATTTTAGATATAAAAAATGGTGGAACAGGACTTTCAAATATTGCTAAAGGAACATTGCTTATTGGTAATAGTAATAATTCTTTATTTTCAACTTCTAATTTAATGTGGAATGATGTAAATAGTAATCTTATAGTTAATGGGACAATAAAAACTAACGATATAGTTGCAAATTATTTTATTGGAGATGCAACTTATTGTTCTAATATTATTACAAGCAATATTAAAGGTATATTATCATTAAATAATGGCGGTCTTGGTGTAAATAATTTTCCTTTTGGTCAAATATTATATGGTAATAATAATAATACTATAACATCAACTCCTAATTATAAATGGAATACATTAAATAATACATTAAACATAATTGGAAATCTAAATATTTCAAATATATATGCTAATAATATTTATGGTAATGGATCTAATATTAGTAATATATTAACATGTAATATAGTTGGTATATTAAATACAAGTAATGGTGGAACTGGTATGTCTAATATACCATTTGGAACAATATTAGTAGGAAATAATGATTTATCTTATACTTCTAATTTATTGTTTATAAATAATAAATTAGGAATTAATGTAATAAATAATCCAGTTTATGATTTAGATATTAATGGTGATATTAATTTTACTGGAAATATTTATAATAAATCTTCTATATATGTTCCTAATTTAGGTTGGAGTAATATTATATCTTATAAGACAATATCAACTTCTTGTAATGTTCTTGTTGGTTATGATACACCTGATTCTAATTATTCATTAAAAGTATTAGGAAACATATATGCGTCAGGTGATATAACTGCATTATCAGATGAAAGATTTAAAAAAAATATAGAACCTATAACTAATGCTTTATATAAAGTAGAACAATTAAATGGTGTATATTTTAATAGAATTAATGTATTAGACAAAAAAAAATATATAGGACTAATAGCTCAAGAAGTAGAAAAAATAGTTCCGGAAGTAATAACAGATTCTTCAATATCTGGTAAATCTATTGCTTATGGTAATTTAGTAAGTTTATTAATTGAATCTATAAAAGAACTTTCTGAAAAAATAAAATATATCGAAAAACATTTATTTATTGATAGTAATATGGACTGTAGATAAAAATATTAATTATTTATATAATAATTAGTAAATATATTTCTACATAATGGACATGTATTTTTTTTATTTCTTAATAATAATAATAAACAATCTTTACATATAATATTATGATGACATGATAAGATTATATTACATTCATTTTCAAAACATATTATACATGTATCTGGTTTTTCACCAATTGATATAATAATTGAATTATTTTCATCAATTATTATATCATTTGTTATTATATCATTTGTATTATTAGTGTTATTAATATTATTATTTTTTAATAATTTGTAAATAGAAAATAAAATAATAATAGAAAATAAAACAATAGATATTATTACTATTTCATTTTCGAATATACATTTATTATTATAAATAAGAAAATCGTCATTTGAATTATTGTAATCCATTATAAGAAAAAAATAATGAATAATCATTTTTTTACAAAAAAATAAACAATTATTTATTTAAAATAATAATATTCACTGTATACGGAATTAAAAAAATTTGAATCACTAATATAAATAATATCAGTATTATTTACTAATGATAATAAACTAATAATTTTATCAATATAATTATTGTCATTAAATAATATTGTTTTTGAATTATTTTTAATTTCAAAAATAATTCTATTACGATTAGATAATGTTTTTGATGGTATATATGCTTTTTCAATATTTTTATTTATAGCCTTAATAAAAAAAGTATCATAATCAATTTTGTTTAATTTAATTGGAAAATAAAATGTTTTATCTGTTTTTTTATTATTTAAATTATCTAAATAATCATTTCCGCATCTTAATTTTAAATTAGACATTGAATGTCTAAAACAAGAAGTATAGTAAATATACAATAATAATAAAAATTTTCCAATCATTTATTATATATATATTAATAAAATCTTAAGTCATTTTACAAATCAATATGTAATGTTTTGTTAAATTGAAAAAATATAATTTTTCTTCTTGTTGTTTTTAATATAATCATTTTATCCATTATTATAATTTCTTTATAATAATTATTATCTAATATTTTTATATCTACATATTTCTTATCATATTTAGTTAAATTATATTTATTAATTAAAAAATTATCATAACTATTCGATGTTTTTAAATTTAGTAAAGGAATAATTGTAGATGATGTATATATTTCTAAAAAATAATTTAAAAAAAATATAAATAATAAAAATATTTTCATACTTATTAATTTAAAATAAATAAAATTTGTTTATATAATAATTAAATTATTTTTTATAGTAATAATCACTGTAAACCGAGTTAAAAAAATTTTGATTACTTACATAAACAATAGTAGAATAGTTTGATAATAATAAAATTTCAATAATTTTATCAATATTTTTTAACTCCTCTGTTAAATAAATTTTTTTTGTTTTATTATTATTCTCAAATATAATTCTGTCACAATCCATTGCTGGAATATAAGCTTTTTTGATATTTTTAGTAACGGCATCAATAAATATATTGTCATAATTTACTCTTGTTAATTTATTTCTAATATGAAATGGTTTATCTACTTTATTTGATTTATCTGGTTTATTATTTAAATAATCATTTTGACATTTTAATTTTAGTAAAGATGGTGTAAAAGAGAAGGAAAAAACATAATAAAAATATAAAAATAAAAATAATTTTTTTATCATATTTTATATTATTATATAATAAATCTTTATATAATAATATTTAAATCTATATAATAAATATCATTATAATATAATCTTTCTTTAATATTTTTTATTTTTGAATTTATCTCTTTTATTCCGTATATAAATTCATCCACATTTTCTCGATCAGCATTTGATATAAATATTTTTCCTTTTGGTTTTAGATATTTTTTTATTGTTAGTAATAGAGATTTATATGTAGTGCGATATATACAATCAGATAATATAATAATATCATATTTTTCCAAATCATTATTGTCTAAATTATTCCAATCTATCTTTTTTGTAATTATATTATCTAAATTATTATTTATAATATTTTCATTTGTAATTGATATATCATAATCTGATGCTGTTATAATTGAATTTGTTGATATTTTTGATATATACATAGATAATAATGCAGTTCCTGCACCTAATTCTAAAATTTTTTTATTATTAAAAATATTTTTATTTTTTTCTTGTAAATATAATATCAATATTAAAGAACTTAACCATATATTACCACCAATATGATTATTATTTTTATATATTACTATATTTATATCATCAATAATTATATTATTACCATCAATAATAATTTTAAAATTATTATTAATTTTAAAAAATCCTGAAATATCATTAAATGTTTTAGTATCTTCTGATTGAAAAGAATTAGGACTATTTTGTATTATTTTTAACATTATTATAGCATAAAATTATAATATATTAATCATTTTTTATACTAACTACTAAAAAAAATGATTTTATATACAAATATATAATTTGTATATCTTATAATGGATATAAGTGATTTATATTATTATGAAGCTGTTGATGATGTTAATGAAAATGGTGAAAATTATACTTCATATTGTGTAAGACCGTCAGAATGGAGAGAATTAGTAAATGATCAAATAATGTATTTAGAAATTCTTGATAATTTAACAAGATATATATATGAAGATGATAATGAAATATTATTTATGTTTAGCGAATCATGTATTTATTATGATGATAAATAACAAAAAATTTTGTTATTTATTTTAATGTATTATAATTTATTTGAAAATAATTGATAAATATGGATAATTCCTAAAATATCTGTTTTCTTGCTATTATAATAATTATATTCTGTATAATTTTTCAATCTAAAATAAACTTTATCGTTGAATGAACTATATACAATTTTATCAATATTATTTTTATTTTTTACAAGTTCATCATAAGAAATTCTTTTGTAATTTCTGCATAAATTATAAGGCATAATTAGTTGGACGGATAGAGTAATATAATAAATAACAAACAATACAATTTTAATATTAATCATTTTATATTAATAAAAAAATAATTAAATAAAAAAAAATCATTTTTTTTATTTTTATGATAATAAAAAAAATATTTATCATTTTTTAAGTAGAACAAAATCACTAAAAAGAACTGCCAATATTCCTCCTAATACTTGAACGAAAATATATCCTAATAAAGTTTCTATTGGTATTTGTTTCTTTAAAAACATAGAGAAAGATACTGCTGGGTTAAAATGACCACCTGAAATTTTACCACCAAAATAAATTGCTGCTAATAATCCAACTGCCACAGTAATAGGAGCAATAGCGCCTAATGAAGTGTCTGTTAATGTATTTAATATTATAGATATAAAAAAGAAAGACCCTACTAATTCAACTAATATTTGTTTAAACATTTGTTATTCTATATTATTATTTTATTATTTTATTACAACGTCATCGTATTCTCTATATTCAAATTTAGGCATTATACTTCCGACTTGTGTAGTATTAAATGCTTTATCTAAGTCAGTAGCATTTAATGCAAGATCTGTTCCTATTATTATAGGATAAGGTTCATTTTTTATTCCTAAGTTATTACATATAGGTGTTCTATAATCATTTTTATTAGTTTTATTATAATCAATTGGGTCATATATTCGTAAAATAACACTTGTATCTTTATTTTTATCTAAATTTTTTGCTATTTTATCTTTATCAAATATTTTATCTTTAATATTATCTATTTGTTTTTCTATAAAATTATCATCTTTTTTATCTTCATTTTTTCCATGTTTTTCTTCATCTTTATTATTTGTTTTAATATTATAAAATTTTATTTTATTTTTATTATCATCATCTTCATCACTACTTTTATCTTCTTTATTTTCAAATCTATCAAAGATATTAAGTCTTTTATATTTTATTATATCATTTGCTTTATATTTAAGTTCCAATAAATCAAAGTATTTATCGAATAATTCTAATAATTTTTTTTTAGTAATCATTGAACTATTTAAAATATTTTCTTCAAAAATTCCATATTTATTATGTGTTAGTAATGCCATAAATAAATAATCATTAAATTGAAGATAAATATAGCAATCTTTTAATGGTAAGACTAATTTACGATTGATATCCTTACCTAACTCTTTCTTGTAAATTCTGTTTAGTTTATCAAATAAATCTTTTTTTGCTAAAGCAATTTCTAAATTATCAGTTGCTTCATTATTTTGCATGCTTGTCATATGATTATATTCTGGACTATTTAACAAATGTGTTTTTAAATCATCTTCTGTTATATATCTGCTTTTTTTTAATTCATCAGATGTTGGTTCTCTTTCTAAATAGTATTTATATAAACTTATAATTTTATAATCTGTATTTAAATTTTTATCATCTAAGGGATCTGGTAAATAAGCATCGTTAATAGGAACTTCAATATTCTTTTCTTCTGTAAAATGTTCTTTTTTTTTATTATCATAAATAAATAAATATATTAATATACAAATCAAAATTATTATAATAATAATAAATATACAATTCATTCTTTTCTTAATAAACAATTTTTTTATTTTTATGTATAAATTTTAATTATATATAAATTATTATATTTCCTAATAAATATTAAAAAATACATATTCTATTTTTCAGTATATTTTTTTAATAATAATATTTACAGATACTTTTTATATTCTTCTAAAAATTCTTCAAATTGTTTTTTAATATCTTCATTTTTAATAATTTGTTCATTATTTTTATAATTCTTTTTTTGATTTGATAACCAAACACCTAAAGATTTTATATTTTTATTTTTATCTATAGTTGATGGTAATTTTTTATTTTCATCAATATACTTTTTAATATTTTCCAAAATATTATACCATAATTCTTCATTAGATAATAAATATTCTTTATATTCTTCATTAAATTCTTTCCACTTATTTTTTATTTTTTCTATTTTCATATTTCCTTTATTATTTTTATAATTATCTTTTTGATGACATAACCAACTTCCTAAATATTTTAAATTTTTATTTTTATCATAACTTAATGGTGATTTTTTATTTTCATTTATATAATTTTTAATTTTTTCTAATTTTAAATACCATATTTCTTCATCGGATAATAAATATTCTTTATATTCTTCTATAAACTCTTCAAATTGTTTTCTAATATCTTCATTTTTTAATAATTTTTCATTTTTTTTATAATTAGTTTTTTGATTTGATAACCAAACACCTAAAGATTTTATATTTTTATTTTTATCTATAGTTGATGGTAATTTTTTATTTTCATCAATATACTTTTTAATATTTTCCAAAATATTATACCATAATTCTTCATTAGATAATAAATATTCTTTATATTCTTCATTAAATTCTTTCCATTTATTTTTTATTTTTTCTATTTTCATATTATATTCATTATTTTTATAATTCTTTTTTTGATCTGATAACCAATATCCTAAAGATTTTATATTTTTATCCTTATCTTTATTATGTATTGATGGTAATTTTTTATTTTCATCAATATATTCTTTTAATTGATTTAATCTCTCTTTCCAAGAAATTAATCTAAATTCTTTAATTCCTATAATATATTTATTAATTAATTTAATATCTTCTTTTATTTTTAATTTATTTTCATTATTATTATAGTAATTTGTTTCATTTATTTTTATTTTATCTTTGAAATTTATATCATATTCTTTTATTGATGATAATGTATTTAATATATTACTATATTCATCACACCATATATAAATATTTCCAATTTTATATTTATTATTTTTATCAATTCTTAAACATCTTGAAATTCTCTGAATAGTACTAATTTTATTTTCAGTTGCATATGATATATAAATACTATCACAAGATGGAATATCTATACATTCATTTAGAATATTTATACTAAATAATAATTGTATTTTTTTATTATTAGTAAAATTATTTAATATTTCTGTTCTTGATTTATCAGAATTTTTATAAGTAATTTTATAAATATCATAATCTATATAATAGAATTTATTCAATTCGTTAAAAGCATTTATTATATCATTTAATTCTTCTGAATTTACACAATAAATTATACATTTTTTACTACCATTATTTAATATACAAGATATTAAGAAATTACATTTTGCTTTAATAGTTTCATTAATTTTATAAATAGATAATTCTTCATTTAATTTAGTATTATCTTCAGAAATAGAAGGTAAATATATATTATAATCGCATATATATTTATTTTCTATTGCATCTGTAAAATTCATATTATAAATAATTTCACCAAATATTTCATCTAAATCATAATAATCTTCATCATATTCTAATTCATATATACGAGGTGTTGCTGATACAAATAATATTTTTTGATTTGAATATAATAGTTTATATAAATTATTATCAGGATTAATTAAACTATTTTTAGAAATATTATGAAATTCGTCAATAATTATTAAAGAATTTTTCAATATACTTAAATAATTTATTAATACATCTAAACTATCAAATGTAGATGATATTAAGAATTTATCATTTGATTTAATAAATTTTTCTATCTCTTCTGTATTTCTTTCTGCTTCGCAATTTACTAATAAATAATTATTTTTATATCCATATTCAATATATTTATCTAAATTTTGTTTAGAAAATTGAATTAATGGTGATAATATTATAATTTGGTCGTATTCTAATGATGATAAATAAGTTATATAAGTTTTACCTGTTCCGCACGGTGCTGATAAAACACCTCTATTATTACTTTTAAAATATTCTATAATTTTATTTTTTGCATCTAATTGATATTCAAATGGTTTTATTATATTTTGTTCTTTTTCTTCAATTTCTTCTATAAACGGTATTTTAATATAATTAATTCTATCATTTTTAGGTAATCTTTTTAAATTAGGAGATATTTTATTAGTATAATAAACATATCCATTAATATTTTGTAAAGAAAACATCCAACACATAAAACCTGCTAAATGTTGCATTGTAATACCTGTTTTATATCCATTTTTACATTGAACAATAGAGCAATTATTATTTTCATCATCAATTTGAATAATATCAATACCTGTATCAATTAGTTCATTTTCTTTAATATCTTTTCTTCTAATTCTAATATCATTATGAGAACCTAATATATTATTTTTAATTAAAATATTTTCAGGACAATCTGACCATAAATAAGCTTTTTTATTTAAAATATTTATAATATAATTTAAAATTTGTTTTTCATATAAAGTTCCTTTAATTATATTATCCATTAATTTAATAAATTGTATTAATTATTAAATAATTATCAATTTTTTTTATTTTTTATCATCAAATCTATAATAATAGTTAAATATAAATACATTTTTTTTAAATAAAAATCATTAGTAGAAGAATAATATGATGACAGAAACAACAAGTGAAAAATATTTATTTGAATATTTTTTAAGTTTATTAGGACAAATAAAAGTTTATCATTGGACAACAATGAAATATTCTGTGCATAAAGCATTAGATGAACTTCATGCGAATTTAAGTAGTAATATTGATGATATTATAGAAAGTTATATTGGTAAATCTAATATACAACCTATAAAACAATTTAAAATAACTATGACAGCAAATACAAATGTTGATAATCTAATGGTATTTTTAGAAGAAGAAAAAATAAATATTAAAAATATTAGAAATAAACAATTTAAAAAATGTAGTGAATTACAAAATATTGTAGATGAAATGTTGTCATCTATAAATAAAACTATTTATCTTTGTAAATTACAATAATTATTATTTTTTTTATTTTTTATCATCAAATCTATAATCATAATAATTATAATAAAATTTGTTATATAACACCAATAACTGGAAGCAGCAAAAAATTTATTTATATTCCAATAAGAATATAAAAATGTAATTAATCCAAATAAAAATATCATATATCTCTTTGTTAATATAAATATGCCACCAAAAAATATTAAATAAATAACCATAAAAGAATATAAAAATATTTTATTATCAGTCCAATTCCAAGATAAATGATTATTTTTTGATATTTTAGGAGTAAAATTAAATTTTAAATTAAAAAATAATAAACAAATTGTAAAAATTATTATCATAAATATTATATAATATGGTAATAAATATTTGAATTTAGTAATAGAAATAACAATAATAGGTTGTAAAAAAATAATAATAAATGTTAAAATACTAAAAAATTTATTTATTTTTTTATTTAGATAAATCCACATAAAAAATTCTAAAAGTTGCATAAATATAAACGATAATATAAATGCAATACTTATTTTATCATAATCATTTATATATAAATAAATACATGAAATAAAACCAAATATAAAAGTCGCTATTGAAACTTCTGGATTCCAACACATTTATCTATTTTTATTTATTATTATTTATAAGAATATGGATTATTTACATAAAGTTATAGGAAAAATTGTAAAAAGTATTCAAAATATTGAATATGACATAAATACAAATAATAAAAAAATACAATTGCTTGAAGAAGAAATAAAAGAATTAAGTTTAAAAAATATAGACCATGAAGATAAAATAAATTATTTATATTCACGATTAGAAAAAAATAAATATAAATAAATATATTATATATTATAATATGAAATTTAGAAATATTATAATATGTAATAATATAAATAAATTAAAAAATAATTTTAAAAATAATTATCTAATTAAAAATTTTAAATCTAATTTAAATTTTTATTTACATAATAAATATATTATTGGTGAAAGTATATTATCAAATAATTGTTTTTTTATTAGAATTTGGAAATCAAGAGCTTTCTATAATAAATTATTTACAAAATTTGATATTAATGATAATATGTATTGTTGTTTTGATTATATGATATGTGATGACTATATTAAAATTTTATATATTTATATAAAAAATAATGATAATTATGATAGTATTATGGAATGTATTATAAATTATATTGATAATATAGCTATTATAAATAATATTAAAAATATTGTTTATGATTTTAATAAATATAAATTAAATTATAATAATTATAGTAATTTTGTTTATAATGATAGTAATATTTTCTAATAAAAAATTTTATTATTTTTAATGTATTGATGAAAATTCTTCTGGTTCTATTCTTTTTTTTCTTAAAAATTTATTATAAATTCTTGAAATAGGATTTCTTATAATTGATTTTATATTTTTATCTTCTTCTATAACTCTTTCATCTCTTTCCATTATTTTTCTATTATTAGTTAGTGATGACATTTCTGATTGTCTTGTTAGAGAATTAAATAAATTTTGTTGTCCTTTTTTAAGTATATAACTTGAATATTTACCTTCTCTTATATGTGGATGAATTTTTGTTTGTGATATATATTTGTAATCTGAATAAGTTTTGAAATTTAATATTTCATAATATTCTAATAATATATTTTTAATTTCTATTATTGTTATTTGAGGTAGTTCTGAAATATCTGATCTTGCTTCTATATTTTCATTCATAAACTTTGATATTTTTTTCATCTCCTTTTCAAATTTATAGTGGTTTTCATATCTATTTTTTTCATATATTTTACTATTTGTTATTAAATTAAAAACATAATAATTTATTAAAATTATTATTATAGATTCAATATTAACTGGATCTAATATTTTTTTAATTTGTAATATACTTATATCAATAATAAATATATTCTTTTTATTTTCTTTTAAATTTTGAATTATAGTAATTGCATTAAAACATCTATATATATATTTTAATTCTTTATCATTTTCTGATATATTTTTAGAACCAGACTTATTATTCTTTATTTTTTCTAATAAAAATCCTAAATTTTCATTAAATGACATTATATAAAAATCAATTAATAATTTTTTATCAAAATTCTCAATAATATTTAAAGCAGTTTTATTTTCAGGAGTATTTAAATATGTTTGTAATATACCAACAATATGTAAATATGAACCTACTGAATAATAAGCATCATTACTCATATATTGAATTTCGCTTACATTATCATATAATAATTCAATATTCTCAGAATGTTCAGATGTTTTATCATTATTTATTTTTTGTAATAATGTTAAATTATAATTAATTATTCTTATCATATTATCATCATACGCTACAATATAATCATCTGAATTATCATCATCACAAAATGGTATTAATTTATTATAATTTTCTTTTATTTTTTTATAATACGTAATAATACTATTAATTTCATCATTTTCTGTTATTTTAATAGTTTCGTCATTTTCTTTTATTCTTTCAACAGACCATCTTAATTGTTTTTCATAAAAAATTTCACTTTTCTCATGAAATTTTAATAAATTGCAATATTCTAATATACACATCATATCATGATTATCAATATCTATATATTCGCCAAAATAAAAATTAATATCTAATATATTATTTATAAATAAATTATCATTATATATTTTATTATAACTATATATAATATATATAAATTCTGAATATTGTATTTCATCATAATTTTGTTTTTTTAAAGATATATCATAATCTGATTTTATATTATCAGTTCCAGCATTATTTAAAAAACATTTAGTTTTAAGATCACAAATTAAATCATTTATTATTTTATATAATATTTCTAAATATAATTTTCTTATTTTATTAATTTTATTTATAAAAATTTTTAATTCTTTATATATATCTATTTTTTTAACTGCTAATGAATAATTAAAATGTTTAAAAAAATCAAAAGTTTCTATTGATATTTCATCTTTTCCATAATTCTTATTATTATTATAAATATCTACTAAAATTTTTTTAACATCATAAGTCATATCTTTTGTTATTGTTTGATTTAAATATGTATATAATGAATAAATATTATTATATATATTATCATCTAATTTAATTAATAAAAGATTATCAATAATAGTTTCATCAATTACATCATCCTTTCCTTCAATATATTCTAATTTTGAATTAATATCATATGATGACATTAAATTTGTTTTTTCAATAAAATCATCTATTTTTTCTTTTTGTATTTCACCACCTTTTAAATTTATTTTTTTTATAATATATAATGTTTTAGTTTTTATAAATTTATAGTTTTTTTTATTAACATTTATTTCTAATTTTTTAATATTTTTATTTTCTTTTTTTATAAAATTATAAAAATTTATAATATTTTCCTTTAAACCTAATTTATTATTATAAGTTTTTTTAATATTTTTATTTTTTATAATAGTTGATAATTTGTATATCATTATATTCTCTACTAATAAACATTTATTGTTTTTTTAAATTTTTTCGTATCTTTGATTTACCGCCAGTTGTAGATGAATTTTCAGTTATAGATAAATCTTCCAGTATAGTTGAACCAATATCACCTTTTTTGTCTATAAATGTTTTAGTTCTTCTTAAAGTGCTATCTTGTCTTTTAAATTTTATAGGTTGTATAACCATAACATCTATTTTATCTATATTAATTAAATTATTATATATTTTTATTAATATATCTTTAATTGTTCCTATTTTTATATTTTGTTTATAATCTTGATCTCTAAATGCAAGAAAATAAGTCTTAAAATTTTCAATTTTTTCTTTTTCTTTTGTATCTTCGTTTTTATTTATATTTTTACTTTTAAATATTATATTATAATAAATATAATGTGATATATATTTCATTATATCATATAATAATTTTCTATCATTTTCATGATTTAATAATTGTATTTTTTCTAAATCTACATCTATAACAAATATATCTTTTTCATTTCTTTTTAAACTTATTATCATAGTTATTGCATTAAAACATCTATATATATATTTTATTTCTTTATATTTTACTGTTAAAACATCGTTTTCAGAATTATTATGTTTAATTTTTTCTAATAAATACCCCAAATTTTCATTAAATGACATTATATAAAAAATTATTAATAAATTTTTATCAAATTTATTAATAATATTATATACATTATCTGCATTAACTGAATTTAAATATTTTTGTAATATACCAATTATATGTATATAAGCACCACTTGTATAATAAGCATCATTACTCATAAATCGTATTTCACTAATATTTTCATATAATAATTCAATATTTGAATTATCTTTATCATCATCTTTATTTATAGATTTTAATAAATCTAAACTTTTATTTATTAATTCAATTAATTTATCATTATATTCTTTTATATAATTATCATAATTATCATCATCGCAAAATGGTATTAATTTATTAAAATTTATTTTTAGTATTTTTAATTCTTCTATAATATCTTCATTATAATCATCAATTTTTATATTACTATTATTTTCTTTAATTCTTTCATTAGACCATCTTAATTGTTTTTCATAAAAATCAGTAGTTTTTTCTATATTTTTTATTGTTCTACATTGTTCTAATGAACATATTATATCTTCTTCATCTACTTCATCATATTCGCATTGATAAAAATTAATATCTAATATATTATTTATAAAAAAATTATCATTATATATTTTATTATAACTATTTATAATATTTATAAATTCAGAATATATTATATTATCATAATTTACTTTATTAAATGATATATCATAATCAGATGATATACCCTCAGAACCAACATTATCTAAATAACATTTTTTATCTTTTTTAACTTCACATATTAAATCATCTATTATTTTATATAATATACCTAAATATAATTTTCTTATTTTATCAATTTTTATAATAAATTTTTTAATTTCATCATCTTCTATTTTTTTAACTGCTAATGAATAATTAAAATGTTTAAAAAAATCAAATGTTTCTATTGATATTACATCTTTATCTTCATTTTTATTTTTATTATAAATATCTACTAATTTTTGTTTAAAAACTAAATCTTTATTTATATTTTCTATTGTTTGATATAAAAAAGTATATAATGAATAAATATGATTATATATATCATCATTTAAATTTATATATATTAGATTTTCATCTAATTCAATTAGATAATCAATATTAGTTTCATCAATTACATCATCCTTTCCTTCAATATATTCTAATTTTGAATTAATATCATATGATGACATTGAATTTGTTTTTTTAATAAAATCATCTATATTTTCTTTTTGTATTTCTCCACCTTTTAAATTTATTTTTTTTATAATATATAATGTTTTAGTTTTTATAAATTTATAGTTTTCTTTATTAACATTTATTTCTAATTTTTTAATATTTTTATTTTCTTTTTTTATAAAATTATAAAAATTTATAATATTTTCCTTTAAACTTAATTTGTTATTATATGTTTTTTTAATATTTTTATTTTTAATAATAGTTGATAATTTATATATCATTATTCTATAATATCATTTTATAAAATATTTTGTATCATAATCATTTATCTATTTTAATTAATTATTATATATAGAATAATATGTTAATAGAAAAAAACGATTTAGAATTATATTTTAATGATATTTTAGAATTAAACCCTTCATCTGCTTATTATTTAGGTATTAAGAATGAAAAAACATTATCGACAGTAGAAAATATGTATGATTGTAATTATCAAAAAAAATATAATAATATATTATATAAATATAAAAATACAAAAAATAAGTTATTAAAAATTATTTTAAAAATGAATAAAGATTTAAATAAATATCCGTTTGGGTCATATATACCTATTGATACTTTCAATAGTGTTGTTTCTAATTTTGATAATATAAATAAAAATTTATATCCTAAAAATTCAAAATATTTTGAAATGAGACAAAATGGTTTTAAAGAGTTTATAGAAGATTCAATAAATATTATGAATAAAGGTATTAAAAAAAAAATAGTTTTACCAAAAATTATATGTAAAAAATTAATATCACAAATAAAAAAAACAGAATATGATAATTTGTATAAATTTTTAAAGAATACATATTATAAAAAATGTAGAAATACAATAGGATTATGCAATATAAAAAATGGCAAAAAAATTTATAAATTATTAATTAAATATCATTGTGGTGGATATTATATGTCTCCTGAGAAAATACACAAATATGGATTAGAACTTGTTAAAAATTTTAAAAAAGATTTAGTGCATGTTCCTTTTGATACACCAGAAGAATTATATAGTGAATGTAAAAAAATTTACGAAGATATATATAATAATATCTTAAAAAAATATTTTTATCATATACCTCTTAAAAAATGTATAATAAAACCAGTTCCGTCAGATTTAGAAGAAAGTAATGGAATGGCATATTTTGATTCAGTAAAAGGTATATTTTTTATAAATTTATCAAAATATAAATTTATAAATAAAAAATCATTAAGAACCTTAGTTTTTCATGAAACAGATCCTGGTCATCATTATCAATTTGAATATTTTAATTATAAAAATATGCCACTTTATAAAAAATATGTATTTCATAATAATGCATTAGTAGAAGGATGGGGTTTATATACTGAAAGATTAGAAGGGATGAATGATGGTGTAGAAGAATATTATCAATTAAGAACAGTAAGATTAGTTGTTGATACAGGTATTAATTATTATGGATGGTCTTATGAAAAAGCTTTTAAATATATGAAAGAAAATTTAATATCAATAAGAGAGGATGAAATAAAAGAAGAAATAGAAAGATATATTTGTATTCCTGCACAAGCAATTTCTTATGTTATAGGAATGAAAAATATATTACATTTAAGAGATTTATATATGAATAAATATAAATTAGGAGATATAAAAGATTTTCATAAATTCATTTTAGACGATGGTATTGTTTCATTTGAATTCTTAAAAGATAAAATGAAAAAATGATTTTATATAATTTTAATTTTATATTATAAATGAATGTTATAGATTTATTTTGTGGATGTGGTGGTATGTCAAAAGGTTTAACTGATTCTGGATTAAATGTAATTGCTGGAATAGATATTTGGAATAAAGCTATTGAAAGTTATAATAAAAATTATGAACATAAAGCATATTGCGAAGATTTAACAAAATTATCACCAGAAAGATTTAATGAATTATATAATAAAGAAAATAAAATTATAGATATTATTGTAGGAAGCCCTCCATGTTTTATTACAGGAACTAAAGTATTAACTAATTCTGGATATAAAAAAATTGAAGATGTTTTATTAGAAGATAAATTATTAACTCATAAAGATAAATTTCAAAAAATAGTTAATTTACAAAGAAAAATATATTCTGGTGATTTATATGAATTAAATATTAAATATCATCCTGAAAATATAATTTGTACTGAGGAACACCCATTTTATGTTCGTGAAAAAATAAGAATTTGGGATAATTCAATTAGAAGATATAAAACATATTTTAATGAACCAGTTTGGAAAAATGCAAAAGAATTAACATTAAATCATTATTATGGTATGGTTATTAATAATAATAATATTATTCCTGAATTTACATTTGATAAAATTATTAATCAACATAAAACAGAAAAAATCAATATAAAATTAGATAAATTAGAATATTGGTATATGTTAGGATATTTTATTGGCGATGGATGGATTGAAGAAATAAAAAAAAAATATAATATTAAATTTGCAATAAATAATAAAGATGAAAAGGAAGTATTTGAAAAAATTAATAAAGTATTACCAATTACAGATCAAAAATGTTATTCTGGAAAATGTAAAAAGTTTGGTTGTTCTAATTTTATATGGTTTCAAATATTTAAAATGTTTGGAAAATATGCACATGGTAAATTAATTCCTGAATGGGTACAAGATGCACCAAAAGAATTTATTCAAGAATTTATTAATGGTTATATGAAAGCTGATGGAAATGTTAATAATAATGGTAGTTTACAATTAACAACTGTATCTTATAATTTAGCTTATGGATTACAAAGATTATATTTAAAATTAGGACATATATTTGGGATTAATAAAACTATTCGTCCAAAAACATGTATTATTGAAGGCAGAATAGTAAATCAACGAGATACATATACTATTAGAGGTTATTTAAAAAGAGAAAAAAATATATCATCTTTTATAGAAAATAATTATGTATGGTATTCACCATTTAAAATAACTAAAAAAAATACAATAGATACAAATGTTTATAACTTTGAAGTTGAAAATGATAATAGTTATGTAGTAATGAATATAATTACACATAATTGTCAATCTTATTCTATATCAGGAAAAAGAGATATAAATGACCCAAGAGATAATTTATTTATGGAATATGTTAAATATCTTGATTATTTTAAACCCAAAGCATTTATTATGGAAAATGTAATAGGGATGCTTTCAAAAAAAACAGAAAATAAAGAAAATGTTATTGACATTATAATGGAACAATTAAATAGAAATTATAATAGTATAATTAATAAATTATATGCAAGTGATTTTGAAGTTCCACAAAATAGAAGACGGGTTATAATTATAGGAATTAGAAAAGATCTAAATATTTTACCAAAAGTTCCAGAACCCATTATAAAATCAATAAAAGATAGAATACCAGTTAAAAGCATATTAATTCAAAAAGAAGAGGTTGATAAAAAATATTATTTAAGTGAAAAAGCATTATTAGGAATAGAAAATAAAAAAAAAGCAAGTAAAGAAAAAGGTTATGGATTTGGAGCACAAATATTAGATTTTGAAAAACCATCATATACAATACCAGCAAGATATTGGAAAGATGGATGTGATGCATTAGTTAAATATAATGAAAAAGAAATTAGAAGATTAACAATTATAGAATTAAAAAGAATACAAAGTTTTCCTGATGATTATATTATTATAGGTTCAAATAAAGATATAATAATGCAAATAGGAAATGCTGTTGCTTGTAAATTTGCATATTATCTGGGGAAATATATTATCAATGTTCTTCAATAATTAATTCTTTCCAAAAAAATGTTCCTCTAAACATTGAATAATTACGACTATTTCCATCATACATTCCACTATCAAATATAATTTTTTTATTTTTCATTGATTCGATAAAATATTGAAAATTAAATGTTTTTCCAAAATAAATTTTTTCATATTTATTTTTTATTTTTTTACACATAATAAAACCATTATTATTGAATTTATTATTTATATGATTTTTCATTTTTTCATTTTTCCATAATGCAATAACAATATTATCTTTTTGTAAAAAATATGGAAAATTTGATTTTATAATTCTCATATCATTTGAATATGAATAATAAATAATTATATCATTATTTTCATTTATTGTTAAAATTTGTCCATTTGTATTCCAATTATTATATGTTGGAATACAATTTCCTGACCATGAATATCTGTTATTTTTTTTAATATTTGAATTTCCAAATGTTTTTATAAAATCACTTCTATTTAATTTTATTTCATCATTCCAATTATTTAGAAAATTTATAGTATTTCTTTTATTTTTCTTTGAAAAAGCATATTCGCTTGCACTAAAATCTCCTAATGTAATTTTATTTGAAAATTTTTTTAGTTCATAACCATAAATATCTGGTTCATTTTTTGAATTATGTTTTATATTCATTTTATTTTCCAACCAATAACCTTCCTTACCACAATGTTTTATATTTTGATCATCTAAATAAATTTCATTATTTTTAATATTATTTGAAAATAATGTTATTATTTTATTTTTATTATAAATTTCTTCAAGTTTCTTTATCATTGTAGAAATATCAACTATTTCTTTATTATTATAAAATGTTGTAAATTCTTGAATAATTTTTGAAGTATTCATCATTAAATATGATAATAATTTATAATTTTAAATTAAATCATTTTTTTTATTTTATATAATCTGTCCAATTTTTTGATCCCATTTTATAATTACAATTAGCACATAATGGTTTTAGATTATTTATATCAGTTGCACCATTATTTTTTTCTGATATTATATGACCACAATGAAATCCTAAACTATAACCAATTTTATATTCACAAATTGGACATTTTGCTTCTAAATTTTCGCCATAATATTTTTTCCACACTTCAATTCTTAATTTAGGACTTATTTTAATTTTAATTTTTTTATTTTTATATTTATGTTCTGGAATAATTTTAGAATTTAATAAAAAATCTATAAAATTATTATTTTTTAATGAAAAAATCTTACCATCTCTAACACAGAAAAATTCATCTTTATAAAAATTATCATTATTTTCTAAAAATAATTCTTGATAATTTATAATTTTATTATAAATATTATTTTTTTCTTCAATATCATTTATAATAGTATCAATATTTTTAAAACAATTTATATAATTATTATCTATTAATTTAGAAATAATTTCATCTATTGTATAAATATATTTTTCTTTACTTTTTTTATTAGCAAAATAGAAATCATATTTATTTTTAAAATATGCTTTTAATAAATCAACAGTTTTAATATTAAAATCATCTAATGTTATATATTGATAATTTTTATATGAATCTTTATTTATTTCTATAAATAAATTTCTCATCATATTATCATTTTCTACTAAAAAATAACAACAAATTAAATAATTATCATAATTTTTTTCATATAAAGTTTTTGCCATTTGAATCCGATGATGTCCATCTATTAAATATAATTTTGTTTCATTTATAACAGCAACAACTATTTTATTTTTAAAAATAATATAGTCTTCATTTTCTATATATGATTTTACCATATCATCTATTTTATCTTGATCTAACGATATTTGAAAAGGTGGTGTTAAAAAGATGTTATTATTTACAATATCGCAAATTTGCCTAAATGATAATTTTTTTTCTTGACATTTTTGTTTTATATCAATATTTATTCCAGGTAATTTATAATTATTCATTTAATATTGTTTATTATAAATAAATTATATTTATATAAATATTAAATAGATAATGAAAAAAGCAGGTGCGACAAGTATAGATTTATATAATAAAAAAAAGACAAGAACAGGTTTAACAAATAATATTAAACTTAAATCTAAAAAAGAAAATTTTTATATTTCTTATGGAAAATTTAAAAGTAATTTATTAATTGATATATTAGAAAATTTAACTGATATTAATTATTTTATAAAAAATTATGTTATTTTTGATACAATTGTTAATAAAAAATTTAAAGGAGGAGCTGTATTAAATGATAATGGTAAATTATTTTTAAGAATTTTAGATATTTTTGATTCTAAACATGATTTTGAAAAACCAGATAAAAATCTTAAAAAAATAGATAATTTTCTTGAATTATTTTTATTTAATAATACAAAAAATATAAATATGCTTTTTCAAGAACTTCCAAGTTCAGATATAAATATTATTCATAGATTAGAAAATTTATTATTTAAACAAAAAACAGAAGATGAATTATTATTATATGGTATTGATAATTTATTAGGATTTGGTGATAATAATTTAACCGATAAAATTAATTCAGCAAAATTATCATTTTTAGATTTAAATGAATTAAATAATTATAATAAAAAAGGTAATTCATTATCTATTAATAATGCAACACCTATTATAATTAATCAGATAGAATATGATAAAAAATTATTTGAAGAAATAAAAAATAATTTAGATTTAGATGAAACGGAAATAGATAAAAAAAAAAACAATTATATAATTGATACTTCTATAGGTATAATTTATAATAGAAGTATGGTTACATGGAATAAAATTATTAATCAAATTAATAGATTATCTTCAGAAATAACTTGTTTAGAAACAAAATGGGATCCTCATATTAATAAACCAATAAATGTTGATACATATTCAATAGATGAATTAAAAACAATAACAGATAAAATTTTTAATACTTCAGGAATTTATGAATCAGCATTTAAAAGATTAACACAAAAATATTTTGGATTAACATATACAACAATTAACGGAACTTATTTACCATTTTTATATTTTAAAGAAATAGAAAAATATATATTATTAAAAACTAAAATACAAACTAAAAATAATGAAAAATTTGATATTTCATATGATATTTATTATCATGTTGATGATAATAAATATGGAATAGTATGGGATTATTCTGGTATTCCTATTTCAGCAATAAAAGAAAAAATTAATGAAGTTATGGATGATAAATTTCCAGATGTTAAAATTGTTAAAAGTGTTAAAGATTCTAAATATAATATTATATTAAAATTTATAATTAATGAATATTTAGTTTATTTTTTAAGTAAAAAAACAGATAAATATAGTATTATTGAAATTTTATTAGATTTTAAAAAATCTGGAGATTGGGGACAGGCATTATTTTGTCATTATAGCAATATATTAAATTCAGAAAGATCACCATCGCATCAACATTATAATTTAAATACATCTTTTATAACAGTTGATAAATTGGCGGCACTACATTCATTATTAAGATTAAATATAAAAACATTATTTTCTGTTAATAGTAAAAAATTTTTAAATATTCAAAATAATGCAAATATATTAGCATTTTATAACCCTGATTTAAATATAACTTATAAATATTTAAAAAATTTAATAAATAGTATTTTTTCTGATTATGATGGCGATATAATTAGTTCAGTTGTTTGGAATTCTAATAATTTAATTGATTTAAATAATTTAATACATAATTTAAATGTAATACCATTAATAAATAATAAAGTTAATTTAGTAAAAAATTTTATAAAAACTAATTATAATAAAGATATAATAAATATCTCATCAAAAAGAAATTTATTTTTTAATTTAATTGATAAACATTTTAGAGATATTGAAGGAATTACTGATATAAACCAAATATTTAGTTATTTATTTGAAATTTCAAATTATATAGAAATGTATAATTTTACATTTATAAATATTGAAGGTAGAAGTGATACGGTATTAGGTTATTATATACAAAAAATGAATACTAATATATCATCATTTTTATCATCTTCATTATTTGAAAAATTTTTTGAAATTAATATAAATACTATTGATAATATTATAACCAATAATGGTAATACAATAGATATTTTAGAATATACGAAAACAAGATTAGAAGATATAGCGAGAGAAAATACAACATCAACTGATATTAAACATAAAATATTAATTAATGATAATTCAATGTTATATAGAATGATAAATTATATAGAAAATGAAAATTATGAAGATATTAGTGAATATATTCATAATATTATAAATAGAGATTATAAGATTATATATGAAATAGATAATAATTCAATAATTAATGATGATTTTAATAAAATATTAATAACAATTTTATTTGAATTAAAAAAAATAGATTTTTTACAAAAAATAAATATAATAGATATAAATATTACAAAAATAATAGCAAAAATAAAAAAAGATTTAACTGAATTAAAAAAGGATATTAAAAATTTAATTGATAAAAAATCAAAATATATAAATTCAAAAGGTTTTGATGATACAAGATTAATATATAATGAAATTAGAAATTATAGACATGAAGATTTTGATCCTGTTATAGATTATATTTTTGATATAGATGAAAATAAATTAAATATAGATAAAAAAACAAAAATTCAAAGTAAAATTAAAGAATATAGAGAAAAAGATGATGGTGTAAATACATTAAAAAATTTAACATCTGCTCTATTAATGGAATTATCTAATAATGTATTATTTGATAAAAAATTTAATATACAATATTTATTTATAAAAAAAATAATAAATTCATTATTAGAAAATATATCTAATAGTAATAACATTGTTATTAAAAAATGTATTGATATTTTTAATATATCCGATGATGAAAAAAATATTAAAAAATTTTTAACAGATTATTATGATGCAAAATTTATTAATACATTTAAAGATAATTTAAAAAATATAAGAAATGTTTTAGATGTATATATTAAAAAAATTTTTAATTATATAGAAGGGTTATTTAATCTTGAAATTGATGAATTATTAAGATCAGTTGCGAGTGATAATAATAAATATCAAGATAGGGAGAAAAAAATTGATAGAAAATCACCTACAACAAAAGCAGAAATTAAAAAAATATTAGGTCGTAAAAAAGATTATAAAAATATTGACATAATTATGTCAGAATATAAAGAAGATTATAATAATTTTATTAAAAAATTAGAAGATATTACTAAAATATTTTCTGAATAGTAATTCTATTTTTAATAGAACAAGATTTAAGTAATATATCTTTAACATCATCATAACTTAAATTATTTTTTTCAATATAATCTCTTACTTCGTTATATGAAATATAAATTTCACTATAAATAGTTTTTAAATCAGTATGAACAGGTTTTTTATATTTTTTAAATACATATAATTCAAATTCTTCATAAGATACAAATTTATGATATTTAATATAACATCTAATATAATCATTATATCCTGATACTTGATATTTAACATTTATATTTGAAATTGTATATGATAATTCTTTCCAATTATCAACATAAAATGGTCTAAATGTTTTTAAAGATATAAACATAGGGGTAATTTTTTTAACTTCATAATTCCAAGATTTTTTAAATTCAATATTAAGATATTCTAATAATTTTTTTTTATCTAATCTTTTAAAAAATGGTGGTAATAATTTTAATATATTATTATATTCTTCTTCATTAACTTCTTTATCATATAAAATTATATTATTATTAAAAATTTTATGTGAATAACATAAACACATAAGTTTTGTTTTTTTTATTTTTTGATTAACTCTTATTACTTTTGAAATATCAATATCTTCAATAATATTTTTATCAATTTTATAATTTAAAATATTTTCTAAAATATCAATTAATACATCAGTATTAAATAAATGTAAAATAACAACATTTTTATTAAATAAATTACAATTTACTATATAATATATAGCGACACTTGTAGGAACAATTGTTCTATTATATTCAGGTAGTCCGCATAATGAAATATATGTTTTAGTATTGTTTAATCTATATTTTAAATGATTATTAAAATCATTTTCATTTTCAATTAAATATTTACATTTTTTATCTTTTGTAATAATATACCATATAATAATATAATATAAATTACAATTTCCTATAATTTTTCCTTTAGTAAAGAATTTATATAAATTATTACTTCCAACTTTTAAATGTTGTTCATTATCAATTGTTAATGGAATTGAACCAATTATTTTTCTTCTTGTAAATGGATCAATTGTAATTTTATTTGTAATTTTAACACCTAAAATATTTCCGATACATTTAGAAATTTTATTTTTAATTTTTTCGTCATAAATAATACTTAATGGATTTTCTATTAATTGTTTTAATATATTTTTATCATCAAATATAGGTTCTTCTGGTTCTAATAATACTAATTGAGGAACATCAATATCTAATAAAATAGGGTCTTCAAAATCATAATTAGATAAACTAATATCTTCAACAGGTTTTACTTCTTCTACATTTTTAGAATTATTTATTTTATTATATAAACCAAATCCTTGATTTGTTCTATCATCACATAAAGATAATAATTTATTAATTTTTCCATAAATATCGTTTGGTTCATTATTATTAAAATTATTTTCTATTTTATGTAAAGTATTAATAGCATTTTTATAATCTTCTTTATTTAAAAAATCTTGAACAACTAATCCATCGTCTTTATTTAAATTTTTATTATATTCTTTAATAATATCATTACGAATATTTAATATTTTTTCTTTAATTAATTGTAATCCGTTATTATTCATATTAATAATATTTAAAATATCATAAACTTTATCATAATTATTTACTAAATTATCAACAGTTATATCATTATAAATATTTTTAATTTTATCAATATCAAATTCTTTTAATAGTTTTAAAGAAAAGTCATTATTTGAAATATATAATTTAGAATTTCCTCTTTTAATAAATGGTAAAGGAACACTAATATCTATATCATTTATTTTTTTAGAAGTTATAATATAACATTCAATATTAGTAAATGTTATTGTTGATAATATTTTTTCACATTTTATAACTTCATTTTGAATAACTTCTCCATCAGTTATAATTATAATATCATTATTTTCATATTTTTTTTTAATAATTGATAATGCAACATTACTAATAGTTGTTCCCGAAAAACCTTTTTCCATTATTATATATTTTTTAATTTCTTCTTTGTTTGATTCAAATAAAGAAGAATTCCATAAATAATATTTTTCAATATTATTATTATTTAAAATTTTTTTAACTTCTTCCCAATAAAAAGAACATCCAGAAACAGAATAAGAACAATCTATATATAAAATACTCATTTAATAATTTATTAAATTAAACAAACTTTAATCATTTTTTTTTATTAAATAAATATCGGTTGCTAAATATTCGTTAATTATATATTCATATGGTATATAAAAATAACCATTATCTCCCCATTTATTTCCCCACGAATTTTTACATATAAAAACATTTTTATCATCATTAAATCCGCATATTACAACTGCATGACCTCCTAAAAATTTTTCATTAGGATCAGGCATTTTAATAATTCCAGTATTATATACATTAATATCTTCAAAACTTTCATAAATAGCAATACCAATATAAATAGGTGTTTTATCTATTAAACATTTTTTAATATTTTCTATTGTATTATCTAAACATAAATATTTAATATTTTTATTTTTTATACCATTTATATAACTTGTTATAGGTGGTTGTATTTTAAATTTTGTTATATCATAAATCCATTCATTTTCATCACATAAACCATATAATAATAATGCATTTATTCCATCTTCTAATTTAGCACCAGAATCAATATTAATAGAATTTTGCAAAATTCTTTCATTATAATATAAAAATAATCTTGAACCTAAAAAATTATTATCATAATAATTAAAAATAGAACAAATAGCATTAGCAGTACAACTTTCTAAATTACCTTGATTATAATTAACTAAAAAATTATTTCTTAAATCTATATTAGTTATATTATTATTTTCTATGATTTCTATTTTATTTAACAATATTTTATCTTTTTTTTCAATATTTACATTATAATATCTTGATTTTATACACCAAAAATCAGATGTATGATAATTTTTTAATAAATATTTATAAGATATTTTATGTTTTACATTATTATTTGTTTTTATTAAAAATTTTTGGTCTCTATCATCATAACCATATATAATTACATTATTATATAAATTTAAAGAAACTAAAATTGGTCTATTTTTATCTATTGTTTTTTTTAAAGTTGATAAATCATTATTAATAGTATAAAAGATAATAGAATGATATGATGAATTTGAATATTCATAACAAATATCTGGAGGTTTTATATTTATATTTTCTATATTATATTTCCATAAATTATTATCACATATACCATTTTTTTTAATATTATTTATAACTGATAATATATTATTATTTTTTTCATCATTATAATATGAAAATAAACGCGAACATTTAAAATTAAATTCTTTTAAATCATAATCAATAAGTGATAAAAAATTTTCTAAACAAAAATCGTTTAAATTTTCGTCATTATTTTCTATTATATCTATTGTTTTATATGTCATATTTATTTAATTATTATAATCATTTAAAAATTTTTTAATTAAATTATATTTTTTTTTAGCAATTTTTTTTCCTAATTTTGTTTTAATAAACTTTATTAAAACATTTGTTCTTTTTTTAATATTTTTAATTATTTCTTTTATATTATTATTTCCTTTTTTTAAAAAACCATAAGCAAAATATCGTGATATTCCATTTGAACCTAATGAATCAATTCTATCAGCATCTTGAACACATTTTAATATTATATTATTATTATCTATTTTATCTAAATTTAAAACTTCTTTTGATAATGATGTATATTTTGTTACATATATAATTTCTTCTATAATATTTGGTGGTAATTTATTTTGTAAAAAATCTTGTATAACATTTTGTTGTTCATTTTCTTCTTTTGAATATTTAGAATCTGCAACATCATGCAATAAAGAACATAAAATTACTTTATATTTTGCTTCTTCTTCTAATTTTTCATTATCAGCAATTTTTATAGCAGTATTTTTAACTCTAATTACATGATTAAAGTCGTGAGAACAATCATAACTTTTCATTATTTTTTTAACAAATTTTTCAGTTTTTTTTATAATATTTTTATAATTTATCATTAGTATTTAAATATATATGTATTATTATAATCATTTTTTATATAAAAAATGATTATAATTTTTAATAAAATAATTATAAGATGTCTTCATATATGCGTCTAATTCATAAAATGTCTTTTGAAAATAACAAAAGTTATTATATGCCAGATTGTATATTAAATTTATTTTATTACAATAATGGTTTAAATGATAATGTAAATGGTCAAATGAGATTAAAAACTGAACAAAAAGCTTTAATTTTGCTTGGAAAATATAAAATTAAAAAAATAGATTTTGATGAAAATAATTATTTTTACAAAATTATATTTTATAATGATAATAAAAATATTATCATATCAGGAAGGTTTAAAATAGTAAATAACTCAATTTTATATGATAAAAAGAAAAATATTTTATGTAAAGTTATTGAAATATAACTTTAACATATATTCATAATTTGATATAAATACATTATTAGATTTTTGTATTTGTTTTACAATTTTATTATGATATATTTCGTCATCCAATGGAGGATATTTTGTATTCCATAATAATAGATTTTTATAATCTATTGTTTTTGAATGATTAATATTATATTTATAACACATATATAATATAGCTCGTGATATTATACCTTTACTATAATCATTTGGTATAAATAATTTTTCTTTATTATTAACATAATTATCATAATCAATTTTAATCCATTCTTTATTTTTTGTAAATTCATTTACAAATTTATAATTTGATCTACATTGATTTATTCTAATATTACATTTAAACAAATTATGCATATCATATTTTTGTTGATAATTTATTAAAAATGACTTAGGAAAAATATGTTCTATACTATTTGGATTACAGTTAGAATAAACAGAAGGCATTGATGGACTTTTAATTATATTAATATTTATTTTCATTATAAATATTAATAATATCGTCATTTTATATATTTTATTTTATTTAAAAAAATCATTTTTTTATTATTATATAAAAATAGAAATGGCATCATCTTTGAAAGAACTTAAAAGCGCAATGAGTGGCGAAAAAGCATATAATATGATGAAAGAAAAAATATCAAATTATATAAATGAAAATAAAGATATTATAAAACAATATGATAAATTAATAAAATTTAATAGAACTACTGATACTTATAAAAGTTTAGGAACAAGTAGAGAAATTGCTAAAGAAGATTTAAAATCAATTATAAGATTTTATTTACAATATATAAAAAAATTAGATAGTTTTTCAATTGAAATAAGAAGCATTATACAATTTAATATTATTGAAAAAAATATAAAATATAATAATAGATTATTAAATTTAATTGATACTATAATTAAAAAAATAGGAGAAATTAATAAAAGAATAGAACATATAAATAGTCCTACTAAAAAAAGTTTTTTTAGTACATGTAAAAGTTGTTTTACAAAAACAACATCGCCAATAGAAGGTGGTAAAAGAAAAAAAATACAAAAAAGAAGAAAATATAAAAAAATGTAATCTTATCAATATAGAAAAAAAAATGATTTAATATTTAATATAATATATATAAATATATAAATGTCTTTGAATATTTATATAAATAACAAAAAACCGTTAGTATTAATTGATGGTAGTTATTTTATATTTAATCGTTTTTATTCAACATATAAATGGTATAGTTATCAAGAAAAAGATATAGATACAGATTCTGAAGATTTTATAAATTCTTTTATTAAACATGTAGATTCTGATTTTAATAAAATAATGAAAAAAATAAAAACAGATATGAATAGTATTATATTATGTATGGATTGTTCAAGATGTGATATATGGAGAAATGATTTATATGATAAATATAAAGCATCAAGATTACCTAAAACAAATTTCAATCCAAAAATATTTGATATATTTAATAATCATATTAAAAAAATCAAAATACAACAAATTTATTTTGATAGATTAGAAGCTGATGATATTGTTTATTTAATGCATAAAAAAGTTAAATATATTAATCCAAAACAATCATTTGTTGTTATTACAAATGATAATGATTATTTGCAAATTACAGATAAATATACAAAAATTATAAATATGCAATTTAAAGATATTAGATTAAGAGGAACATTAAATTATGAAGTAGATTTATTAGTAAAAATAATATATGGAGATAAAGGTGATAATATACCTAAAATTATGTATGGAATTACAAAAGAAAAAGCAATAAAAATTGCAGTTATGACAGAAGAAGATAGAGAAAAATTTTTATTAGAAAATAATATTAAAGATAATTATGAATTAAATAAAAAACTTATATCTTTTGATAGTATTCCTAATTTCATATCAAAAAACTTTTATGAATATTATAATATAATTATTATTTAAATAATGAAAGAATTAATCAGTAAAACGATAAATTTTATAATAATTTATAATATTGCAAAAATAATATTTATGTTATGGGGTGGATGGGTTTTAATTAAAAAAATATTATATGTAGATTATACATTTCCAGGAAATACATTTTATCCAATACCAGGATGGATTGTTTTTTGTTTTTTTTTTACATTAGCGTTTATATTTTTTATAACAAGTTATATTTATTTATATATAATGTTTCTATTATTTTTTATATTTATAGCATGGTTAGTAATAAAATATATAGTTCCAATTATATATATTTTTTTTATTCCATTTCCACCATTTTTCGCACCAATACCTTTAAGATATGTAATATTAGAAAATGTTCCACCATTTAAAGATTTAACAGAAGCAGGTATATTACCATTAATGGAGAGATTATTATTTAAAATTATATCGGGAGAAGTTGTAAGAGATAAAACAATACATTGTTTTGGATATATTTTTGATTTTGTAAAAATAAATATTAAAAATATTATTAAACAAAATTTTCCAGATATTGATTTAGATTCTTATTTTGATAAAAATAAAGAACCTGAAGAAGAAATAATAACAGAAAAACAAATAATAGAAGAAAATAAAAATGAATATTATCAAAAAGCTATAAAAATAATAAATGCAGAATATGAAAATTGCTATAACACAAATAAACAAATATTAGATAATTTATCTGAACCCGAAATTGCAATTGCAAATATTAAAAATGAAGGTGTTAAAATAAAATGTTATTCAGAATCAATATCATCTTATGTAAAAGCAAATTATTAATAAATATAAATATTTATTTATATTAAATATGGATTTTATTACATTAATTATAATTTTTATTGTTATTTACATATTTTCAATATTTTTATTAATAATAGCATGGTTATTATATTTATTATGTGTTCTATTTAATTTAAAAAAAGTATTATTTTTTGTTTTACCAAAATTTATACAAAAACCTTTATGGTCTATACCAGAAGGTATTGTTACAAACTCAAAACCAGTATTTGTTGTTGTAACATTATTTTTAGTTATTATGTATATATTATGGTTAATAATTCAATTAATAATTCCAGAATTTATACTTGTAATTCCTATTCGTAAAATTTTATCAGATATAAGACCTTTTCCAGATTTAAATAATGCAGGTATATTTAAATTATTTGATAGTATAGTTTTATTATTTACAACAAAAGAAAAATTATTAAAAAAATTAGGAATATCTGCTGAATTAGTTGGCGAATTCTTTTTAGATTCAACAAAATATATAAGAGAAAATTTTGAAAAAAATGAAAATAAAGAAAATAAAGAATTTGAAGAAGAAATAATAAATAATAATAAAAATGAAAATAAAGAAAAAATAGATAAAATTATAGAAATTGAAAAAAATAATTGTTTAACAAAAAATAATATACAAATTACACCAGATACTAACGAATTTGATAAAATAAATATACAATTAAATAATATAAAAAATAATATAAAATGTGAAATAGATGGTCTTGGATCAAAAATACAACAAAATATTGTTTTGTAAATAATAGAATGATAAATTTTGATATATTGGACGAATTTAATGAAATATTTAAAAAACCTTTTACATTTTATGAAATTAGTTTAAATATATTTTTTATTATTATTGTTGGTATAATATCATATGTAATATATTGGAGTATTATTAATGGTAATTCAATAAAATATTCAAGATGTAAAGGAAACTTAAAATCATTAGGTAGTATCGCTGATAATTATATTGTATATACAACTGATACTAATAATAATAAATTATTTAATATTTCATATGATACTAAAACAAAAACACCAACTATTAATTGTGCATGTCCTACAGGAAATTATGTAAATACATTTGATAAAATTAAAATTTATGACGAAATTACACAAACATCTTATCTTTCAAAAAAAAATTGTATGTGTGATAATGACTATTCAAAATCATATGATCCAGCAAATTCATATTATTCAGGAGAACCATTTTTAATAAAATATATGAATGATTTTTCTGATCCTACATCTTTGTATTCTATGCCAAATATAGAAGATAAAAAAACAAATGAATTACAAGAAGCAGAAAAAACACTAAAAGAAGCTACAGAAACTGCTGCACAAATTACTACAAAAATTGCTGAGCTAACTGCTATACCAATTGCTTTACGAACTACTGAACAAATTAACAAACTAAATTCACTAAATGATGAACTACTTATTGCACAAAATGCAGTATCTACTGCGCAAAATAAAGTACAAGGTATAATTGCAAATCCACCTTCCATTGCTGCAAAATCAAAACCACAATTTATATAAATAATATTTATTTACAAGCAAAATATGGAATCAATATGAATGCTATAAATACAAATATACACGAAATACGATATATTTTATTTTCATTTTGAATACATTCTTTTTTGTAAGATACATATAAATCATAATTTGTAATATTATTACATAATGTTTTGTTATTTGTATTTAGACATTTATTTATAATAGTAACATTATTACATGCAATAATTATATTGCTTTTATGTAATGCATAATTATTACATAATTTTTCATTTGAAATTATTTTTTTTCTATTGATACAATTTGAATTATTAATATAAATAATAAATATCAATATAATTATAGTAGTAATTTTTATCATTTTTATAAAATAAAAAATTAATAAAATAAATCATTTTTTATTTTATAAAAAATTTAATAAAATTGGTAGAAAAATAAATAAATATATAATAATTATTTCTATTTTTAATAAATTAAAACAATTGTTTTTATTATTTAAATAATTATTTAAATAATTATTTAAATTTTTGCAATATTGATATGGAATATCATTTTCATTATAAATACAATTATAAATTTCATATTTATAATATTTATTTAAATTACTATCAATAATATTACTATTATTTACAGCATATTTAATACATTTTTTATATCTTTCTATTTTATATGAATGAAAATTTGAAATTTGAAATAATAAATAACATAATATAATTTTTCTAATCATTATAAATATTTTTAAAAATTAAAAATCATTTTTTTTATTCAAATGATTTTTGTAATAATTCTTCAAAAGTTTTAATATCAGTATTTTCTTTTAATTTTTTTGGATATGATATATCAAATTCTAATATTAAATTTCCTTTTTTATCTACATTATTTAATAATGGTAATCCTTTATTTTTAATCATATATTTTTTTGTAGGATTTATAATTCCAAATTGATTTATATTTAATTTTAATTCTTCGCCAAAATAATTTATAATTATATCTTTACCTATTATAGATTCTATAAATGAAATACTAACTTTATATAATAAATCATTTCCTCTTCTTGTAAAATATTTATGTTCTGTTATTTTTAATTCTAAAATTAAATTTCCTGGTTTTTGTCCTTTAAACATTGGTTGTTCTCCTAAATTTTCAAATAATGTTCTTGTATTATCATCAAAACCTTTAGGAATTCCTAAATTTGCATTTTGTTCAGTTTCATAATATCCATCGCCTTTACACTCAGGACAACTTTTATTATTTTTAGTAACACAACATTTTCCATAACATTTATCACAATTCATTGTACATAATTGAGTTAAAAACCCCATTTTTATAACTTGATTAATAGTTCCTTTACCATTACAATTATCACATTTAATATTACATTTTTTGCAATAATATTTTATATTAAATTTCATATTTTTATTTATACCAAAATAAACATCATCTAATGATACATTATAATATTGATGAATATCATTACAATTATTATTATTTTCTTGCGGAAATCCAAAATTAAAATGATGACTAAATCCATTTCCTCTATTTCCAAAAAATTTTTCAAAAATTTCTCTTGGATCTACATTTTCATTTCTACTTCCATTATCATTATTATAATTATCATCTCCTAATCTATCATATTCACTTCTTTTATTTTCATCTGATAAAATATCATAAGATGCTGAAATTTCTTTAAATTTGTCTTCTGCTTCTGGATTATTTTTATTTTTATCAGGATGCCATAACATGGCATTTTTTTTATATGCTTTTTTAATTTCATCTTGTGATGCATTTTTATTAACGCCTAAACAATCATAAAATTTATGTGTCATTAATACCTAAATATATTAATATTATAAAATCTTATATAAAAAAATAATTTTTAATTTATTATTATTTAAAAAAAATGATTAATATTATTAAAAAATAATATTAATGTTATCGTTTCCTATTGTAATAAAATATAATTGTTCATTACCAAAAGAAAATAAGAATAAAAAGAAAGTAAGATTTGCTATTGATGAAAAACCTTTTTATAATAAATATAAAATTAAATATCCATTTATTGTATTTATAAAATAAAATTATTCTAATAATGATTCAACTAATAATGTTTCTAAAGAAGACAACAAAATATCTAAAAATTTAATTTTTATTTTTGCTTTTTCGCCAATAAAGTAATCTCTCGAATTTTCAATTTCTTTATCTTTTAATATATTAACAATATCAATAAGTTTATTTAAATCTATTTTATATGCATTATTGAAAGATAAAATTAATTTATTTTTTGAATATTTATTATATTTTGAAATACATAATATATAATGAATAGAATTAAATAAATTTTGTTTATTTTTTAATGAAAAAATAGTTAATATATCTTCTGGGTATTTTATTATTGTATCTGAAAAATTATATTGTTCAGATAAAACCATATTATTATAAAAACTTACTAAAAATGATAAAATAGAACTTTTATTTAAATCAACAATATCTTTTTCTATTTCTTTTTTATTATATGTAGTTGTATCAATTTCTACATCAAAACCACGTTTTTTATTTTGTTGTATAATACTTATTATTTTTTTATCTAATTTATCAATAAATCTATTTAAATATTCTTCTTTTAAAAAACATTTATTGTTTTGAATTAATTCTAAATTAGTTCCTTCTATTTTATTATTATTAAACCATATTTCTGATGTTGTTAATACTGCTTTTAGTTTAATATAATCAATAATATTAATATCATTAGGAACAATTATTATTCTATATTTAAAACGTTTGTTATCAACTACTCTAATAATTGTAAATATATTGTTATTATTTTTTTCAAAATATAATTTTAAATCATTTATATTATTTATATTTAAAACAATAAATTCTAATATTCTATTATGATGTATATATAAATCCATAAATGCTCTTTTTTTTTTATAATTATTTAAAAGTTGCACAATATATTCTCCTGCTATATATGAATTTGTTTCATTTATAGATTTTAAAAAATCTAATGTATCTTCTCTATTGTGTCTTCTATCTTTTATAAACTTTCTAATAAATTCTGTATTCATATACTTATTATAATATATTATAATATAAAATATTATAAATATTAATAACAGATCCGTCCTGACAATGATTTGCACCTACATAATTTGCTGTTCTATAATTTGTATTTTTATAAGATAAAGAATGAGATATTCTTTTATTGAAATTTAAAAAATAAACTGAATAATTATTTTTTAATATAAATAATATATATTTATATAAAACAAATACATTTATGTCTAATGGTATTTTTATATAAATATTTTCTAAATCATATGTATTTGTAGGTTTATTTTGTGTAGTTTCATCTAATACTCCCGTACATTCACAAAACCAATTATCTAAATAATTTTCAGTTATTTCCTCTAAATATGATTTAGTATAACAAAAAAATTTACCATTTAATATAAAAACTAAAGCTTCATCTTCTTTAAAATATTCACTATCTAATTCTATATCATCTATTAATATAATATCCCAACATTTATTATTATTTTTTTCAATTAATTTATCATATTCGTCTTTTGATGAATTTTCTACAGTAATATTATCATTATAATTTTTAATATATTTTTTCATTATATTTTCAATATGATCATTTGTAGATAAATATTTAACAGTAGATAAATCTGTTATTTCATAATCATATAATCCTGTTACTTCTTCTATATATCCTGAATATATATCATTTTCAACATAATTTTTTAATATATCATAAAAATGTTTTAATATTTTATTAAATAAAATTTTTGGTTTTTTAATAAGAAAAAATTTTTTTAATAATTCGCAAAAATCTTCATAATTATCAAAATTTTTAATACTATTTATAAAAATAAAATATTTTAAAAATTTATTTTTAGTTTTTATTAATGAATCATATGGATATAATAATGATTTATTATTAGAAGATTTTAATAAATATCTATAAAATACATCTCTATTTTTATAACTATAAAAAAATGTTATAAATTTTTTAATAACCCATTCTTTAGAATTAGTTAATTTTTTTTTATTTTCTAATATATAAAATTGTCTTTCTTCTGGAATTTCATATATAATTTCAAACCCTCTTTTTCTATATTTTCTTATTCTTTTTATTATAAAACTATTTAAATGTTTAAATAAACTATCATTATATTCTTTTCTTAATCTACCTACTTTATTTTTTATACCTTCTAAATCACTACCATCTATTGTTCTTCCATTATACCATATTTCACATATAGTTAAATCAAAATTTCTTAAAACTGTTTCTGGTATATTTATTTCATCTGAAACAACCATAATATCAAGATGTCTTATTTTTGTTTCAATTCTAAAATAACATGTTATTCTAAATAATATATTATTTTTTTTAAAAAATGAACCATCGTACGGTGGTGCCATTATAACATCATCGTCAATACCAAAAGAATCAATATTATTTAATTTTATAACAAAATTATTAAAATTTTTTTGATTTATATAAATATCTAAATCATATGTTTCAAAATTATTAGAATAACAAGATAAAACTGAACCACCCGCCAAATATGCATTTTCAGTTATTAAAGCATCGTTTAATACATTAAAAGCATCCTCTGAAACAAAATCTATTAAATATTTCTTAATTTTTGAAGGTGTAAAAAATCTTGTTAAAGAAGACATTAACTCTATATAATTAAAAAACAAAAATAATTTTTTTGTTTTATATTTTCTTATTATTTTAATCGTCTATAATTTTCATAAGTTCTGTTTCTTTTAATTTCATATTTTCCAACATATAAAATGTATCAATAATATTAATAATTTCTTCAACTAACACTTCGTGTTGTTTATATTTATCATTAACATCATATTGACACTCAGCAACAAATTTGACATCATTTAAACTAAACATTCTTTTTAGTTATATAATATTTTATAACTAAATATAATCACTTTTTTAAATTTTTATTATATTTTTATACAAATTTATCTTTATTTTTAATTAATATAAAGAACTAAATATTTATCTTATTTATAGATAAATTACAAAAATTATAAGTTTTATTATATTCTTTAATTATATTTATATGTTTCATTATATAAAGTCTTTATAAAAGTCTTTTTTAAATAATTTCATCACTTTTATATTATATGATTTACTATCTATTTGTATTGCTTCTTTTATTATATTAAATTTTATGCTTCTAAATGCTTTTTCTATATTTTCTAAATTATCTGGTTCATCATATATACAATAAGACCATTCTGTTAATCCATAATCTCCTAAATAATCTTTATAAAATCCACATCCATTACTAAATATAAATTTTGTTTTTGTAAAATGCCCGTTTGTATTTATTTTACTATATAATAGTGATAATTCATTTTTTTTATTTATTGAATATATGCATGGGTATTTATATTCAGTTGATTTATTTTTATTAACCCATTTTTTATCACTACCATAATTTGATCTATAATAATTTACATCTAATTTTTCATTTGAATTACATAATTCCTTTATTTCTTTAAATTTCTTATTTGGTATAAATAACCATTCATTTAAATTTTCTTCTATTAATTCATTATCTTCGTCTTTTATTATTGTTTTTTTATAATTTTTTTTATTTTCTAATATATACCAATCATATCGTGTAGAACAATTAAATGTTTTTAATCCATCTTTTATATTATGAATTTCTAAATATATTATTTGTTTTTCTTTCATTATTTTTAATAATGAATTTTCATATTGTCTCCATAAAGATGGATGAATATATACTAAATATCCATTTTCTTTTAACCATTCTTTTAATGCTTTTTCTACAAAATTTGTCCATATACAATGACCTTTTCCTTTATTACCCGACGCATCATTATAAGGCGGATTTCCTATTACTGCATCAAATCCTTCTAAATTCCATTTCGTTTTTATATCTAATTTTAATGTATCTCCTTCATTTGCATTTAATTTGTATTTTTTATATGGATCTAATACCAAATTCGCTATAAATATATTTTGTTTATTTATATCACTAAAATATAAACAATCTTCAACAATTACTCTATATCGTTCTTCTTCGTCTTCAAATTTTTCTTTTAAACCTTCCATAAATTTATCTGCTATATCTATTAAAAATCCTGCCTTACCTGAACAAGGTTCAAATACTTTTTTTGGTGTTTTCCAAAATTCATCAGGTATTTTATCAAGCATTTCTTTTCTTAAACACGCTGGTGTAGAAACTTCAGCATTTTGTTTTTTCTCATTAATATGAGGAACTAAATATTTATCAATAGATTTAGATAATTCATTTTTATTATATAAATTTAATTTAAAGATTTCTTTAATTTCTATTATAATATTATTAAATTTTGTATTATATTTAAAATATGTATTATATAATTTATTAAATATTATTAAAGTATCTTTATTTTTTTTATTACACCATGTATTAATAGTTTCTTCTATAATAGATTTTAAATATTCATTATCATTTATATAATCTATAATTTCATTAAATGTAATTAAATCATCATTTGAAATTGTTATTAAACATATTAAAGGTATAAATTTTTTAATAATTTCATTGAAATAATCTATATTTATTTCATCTTTTTTTACTTCTTTATCTTCTATTGAAGATATATCACTTTTATTATCTATTATTTCATTAGCAACTTTAGTTTTTTCTATACCATCTTTAATATCAATATCGTCAGTTTCATATATTTTTGATTTTTCTAATTTTTCATAATTGATTTTAAATAATTGTTTAATAATTTCTTGATCATCTTTTGAAAATAATGATAATTTAAAATCAATATTATCTAATATTTTGTTAATAGAATTACACGATTTATTACTAAATAATAAATAAATTTTATTAAGAATATCATTAAAATTTATTTCTTTAATTCCAAATATTTTTTCATACCACAAATCAATATTAAAATTTATTAATTTTTGTTCCAATATATATTTTACTGCTTCTTTTGATGATTTATTAGGACATATTGTTAAACCATAATTTACTATAAAATCTATACTTCTCTGTAAATTTAAATCTATAACAAATCCACATTTTTTATTATCATCTTCTGTCATACATCTATACATCATTTGAAAAATTGTATCATAAGCAACTATATTAGTCATTAATATAACAATATCACATTTCTTAATTGTAATTCCTAAACTACATTTCTTGCCTGCAAATACAATAACACCTTTTTTATTATTAATAATTGCTTTATTTCTTGTTAAATCAATAATATCAATAGGATTATAATCTTTATTTTCATTTTTAGAATTTATACATACTATTTCATAATCTTCTAAAAGTTTTTTAGTTTCAATAAAAGTTTTTAAAGTTTCTGATAATATATCAATAGGTAAATTTTCACAATTACAAGGTAAGAAACATAATATAATTAAAGGTTCTTCATTAGAAAACCATCTTGAATTAAATTCAGGATTTTTAGCAATTATCTCACATCTTTTTAATAAAGAAGAATTATCAGTAATAGATAATAAATCATTAATTTTTGATATTCCAAATATAGATTTAATTAATTTTTCAACTTCTTCTTCATTTTTAAATTCATTTAAAATTACTTTACTATTATGTTTTAACATAAATACTGAATGTAATGAATAACCACCATTAATATCTTTAATTAATTCTTTTGTATCTTTATTTAAACTTTCTGTAATATAATGCAATTCAGGTAATTTATTATAATAATTTTTAATATCAATAATATCATAATTATCTATTATTTTATCATTATCAAATAATTCAATAATTTTATCATAATTTTCTTTATTTTCTATATTTTTTAATAGATGTATATGATAAGCATTAAATAATATTTGTTGTTCTGTTGAAATATTATAATTATATAATGGTTTAAGATATGTAGCAGTTATATAAATATTTTTAGCAGTTGTTCCATAAGTATCAAATGTAGATTTAGCAATTTCAGTAGTTCCTCCATTATGACTTTCATCAATAAATCTAATATCAATATTTAAATCAGATAACCATTTAATTTTTTTAGTTTTTTTATCATCTTTAGATTGTAAAAATTGTTTAGAACAAATAATAATATTTTTATTATTTATTTTAGGTTTTTTAATATTTTCTTGATTAATAATATTAAAATCATTAAAGTCATAATAAGTATTAAATATTTCTTTATATTGTTCTATTGTTTCTTTAGGAGCAGTTGTAATAATTAAATAATTACATTTATCTTTACTTTTACTATCTTCTAAAATATATCCTGAAATTATATAAGATTTTCCTGATCTTGCAATATGACACCATAAACAATCATTATAAGAAGATAATATTGATTTAGTTTTATAAATACTAACTTCTTGATGATATTTAAAAATAATTTTAGATTTATTTGTTTTTATTAAATTATTTATATTAATATTTGTAAAATTATTTTTGAATATTTTAAATATACTATAAATATCATCATAATCATAAATTAAAGTATTTTTATTTGTAATAAAATTAACTAAATCACTACTTGTATGATTAGAATTTCTACATAAATTATAAATATCTTTTTTATTTTTAACAACTAAACATAATATTAAAATAAAATCATTTTGTTTATATTTAGATTCATAAATTTGATAAATATCTCTAATATCTAATTTATTAATATGATAATTGGATAAATTTTTAATTGTAGTTGCAATAATGGTTTTATTATTTATTAGTGTTAAATCTGATTTATCTCCTTTATTTTGCATTGATTTTTCAAATAAATCTTTAATATTTTTATTTTTATTAATTGTGCATTCAGTATAATTACCATCACATATATAATAATTTGAAAAATCACTAATTAATCCTAAATATGAAAATAATTTAAAAGTATTTTCTAATTTATCACCACTACATTTTATAATATCATTATTTAAAAAATTTTGTAAATTATCTATTGATTGAAAATAATTATATAAATCAATAAAAGTATTCATTATTATTTTAATTTATAATTATAATATAAATCATTTTTTTATATTATCTTATAAATAATCTTGATGCTTCATCGTGATTTTTTGATATTAAATTATCTCTTTGTTTAACTCTTTCTAATCTTAAATATTCTTCTTTTTCTTCTTTTATTTTTTTTTCTTCTAAATATTTTTTTTCTTTATCAGTTAAACCTTTTTTTAATTTTGAATTTCTATATTTTTCATATTCTTCAACTGATTTAAATTCTCTTTTAGATTTTATATCATCATCACTAACTAATCTTGTATTTGAATATGCTTTCATATAATCAGTATAAACTAAATTATTTCTTGTTGAATTTTCTACTGAACTACTATAATCATCGGGTTTTTTATTTCCTATTTCTGAATATTGAATAGATTTTGCTAATTGTAATGGTTCTGGTTCTTTATATTTTGTTAAAGTTTTTGAAATTGGAATATGTTTATTAAAAATATCATTAAAATTTTTATTATTAAATTTATTATCATTATATAATTTATCAACACTTATATCATCTCTATTTTTTGATGATTTTTCCATTAAATCGCCATATCCAAAACTTGTTTCTTCATCATCTATTTTATATTTTTCAAATGCTTTATTAAACTTTTCATTTGTAATTTCTTCACCATTATAAGCATTATTATTTTCTTCAAAAAAATGTAAAGAATTATTTTTAAGTTCTAAATGAGTTTTATTATTTTCTCTATTTTTATATTCTATTGCTAATGTTTTAAAACAATACGTTACAAAATCAAATACAATTTTATTACCACCTTCTTTATCTGGATGAGTTAATAAAGCAGTTTTTTTATATGCATCTCTTAATTCGTCCCAACTAAAATTTTTATCATTTATATTTAAGACTTCATAAGGATCTAAATTATCATAATTTATAGATGAAAAATCAAAATTAGTATTTTTAACTGCATTATAATATTGTTGATAATTATAATTTCTAATTTTTGTATTTACCTGCCCCATTTTATTATTTGTAATTATAAATAATAAAAAATATTTACGCAAAAAAATATATATAAAAATAATATATATTATATATATCAATATGATAATTATTCTAAATAATAATATTTTTAATATTGATAATACTAATGAAGTTATTATTGATTTTAAAAATATTAATAATATATCATCTAACTTATATCATAATAATATTAAGTTAGATGATAGTAAATCATTTTCATTTTATAATATTAAAGAAAATGATTTATTAGAAACAAAAATAAATGTTATTAAAAGAGATAATTCTTTTGAAGAATATAATAAACAAAAAATAGAAAATGTTTTAAAACTTGCTTTTAAAAATTCAAATACTGAATGTGATAAAATTTATGAAATTAATAACTTTATTTTTAATGAAATTAATGAATTAAATACTAATTTAATTAATATTGAAAATATTCAAGATATTATTGAAAAAACTTTAATGATTTATTCTTATTATAATACAGCAAAACATTATATTTCATATAGAAATGATAGAAGTAAAAAAAGAAAATATAATAGTTATGTATCTAAAATTAAAGATGATGTAGAAACTCCATGGGGTATGTTAGGATATATTACATATAAAAGAACTTATGCGAGAAAAATAAGCAATGATGAAAATAATGAAACAACAGAAGAATTTAGAGACTCGATTTTAAGAGTTTTAGATGCGTGTCAAAATCAATTAAACTGCAATTTTTCAAATAATGAACTTAAAAAAGCGTATTATTATTTAAAATCATTAAAAGGGTCTGTTGCTGGAAGATTTTTATGGCAATTAGGAACTGAAACAGTAAATAAATTAGGAACTATGAGTTTACAAAATTGTGCTTATGTTTCTATTGATGATCCAATAAGACCATTTACATGGATTTTTGATGTTTTAATGCTTGGAACAGGTGTTGGATTTAGTGTTCAAAAAGAATATATTTCTAAATTACCACCAGTTTTAGATGTTGATATTAATATTAAAAGATTAGATACAAAAGATGCAGACTTTATTGTTCCAGATTCAAGAGAAGGATGGGTTTATTTATTAGAAAAAATTTTAGAAACATTTTTTTATAAAGGAAAATCATTTACATATTCTACAATTTTAATTAGATCTGCTGGAACAAAAATTAAAGGATTTGGTGGTGTTGCATCAGGTCCAGAAGATTTAGTTAAAGGACTTAAAAATATTATTGATATTTTAAAATCAAAAAAAGGAAAACAATTATCATCGATTGATGTATTAGATATTGTAAATATTATAGCGACTATAGTAGTTGCAGGAAATGTTAGAAGATGTATTCCTAAAGAATCAAAAGTTTTTACAAAAAAAGGTTTAGTAAATATTGAAGATATTATTACTGGTGATGAAGCATTAACAACAGATGGATATAGAAAAATTACAAATTATTGTAATCAAGGAAAACAAAAAATTGTAAAAATTAAAACAGAAAATGGATATTTTAGATGCACTTCTAATCATAGAATGGCGGTTTATGTAAATGATAATAGTTATATATGGAAAATGACAGAAGATTTAAAACAAGATGAGTTATTAATAACTAATAGAGATTATATTTTAGGTTCTGATATTAAATTACCACCTTGTAATAATTATAATAGAAGAGATAGAATTAATATTCCTGAATTTACAAAAGATATTGCTTGGTTATTTGGTTATTTTATTGGAAATGGTTATATTGATAATGCTTTAAAAAAAATAAAAATTTGTTGTTATACAGAAGAAATTTATAATAAAGTTAAAAAAATATTTGTAAAATTTGGTGAAAATATTAGAACAATAACAGATATAGATAAAATTAATAATAATTATTTTATTGAATTTATTTCATTAAATTTATTAAATTATTTTAATGATTATGTTAAAACTAATGATATTGTTTATTTTATTAATGAAACAACATATGAAAATCGCATTGAATATATTAGAGGTGTTTTAAATTCTAAATATTGTCCTATTAAAACTCCTTATTATTCTATTGCACCTGATATTAATAATAATAGTAAATGGTTAAGATCATTTCAAACATTATGTTATTCGTGCGGATTTCAAAGTAAATATATAGAAACAAAAACAGGTTATAAATTATTAATTGATAATATTAATGCTATTAATATTATTGAAAATAAAACAATTGAATGTAATAATTATGAATATGCAACATCAAAAATTATTTCCATAACATCTGAAGAAAATGAAGTTGAAACTTATGATATTGAAGTTGAAGATAAACATGAATTTTTCTGTGATGGTTATTTAACTCATAATTCAGCTTTAATTTGTTTAGGAGATTGTAATGATAAAGAATATTTAAATGCAAAAAATTGGGGAAATGGAAATATTCCAAATTGGAGAAGTATGAGTAATAATTCTGTTGTTTGTAATGATATTAATGATTTACCAGAAGAATTTTGGGAATTATATAATGGAAATAGCGAACCTTATGGATTAATTAATATAGAATTATCAAGAAAAGTAGGAAGAGTAAAAGATGGAGATAAATATCAAGATCCTACAGTACAGGGTGTTAATCCGTGTGGAGAAATTTTGATCTCAAATTCAGAAACCTGCAATTTATCTGAAATTTTCTTACCAAATATTAAATCATACGAAGAATTAAAAGAACTTACAACTATTTTATATAGAATTTGTAAACAATCTTTAACTCTTAACTGTCATCATAAAGAAACAGAAAATATTATTCATAAAAATTATAGAATTGGTGTTGGTATTACAGGTTATATGATGTGTAGTGATGAACAAAAATCTTGGTTAGATCCATTATATAATTTTCTTAGAGAATATGATGTTGAATATTCTAAAACTCATAATTTACCAACTTCTATAAAATTAACAACAGTTAAACCATCAGGAACATTATCATTACTTGCAGGAGTAACACCTGGTGCTCATCCTGGAATTTATAAATATTTTATTAGAAGAATTAGAATTTCAGTTATGAATAAAACTTTATTAGATTTATGTAAAAAAAATGGTTATAAAATTGAATATCAAAGAAATTTTGATGGAACTGATGATAAAAATACAAAAATTATTGAATTTCCTTGTAAATATCCTGACGGAACTATTATTGCAAAAGATTTAACAGCAATAGATCAGTTAAATGTTATGAAAGAATTACAATATATTTGGTCTGATAATGCTGTAAGCATTACCGTTTATTATAAATTAGAAGAATTAGAAGATATTAAAAAATGGTTAAGAGAAAATTATAAAGATAATATTAAATCAGTATCATTCTTATTATTAAATAAACATGGATTTATTCAAGCACCTTATGAAGAAATTACAAAAGAAAAATATGATGATTTAATTGCAAATGTTAAACCAATTACATCGGGTGATATACATCAAGAAACAGACTTAGAATCAGATTGTGTAGGTAATTCATGTCCTGTTAAATAAAATAAAAATAATTTATTTTTATTTAAAAAAAAATTTATTAAGAATTATCTACTGCACTTAAAATATTACTTTTTTTATAAAAAACTTCTTCTTTATTTTCTATAAAATTTACATATCTTGCTAATGTAAATAAATAATCTGATAATCTATTAATAAAAATTACAGTATTTTGCGGTATATGTTTATTAATAAAAACATTAAAAACTAATTTTCTTTCAAGTTTTCTACAAATAGCTCTACATAAATTTATATTTCCTTTTGGTAAAATAAATTTTGTTAATTTAGGTAATTTTTCAGTCATAATATCAATTTCATTTTCTATTTTTTTTGTATTTATCAAATCCAGATCAAAATTATATTTATGATCTGGATTTGCTACAACAGTTCCTAAATCAAATAACCATGTTTGAATATGATAAATAAACTCATTTTCTAAATCTAAAATACCAATAAAAGAATTAAGTTCGTCAATATAACCTAATAAATCAATAATAGAATCATCTTTTTCAATACATTCACCATTATATAATGATGTCATGCCGTTATCTCCTTTTTTTGTATATATTTTACTCATTTTAATATATATATTAAAAAATTCTTATATATATTATTTTATTTAAGAGGAGAATCAGTAATAGTCATTCCGCAATATTCAACATTTTCTTTAGCAAAATCTTGTTTAACATATATACCAATATTTATTGATTCTTCTAAAATCCATTTGAAATTATCCCAAAATTCTTCTGTATGTCCTACACTAACTGTTACAATATGTGCATATTCATGCAATACAACAAACATCATAGTATTTATATCAACTAGTTTATTTTTTGTTCTTAAACATAATACTATTTGTTCTCCTTTATTAACCGAATAACTTGTATATTTAGGATTATCAATACCTTCTTTCATATTATCTGGATTAAAATTTTTTTCTAATCTTAAAATTCTTGCATCACCTGGATAACTATTTTTTAAATGGTCGGATAATGTCATAAGTTTTTCTCTTATTTTTGCTATTAAATCGGCAGCTTCTTGTGCATCTTCTTTAATTTGAACTTCATAATCTCTATTATCTATTTTGCTTGTTATATTTTCTATTTTATTAAATTTATAAATAAAATAAGATAAAATTATAAATATTATAATTATTGGTATTATAATTATAAAATATATTAAATCAATTTTCATTCTACTAAATATTTTTATAAAAATAAAAAATGATTAATTTTTATATTTAAATATAAATTATATAAATAAATTTATGACTAATATATTTCCAAGAAATGATAATATTTCATTAAAGGATAATAAAGAAAATATAGAATATCAAATTATTGATTGGTTTATACCTGAAACAGATAAAAAAGAAAAAACTGAAACACCAGATCATTATAGTATGTTAATTTACGGAACAAATAATGAAAATATAACAATATGTACTAAAGTTGTTGGTTATAAACCATTTTTTTATGTAAAACCACCTGAAACTTGGTTATCTATAACTGATAAAGAATTTAATAATAAAATTAACGAATTAAATATAAAATTAATTGAAGAAAAATACGAATCATCTTTTAAAGATAAAACAACAAAAAAAGTTAATTCTTATCGTAGAAAAATAATACCAGATGAATATCAAAGTCATTTTGAAGGATTAAGTATGATAAAGAAAAAAGATTTCTGGGGTTTTACAAATAATAAAATATTTAGATTTATTAAAGTTTCAACAAAATCTTTATATTTATATAATAATTTAAAATACTATTTTATGACATTAGAAAAAGATGGATATAAATTATATGAAAGTAATATAGATCCATTTTTAAAATATATTCATATACAAAAAATTAAACCATGTGGTTGGATTAAAATTAAAAAATATGAAATTGATGATAGTTTAGATACAAGATGTGATTATAATATTGTTGCAAATTGGGAAGATATAGAATCTATTAATGTTAATAAAATCGCACCATTATTAATAGCATCTTTTGATATAGAGTGTAATAGTAGTCATGGTGATTTTCCAGTAGCATGTAAAAATTATAAAAAATTAGCACAAGATTTATGTTTATTTGCTAAATTTGGATATAAATATAATAAAAAAAATTTAATAGAATATATCAAATATGCTTATACTAATGATTTAATTGTTGATAAAGATATTGATTTTAAAATAAATAGATTATATACTAAAAATAGTTTTAATGTTAAAAATTTAGAAGTTCAATTAGAAAAAATAATAGAAGAAATTATATTAGTATTAGATAAAGTTAAATCATTAAATATTAACGAAGATGAAGAAGATGATAATGATGATGAAGAAAAAGCAATTAGTAAAATATCTTTAAAAGAATATAATGATATTGAAGAAAAGTTAATAAAAATTTTAGATAGAGTATTACCAAAATTAGAAGGTGATAAAATTATTCAAATTGGAACAACAGTTCATAGATATGGATCGGATGAAATTATTTATAAAAATATTATTGTATTAAATTCTTGTGATAAAATAGAAAATACAGATTTAATTGTTTGTGATACTGAAAAAAAATTATTAATGGAATGGAAAAATCTAATGATAAAATTAAATCCAGATATTTTAATTGGTTATAACATATGTGGTTTTGATATGGAATATATTTGGTTAAGAGTTATAGAAAATGATATAAAAGAAGACTTTTCATTAGGATTTGGTAAATCAATGAATAGAAAAATATGTTTAACAGAACAAAAATTAGCATCATCAGCAATGGGTGAAAATATATTAAAATCATTTGATATGGATGGAACAGTTATTATTGATTTATTTAAAGTTATGCAAAGAGAACAAAAATTAGATAGTTATAAATTAGATAATGTAGCTGCAGTTTTTATTGGTGAAAATAAAGATGATTTAAAACCTAATGAAATTTTCCAAAAATTTAAAGGCGGTTCTAATGATAGATGTATTATTGCTAAATATTGTATTCAAGATTGTATTTTAGTTAATAAACTATTACATAAATTAAAAATTATTGAAAATAATATTGGAATGGGAAATGTTTGTTTAGTTCCTTTAAATTATTTATTTAGAAGAGGTCAAGGTATTAAGATATTTTCTTTAATAAATAATGAATGTATGAAAAAAGATTTTATAATTCCAGTAATTAAAAATTTTGTAAGAGAAGAATTTGAAAAAGACGATGATGGTTATGAAGGTGCTATTGTTTTAGAACCAAAAGAAGGTATTTATTTAAATGAACCTATTGTTGTATTTGATTATGGTTCTTTATATCCATCAAGTATGATTTGTAGAAATTTATCACATGATACTTATGTAAATAATAAAAAATATTTAGTAGATGATCCAAATGTAGAATTTGTAAGTGTAAAATATGATTTATATGAAGGTATTGGTGATAAAAAAGTAAAAACAGGTGTTAAAGATTGTATATTTGCTCAATATAAAGATGGTAAAAAAGGAATTATTCCTGAAATTTTAAATATGTTATTAGATGAAAGAAAAAATACAAAAAAGAAAATAGAATATATTACAATAACAGATAAAAATAATAAAGTTTATACTGGATTTCCAGAAGAAAGTGAAAATCAAATTACATTATATAATGTAGATACAAAAGAAAAATTTATTATAAATAATAATGATATATTAATAAAAAAAGAAACTTATAATAAATTTGAAAAAGATGTATTTGATGCATTACAATCAGCATATAAAGTTACAGCAAATTCATTATATGGTCAAATAGGTGCAAGAACATCTCCTATTTATTTAAAAGATATTGCAGCTTGCACTACTTCTACAGGAAGAGAAATGATTATGATTGCTAAAAATTTTGTAGAAACAAAATATAACGCAGAAGTTATTTATGGTGATAGTGTTATGCCATATACACCTATTGTAGTAAAGAATGATAATGAAATAATAATTACAACATTTCAAGATTTAAAAGGTGTTTGGAGTGATTATTCACAATTTAAATATGGAGAGGATAATAGAACAAATAAAGAACAATTTAATCCAAATAATTTAAAAGTTTGGACTAATGGTAACTGGAGTAAAATAAATAGAATTATTAGACATAAAACAATTAAAAAAATATATAGAATTTTAACATCAGATGGGTTAGTTGATGTTACTGAAGATCATAGTTTATTAAACGAAAATATGACAATTATTAAACCATCAGATTGTAATATTGGAACAGAATTATTACATTCTGAACCAGATATTAAAATGTCAAATATAATAAATATATCAAATTCATATCATAATTGTTATAAAACAATAGATCAATTAACAGCACAAAAAATATTTATTTATTATAAATTAAAACAATATGATGTATCTATTAGTTATGATTATAAATATTATTATATAAGTCATTCATTAATTAAAAATACTTTTATACATAATTATAAAATTAAAAAAATTGATGTATTATATGAAAAATATGATGGTTATGTTTATGATATAGAAACAGAAGAAGGGGTTTTTCACGCAGGTATAGGAAATATAATATTAAAAAATACTGATTCTATTTTCTGTAAATTTCCTATTCAAGATGTTAATGGAAATCAAATTAATGGAAAAGAAGCATTATCATATGCAATTGAAATAGGTAAAAATGTAGAAAAAAACATAGTATCTATATTACCAAAACCACAAAAATTAAATTATGAAAAAACATTTTATCCATTTATATTATTCAGTAAGAAAAAATATGTAGGAAATTTATATGAAACTGATATAAATAAATATAAACAAAAATCTATGGGTATTGTTTTAAAAAGAAGAGATAATGCTCAGATAGTTAAAAATGTATATGGTGGTATTATTAATATTATTTTAAATACACAAGATTTAAATGAATCAGTTAAATTTTTAAAAGACGAATTAACTGATTTGATTAATCATAAAATAGATATTAAAAATTTAATTCTATCTAAAACATTAAGATCTACATATAAAGATCCAACAAAAATAGCACATAAAGTATTAGCAGATAGAATAGGTGCAAGAGATTATGGTAATAAACCAGCTGTAAATGACAGAATACAATATATTTATATTAAAGTTCCTAATGCAAAATTACAAGGTGATAGAATAGAAACACCAGAATTTATTAAAGAAAATAATTTAACACCAGATTATTTACATTATATTACAAATCAAATTATGAAACCAGTATTACAATTATATTATTTATGTATGGATCAATTACCTAATTATGAAAAAGATGAAAATTACTGGAATAATTTAGAAGAAGAATTAAAATTAAAAAATATGTATATAGATGATAAACGAAGACAAAATAGAATTACAAATTTAAAATTAATTTATATACAAGATTTATTATTTGATGAATTCATAAGTGTATTAAAAGAACCAAAAGAGAAGAAAACAACTAAAAAAAATAAAATAGAAGAAATTAAAGAAGAAATTAAAGGGGATTTAAATTCAGTTATAAAAGTTGTTCAAAATAAAGAATCAAAAAATATAACATTATCAGTAAAAGTATTGAACGAAGATAAAGTTGTATGGAATTATACAAATAATGAAAATAAAGATATTACAAAGGAAGTTATTATTAAAAATATAATAATTAAAATATGTAAAGAATTTCCTAAAACTAATATTAAATTTAACATTAATTATAAAAAATTCATAAAAGATTATTTATTAATATTATCAAAATATAATATGTTGATAAAAGATTTTAAACCAAAAAATGATGATGATGATTTATTTACTCAAATTACTGAAAAAAATGATGTAGGAAAATTAAAAGATGTAATTGAAATTATAAAATACAAGGATTTATTAATTATAAAAGATAATATTATTATAGAATAAATAATATGGGAAATAAAGAAGCAAAATTATTAGATCAAGCACCTGTTTTACCAATTCCAGTAAATAATTATATAAAAGAAAAATTTTATATAAATGAAAAAATAAATATTATTATTATTTTTTTTATTTTAATATTAATATTCATAATATTTTTGAATAGTAAAAAATCAAAATGGAGATAAACAACTTATAGTATAATTATCATCATTATTTTTTATATATTTTGATTCAACACTATTATTTCCAGGTCTTGTTTGAAGAGATGGAATATGATTTTTAGCATAAAAATGAGAACAATAATCTGAAGCATTAGGTGGTGTATAATATAAATGTCTTCCACCCCATTCTTTATATAAAAAACTATCATCATTTCCGCCATATAATCCAGCATTTTTTTGTGGTTCTAATATAATATTAGTATTATCAACATAACTATATTCAATCATTTATATTTATATAAAGAAAATATATTTATTATATATAAAATGGATAAAGATTTTTTAAAAGATGGTTTAGATAATGATGATATTATAAAAATAGTTAAAAAAATAAGAAAAGTAATAGAAACTCCTTGTTCTAAATCTTACGAAAGTAAAGTTAATGAATTACAAACTGAATATGAATCTTTTATAGAAAGATATCCTATTTTATTTGATATGGCAACAAGAAACGATAATTTTGATTGGAATTTTTTTAATTATTTTATGAATATGCGAACAAAAATTATAAATGATGAATTAACTACAGAAAAAGCATCAGTTATTGTAGGACAAAATGCTTATGATAAATATGTTAAAAATGATGAAAAAAAAGAAAAAAAGAGAAAAACAAATACTTAAAAAATAAAATCTAAATAATTTTCATTTATTGAATTATCTATATATATTTTTTCATAATAATCATCATTTATATATGTAATATAATTTTCATTTATTAAATTATCATCATTTATATCTGTAAAATAATTTTCATTTAAATCTATATAATCCGTATTATTTTCTAAATATAATATCATTTTTATTTAATAAAAACATTTTATTTTTTATTAATATTCTTCATCAGAATATTCTTCATCAATTTCATAATCTTCAAAATTTACATATTCATTATCATCATAATAATCAGTAATATATGTATCAGTAGAAGATACAACACTAATATATTCTTCTACATAATCTTCATCTTGTTCATTAATTATATATTTAAATTTAGGATGACATAAAGAATAATAATGCATTTCAACATCATCATCTCTTTTTTCTATATAATCATCTTTTTTTTCTTGTTCTTGTTCTTTTTTATCTTCTTCATAAAAATAATATTTTTCTAATTCATTATAGTTTGAATTTTTATTATTTTCTAAATAATAATTTATTAAAAAATTTTTACGATATTCTAAATAATTATTTTTTGTTTGTTTATTTGATAAAATAAAATTCATATAAGCGTTAAAATAATCATAAATATCATTATTTTTAATATTGTTCATATAATCTATGAAAGAAGACATTATTTTATATAGTAAAAATAAAAAAAAATAAATCATTTTTTTTATAAAATAGATAAAATTTTATTTTATAAAAATGATAAGATTTTTTTGATAATATTATTTAATAAAAATTGCATTTTATCTATTTCTAAATTTTTATTATATCTATATTGAATATAACAATTATTATTTTTTATTAATAAAGAAATTCTATTATTTATTTTAAATTCTATAATATCATATTCTTCTTTATTATCAATATCTATTATACAAGGAAAATAATAATTAGGTAATTTACTTTCATTTAAATAAAGAATGTATAAATCTATTTTTTTATTATTATAATATTTATCATTTTCTATTTTTATAGAATTTATAAATTGATTATCATCAGATCTATCATAAGTATATGATATATTATTATGATAATAAGTAGCATATTTATAATTTTTAGTAATTTTAAAATTATTTTTAATTTTAGTTAAAAAATTATCATCTAATTCAATATTTATATTTTTATCATTATATTTTTGATTAGGGCAAAAATAAATTTCAATTAAATTTGTTTTATTTGTTATTAAAGAATTAATATCTATCATTATTTTATAATATTAGATTAAAAATCATTTATATCATTTTTTTTTATTGTATCATAAAACCATTTATGGCGAGAAAAATAATCATAATCTTCATTATATTCTTTTTTATTATCAAAAATATCATTAAAATTTAAATATCTTATTTTTACTTTTTCGTTATGAAAAAAATTACAATAATTAAAATATATTTCAAACTCACTTGCTCCAGATACTAAATTATCATTTTTTTCAATACATTCTAAAAATACTATCCAAAATTGTTTATTATTATGATAATCTTCAACCATTTTGAATAATTCTGTTAAAATATTTTTATCAAATAAAGCATGATGAACTATTCCTGATTTTTTAGAATCAAATTTAACTAAACTTGGATGTAATCTTTCCATGTGTTCAAAATAAGGTTTATGAAATTCAACACTATAATTCAATAATATTTTATCATCTTCTATAAATCTTGTAGGTTTTAGAAAATATGTATCAGCATCAATTGTTAAAATTTTATCTAAAATATCTGGAATAACAAACATTGCATATAATTTTATTAATTGTTGTAAATACCAATTAGATCTTGATTTATTTAATATAATATGAGATACATCAAATATTTTAAATGGAAAAATATCATCTTTTATTAAAATACAACCATCTATATATATATCTATTGGTGATATAATATATATATTTCTATAACCTATAACATTTTTTTTATTATATTCAATATATTTTTCAACATTTTCTAAATCATTATTTCCTACTAATATTATAATATCAAACAATTCTCTCATTTTAACTATAAATATATAATGTTTTTTCTTTCTTAAATAAATTCAAATGGAAGTAATCCTTTATAATATGATAATTCGTCTTCGTAAGAATGTGCAATACAATCATAATAAATTCTTGTAGGTTTTTTTCTTGCTAATAAATCAAATCCTGAACCAATATCTATAAAACTTGCATTTGGAAAAATATTTGATAACTCATTTATTAAAACTTTTGTTGCTAATCCTGCTGATAAAATAATAATACCGTCATTATAATAAGATAATTCTTTAAATAAAACACCATATAAAACATCAAATAAACCATTTGAATACCAAGAATTTTCAGGAATTTCAATAAAATTATTTGCTTTAAAAACAGTCATTAATCTTTTATTTAAATTATTTGAAACAATTATTTTATATTTATCAACTTCCTGAACTGATTTAACAAATTCATACATATTATTATTAGTTCCAAAATATTTATGTTCATTATAACAAAAATGATAATCAACAAAAGGAATATCTAATAATTCTATATTTTTTTCTTTTAAATAATCATAAAAAATATCAGCATAATATTTTATAATAGTATTTACTTCAGAATGCCATTTTCCTAAATAAATTCCATCCTCGTTTTTTGATAATAATGATAAAGAAATAAAAGATTTTTTTAATTCATCTCCTAATTTATTTGTATATTTATCACCATCACAATTATTTCCACTATGATGATTCATACAATTATACTCGCCATCTCCAAATTTTGTAAATATAACTCGTTTATTGTTTTTAATATTATCTACCATATGCATTAAATCACATTTAAATTGATTATTTATTTGTTTTTCAATATATTCTTCTTTCATTTTATATATTTAATAATAATTTTTTCTTTATATAATATTATTTATTATATTAGAAATGGATAAAATATCATTATTAAGTTATAATACATTAAATACAATAAATAGTATAGAAAAAAAAAGTTTAAAAAGTGAAAAAGATATAGGAAGTTTTGATTATATAAAATTTATTGAAAAAAATTTTTTTCTAAAATTAAATAATTTAGCATTAGAAGATTTAAGTTCATATATAAATTTATATAATCTTAATAGAATATATAAATTATATCCTGCAATAAGAAAAAATAGTTATGGTATTTTTTCTTATTTGTTTATATTAGATATTATATCATATTATAAACAATATACTAATGATATAGATTTTTCAACAGAAATATGGGTTGATACATTATTATATTATATTGATTTAATAAATTTAAAAACATTATATATAGAAACAAATGGTAAAGAAAAATATTATTTATCTCCATTAAATAATAGAAGATTTAGAACAAGTGTAATAAAAATAAAATTAGATGATGATACATATATAAATGAAAAAATAAATTTAAAAATAAATTCTATTATTGATGAATTTAAAAATAATGGTTCTATTATTAAAGATTGTAATGATTATGATATTGTTATTGTTACATCACATTATAATTATGGAAATTTAAAATATGAAATTGAATTAATGAATTTTGATAAAAATAAAGATTTTAATTCTTGTATATTATTATCAACAAATAATCCAAATGATACAAGTCATATTATATCTATTACAAAATGTAATGATAATTTTGTTTTAAATACAACTTGGAGTGAATATAATACAAAAAAAGTAAATAATTTTTATCCATTTATGAATAAAAATTTTATATTAAAAGATAAATCATATTTATCTCAAAATTCTGATGATGAAAATGAAAATTATAAATATAACACAAAATTAATAACTACAAATTATATTTTAGAAATTTTTTATAATATTTATTTTTTTTCAAATAAAATTAATAATAAAGATTATAAAACATTATCATTTGGTGGTGATAATTATAATATTACAGATGAAAAATGTTTAAATATTATGAATACTATAAATGATGATGGTTTTTGTTGGTTATCTTCAATAATTAATTCATTATGTTATTCAGATAAAACATCTATTTTAATTTATAAAAAATCAGAGAGATTTATTAAAAAAATAATAACATATATACAAAATTTTATAGTATACAAATACTATCTTGATTTAGATGCTGTATTAGCACATAATTATTATCATATATTATCTCTCTATATACATTCTTCTTATTATTTATTAAAAACCAATAAATTAGATATAAATGAAATGAAAAAATTTGCTAAAAAAATGGAATTAATAATTGATAATTATTATTTAATAATTTTATATTCTTATATTATAACTATGGTGTAAAAATACAAAAAATATTAATTTTTGTATTTTATTATTTTAATTTTTTATTTCTTCTTGAATGCGTCGATGATTTTTTTCCTGCTTTCAAAATTGTATCCGTGATTAAATTTACAATCTTCTTTGTTGCATAATTGTCCAAATACACACATTCTTTTCCTAATTTCAGGTGTATCTTCATTATCCTTTTCAATATCATCACCAATTGCTGTTAATAAAACTTTGCGTTGTTTTGGAGAGATGAAATGCATAAACTTACATCCTTCATCTTGACATAAGCAATTTTTATTGCAAACTTTTTTGATTTCCTTTGGTTTTGTTGCTTCTTTGATTTCTCCAAATTTTTCAATAAAAAGTTTTCTTCCTTCGAAATTGTATCCGTGTTTGAAAGTGCAATCTTCGTTATTACACAACTGCCCATAAATACACGGTTTTTTACGAATCATTGCAAAATCTTCTTTCTTTAATTGCTTTAATTCTTCTTTTTCGTTTGAAAATTCAAATAAAGCAACTCTTTGCTTATAATTAATGAAATGTTTGAATTCACATTTATCATTATTACAAATACAATTGTATCTACAACTCATAATTGCTGTCATATCTTTTTCTTGATATAAATTATTATTTAAAATATAATATCATTTTTTATTTATTTTTTAATAAAATAAATCAAATTTATTTTATCATATATTTTTCTTTTTCATATCTTGTATCATAATGATTAACTTTTGAACTCCATAAATTAGCATATTTTCCTATATTTTTTTCAGTAATCCAAAATTCAGGAGCATTATAATGATTATATATACATTTTTCTAATTTATTTATATAAGATGATTTTGACCACCAAAAATTTCCTGAATAATGTAATGCTCTTTGAAATTGTAAATTAACACCAACAGTGTCATAATTATCTTCTAATAATTTAATACATAAACTATGGAGATAAATATTAAAATATGATAAATAATCAACCCAATCTAAAACACATTGATTTTTACCATTATGATTTAACCCTTTACTATGAATATATAATACCATAAAATCCTCTTTTTTTGAATCTTCATAAAGTTTATTTATTGTAAATGTTTCATATAATGTTATATCTTCGTTAGTATCAATAATTTTTATTTTATCATAATTAAATAAACTCATATCATCGCATTTTCCTAAAATACAACATCTTATTTCATCAATAAAATCATATAATTTACTATCTTTTATTTTAAATAACAAATCATTAACAACATCTTTCCAATTATTTATACAACATATATGAAAATATATATATTTTTTCATTATTTTTATATATATAAACATTAAAAATATAATTTTTATATATAAATGAATATTATTTTAAGTTTTATAGGTCCTTTACCAAATTATATTATAGAATGTATTCATCAGATAAGATTATATACTAATGATAATATATATTTAATATTAAACGATTATTCATCACCAATTTTAATGGATTTATTTTATAAATATAAAATAAATTTAGTTAAATATGAAGATGTTTTTGATTATAATTTTAAAAGAGCAATAGATATAAATGGAAAAAGTTTTTGGTATATGGGAAATATAAAAGGGAGAGAAGAATTATTTACAAGAAGTATTGAAAGATTTTTTTTAGCAAATAATCTAATAATTAAAAAAAATTTAGAAAATAACTTATTTATTGAAATAGATAATTTAATTTACCAAGACCCTAATATATGGGTAAGAGAATTTATGAAAAATGATATAGCATTTATGTCTCATTCATTGGATCATTGTTCAAGTGGTATTTTTTATATAAAAAATAAAGATAGTTTAAATCATTTTCTTATTTATACAATAAATTATATTTTAACAGCAAAATATGAAGATTGTCCAAGTGAAATGAAATGTTTATCAAATTATTTTAGAGAATTTCCAGAAAAAATGCAATTAATTCCGACTGTTTTTGAAGATAAAATAAATAATGTAAATTCAATTGCTTATATGAATTATAATAATTACAAATCAATTTTTGATCCAGCATATTATGGTATATATTTATTAGGAGAAGATCCTATTCATAATAATGGTAAAATAATTTATAAAAAATCATTTGAACATTTTTTTATAAAATGTTATAATTATAAATTTAAATGGATTGTTGATGATAAAGATTTAAGAAAACCATTTATTTATAACGAGGAAATTAAAGAATGGATTTTAATTAATAATTTACATGTTCATTCTAAAAATTTAATAGAAGGTTTATCAAGACCTATTGATATAAATATTTTAACAGGTGAAAAAATACAAAAATTGGCAGATTTATATTTAAGCGAGGACGAAGGAGATTTTTTATTTAATCCTAATATTGGAAAAAATGATAAAAATATGTTAATTAGAAATATACCAAATAATTTTGATAATCCTAAAATTATTTATTGTTATACAAATAGATTATTAAAATTATATGAAAAATTTGATAATTTTAAAAATAATTTTATATTAATAACTGGAAATAATGATGAAAATATTACTGATAATTTTAAAAAAATAGCAGAACATAAAAAAATAATAAAATGGTATACCCAAAATTTATGTATTTCAAATGAAAAAATTTTATTTTTCCCCATAGGAATAGCAAATAAACAATGGAAACACGGAAATATTGAAGAATTAACAAAAATAATTAAAATGAATATTCCTAAAACTAATAATATATATTTTAATTTTAAATTAGAGACTAATTTAATTAAAAGAATACAATGTTTTAATGAAATTTCAAAACATATTACTTTTCTTAATAATATAGATGAAATAGAAAATTTTAAAAGATTAGCAAGTTATAAATTTTGTATTTGTCCTGAAGGTAATGGTGCGGATACTCATAGATTATGGGAATGTTGGTATTTAAAAGTTATTCCTATTGTTTTAAAAAGTGATTTTATAGAAATATTATTAAAAAATATAGATTTACCTATTATTGTATTAGATAAATGGAGTGATATAAATACAAATGTAAATTATAATAATTATAATTTTGATAATTATAATAAATATTTAGATTTTAATATTTATAAATTTAATATTATTTTTTAATTTTTTATACAAATTTATTGTAATACTAATAACATTTTTATGTATTTACCGACTTTTATGTAAAATTAATAAAAAAGTATTAGCATAATGATAAGGGTTATTTGATTTATAGTTAATATAGGTTTAAGAATTTAAAAATAAAAAATTAATAATTTAAGAAAAAATAAAAAAAGTTATGAGAGATATAAAAAAGTTTTAGAAATGTATAGTTTTTAATTAATTATTTTTGTTGTTCTTATCATATCTTTTATTTCATATCTTATATCTTTATACATTTTTTTATTTACTTGTAAATCTAAATA